TATGGTTTGTACTGGACTGGATTTAGCAACATTTGTACTATCACCTAGTTGCCCATAAATATTAGAACCCCATGTCCATAATGTACCATCGGTCTTGATCGCTGCGGTATTATATTCACCACATGCAACTTGTTTCCAATTAGTTCCACCTGCGATGGTCTGAACTGGTGAACTTCTATGTGTTATGGTGCTATCACCAAGTTGACCATATCCATTATAACCCCATGTCCATAATCCGGCCATTTTAATGTTATTACCTAATCCATTTAAGTATGGATAAACATCGATTAAGTAATTTTTGGTCACAAATTTAGTAGTTAAATCAGTGCCACCACTTTCATTAAAATTAGTAGCCATTAGATAATTCCAGATGGTGTATTGATTATTGGTTCCCATATTACATTATCAGAAACCAATTTTAATTCATTTAATTCTGCTAATGTTGTAGCAATATCGATTTCTTGTATTTTAGATGATTCCCAATCAAATGCACTCTGTACATGATTTGCAACAGCTTCAACAATAGTACCGAGTTCAGTATTAGATAATGTTAAAAAATCACTTCTAAATTTCCAATTTATATTATCCTTACCTAGTTGATATGCTTGTAAATATAACCCACGATCTTCGCGTGTTGTTAAAATCGATAGAGATTTACCTTGGATATCAACAACAATACCCATTGTTTCATATCGATAACGGTTAGCAGCAATAATAGGTTTCAATTCTTCTTTTACGACTTCGATTGGCTTATTTTCAACATCGTGATACATTTCAGCATAGGTGTCAAAGAAATTATATTTTGGTCCAACTAATCTTTGAATTTTTGGATTATATTCTGTTGTTAGTCCGATATCGGTTACTGGGATAATTCTAGCAATTTCATTAATAATTATTGCTTCATTTGTGTCGTTTGATAATGGCACATTGAATTCTATTTCCAAATCGTCTCGTAAACAAGATTGGAAAAAGCTAGGTCTCCAATTCATTGGTCCTAGATGAACAAAATCCATACCATCGTGTGTTTTTTCTATTAATAAATACATTATAATACTTGTCCTATCTCTGAATATTGTGTTGCGACGGTATGATAATTACCACAAGCAACTTGTTTCCAATTAGTTCCACCTGCAATGGTTTGGATTGGACTGGATTTATTAGCTATAGTGCTATCACCAAGTTGCCCATAAAAATTATAACCCCAATTCCATAAAGTACCATCGGTCTTGATTGCTGCGGTATTATATATACTACATGCAACTTGTTTCCAATTAGTTCCACCTGCAATGGTTTGCACTGGGTTGGATTTTTTAATCAGAGTGCTATCACCAAGTTGTCCATAGGCATTACCACCCCAATTCCATAAAGTACCATCGGTCTTTATTGCTGCGGTACATTCACTACCACATGCAACTTGTTTCCAATTATTGCCACCTACTATGGTCTGAACTGGACTAGATCTAGGTACTCCTATCGTGCTATCACCAATTTGGCCAGCCCCTCCATTACCCCAAGTCCATAAAGTACCATCAGTTTTGATTGCTGCTGTATGCACAAACCCACAAGCAACTTGTTTCCAATTATTTCCACCTGCAATGGTTTGTATTGGACTGGATTTAATAATATGTGTGCTATCACCTAAAGCACCGCTAAAGTTATATCCCCAAAGCCATAAAGTACCATCAGTTTTAATTGCTGCGGTATGATAATTACCACAAGCAACTTGTTTCCAATTAGCTCCACCTGCTATGGTCTGAACTGGTGAACTTTTATTGACAATGGTACTATCACCTAATTGTCCATCAGCATTATAACCCCAAGTCCATAACGTACCATCGGTCTTGATTGCTGCGGTAAAATTATAACCACATGCTACCTGTTTCCAATTATTACCACCTGTAATGGTTTGTATTGGACTGGATTTATGAGATGTAGTGCTATTACCTAAAGCACCATTATTATTAATACCCCAATTCCATAAAGTACCATCAGTCTTGATTGCTACAGTATGATTTTCACCACATGAAACTTGTTTCCAATTATTTCCACCTGCTATGGTTTGTACTGGACTGACTTTTTCAACCAGGGTGCTATCACCAAGTTGTCCCCAACCATTATACCCCCATCCCCATAATCCACCGGTAGCATAGCGTTCAATTAGATCAGTGGTGGTCATAAAATACTTATCAAAATCACCTGTAATAGGTGAATTAAAACCAGACATTATTTATTCTCCAATTTTTCAATCCGACTAATTAAATCTTCAATTACTGATTGCTGTTTTTTAACAGTTTCGACCAAGAATGGTATAACACCATTATAATTTACACTCTTATATTCACCATTAAATCCAACTAATTCAGGAATTATTTTTTCTACTTCTTGCGCTATGAATCCGTATTGAGTACCACTTCCATCTACCCAATCATATTTAACCCCTGATAATTCTAATATAGAAAAAGGATTATCAATTGCTGTTATGTTAGTTTTTAATGATGCATCAGATAATGATTGGAATATAGTGGAATACATCGTACCAGTACTTGGGTTAAACTGCAATTTAGTCGATGATACCTTTAAAGTTTGGCTACCAGAACTGGTAGTTGAGAACACAGGATAATATGTTGCACTTGTCGATGTATCATCAGTAATACTTACAGTGGCAGATGCACTAATAACCCCACTACCATTAATTGTAATTGATGTACCATCAACTTTAACACCACCCAATACTGTTGTAGATGCAGTTGGTAGAGTATAGGTTGATGCTCCACTAATAACCCCACTACCATTAATTGTAATTGATGTACCATCAACTTTAACACCACCCAATACTGTTGTAGATGCAGTTGGTAGAGTATATGAATAAGTTGAAGTCAATGTGTCACTTGTTAAATCTAATCCAGACCCAATTGTTACGGAACTCAACAAGCCACCTGCGCCTAAACCAACAAGCCCACTAGTTCCAACGCTCGGGAATTTAACGGTTCCATTCACTTCCAATTTAGCACTCACAGTACCGGTTGTTCCAATCCCCACGTTACCAGAGGAGTCGATACGCATACGTTCTGTTGGTGAAATATCAGTACCTACAGAAACAGTTGTTTCAGGGTCAACAAAGAATCTTATTGCCCCACCACCACCAACTTCTATTGCAGATTTAGACCAAGCTCCACCAAAACTACTGGCAAAGCCATTTGTCGTACTAGATAATTTATATCCACTGGCTAAAATCAAGGAAGCTGAACTGGTTTGGTTAAATATGTTTGCATAATTAGCACCATCAGACCAAACCCAAGAAAGATTTTTATATTGAGTTATAGATAAACTATCAGATACAGGTGACGTAACACCCAAACCGAGGTTGCCGGAGGAGTCGATACGAATTTTTTCGGTAGGTGCAGCACCTTTGCTAGTTGAAAATGCTATATAATTGGAGGAACCACCACCTGAAACAATCTGTGCATATCTCGAATCCGCATAATCAAATGCTCCAGAAATAAATGTTAATGCCGATAAGGGTGTACCAGTTGCATTTCTATTCTGAATAATAGTCTGAGTGGTTCCATCTACATCATTTCTAATATGTAATTTAGATTCAGGTGTTTGTATGCCAATACCAACCCCAGCAGATAAAATGGCTATATTACCATTTCCAACAACCCCATTACCACCATATGCAATAATACGAGAATCATAATCAACAAGTGTAGAACCAGTATTAAAATCAAGATATGGGGAAGATGCAACACCATCTTGTCTTCCTATTGAAATGTTACCACCTGAACCTGTAGCTAATGATACACGTCCAAGAGATCCAGAAACTGTGGCGCTACCATTGATAGTAGTCGTTGCATTGATTGTGGCAGTTGATGTACTAGTGGTTGAACCGATATTAATATTAGTAATAGAAGATGCAACACCATTAGTTCCAATATTAATAGTTTTAGTTGATACTGATGTAGTCGCACCAGTCCCAAAGTTTAATGTTTGGGATACAGTAGACTGTCCAACTGTAATAGTACCAGTCTGACTTGATCCACCAATAATTGTTGTCCCAGTTGTTGCAGCAGTTCCAAGTGTTGTTCCACTTGTTGTTGCTCCAGCGAGTGTCGGAGTTCCGTTTACTGTAAATGTTCCACTTACTGTTAATGCATTACTAGCTTCAATATTACCAATAAATCTAGTTAGACCTTGAACATGAACTTCATTATTAAACACTGTTTTAGGATTAACTATTACTTGATTACCAATTATTTTTAATGCATTAGTATTTGTATTATATTGAAAAACCCTATCAGCGCCATCATCAACTATTAACATTACATTATTAGCTAAATCAACATAAATGTCACGTGGAGCATTGACAGTAAATCCACTTGTTATTAATGGTAATCTTTGGCTATATACTGCTGTTGTAATATTCCATGCAGTTGATAAATTATATTGGATTATACAATCATTGGTAATTCCAACAATATACATTATTGTCCCAGTTGAATTAAATCCAATACCAGATGGGGCACTTTCAAATGCAGTTACACTAAATGTATAAGTTTCAGTAGTTGCTGCAGTGCTTAAATCCCATGCTGTAGATAGTGCAAATTGATAAACCGTATCATTAGTTGTTCCAACAATATGCATTCTCAATCCATCAGGACTAAATTCTAATCCTGCTGGTGAAGTTTCTATAGTAAATGCATACGAATTCACATAAGTTGCAGTTGATACATCCCAAGCCGTGGATAAATTAAATCTTTGAACAGATTCAGTTGTTGAATCATTAAGAATATAAAATGCAGTGCCATCTGGTTTAAAAAATATATTAACAGGAACTCCAGCAGTGCTAGTGACTGAATAAGATTTTAATCCAACAGTAGTAGCAGTAGAAATATCATATGGTGTTATTACTGGATATTGATAAACAGTATCATTAGTAGTTCCTACAACATATAAATTAGTTCCATCAGCACTCATACTAACACCACCAGCAGCATTTTCTTGACCGCTTTGGTTAAATATTGCCCGATAACTCCAACCTTCTACACCATCAGTTTTAGTTAAAATTTCAGTCGTATTAGATATTTTTATATCACCAGTTACTTCCAATTTGGTTGATGGTGTTGTGGTTCCTATACCGAGATTAGTTCCAGTGAATGTAAGACCAGTACCAGATGTTATAGATTTAGATGCATCTAAATATAATACCCCATTCGCTGTGCCAAGGGGCATAATAGCTTGTGCTAATGGGACATTAACTGTTCCATTGCCTTTTGGAACCAATGAGATACTAATATCAGTATCACTACCAATTGCATTAATTGCAACTGAATTACCAGATGCTGATCCCATTACTTGAATATAATTGGCATTATTGGTACCGATCAGTGCACCATGTTTTACGTTGAATTCTTTTAATATGTTTGACATTTTGTTTCCCTATCCACAAAATTTGTATACTGTATTTATAAAAAAGGGCTGAACATCAGCCCTTCTTTTTCAGTTAAATGGTTTTATCAAGCAAGCTCAATTAATTCCTTTTCTATTTTGAATATTGTTTTTCGTAATGTTCCAATTCCAATACCATTGACAGTATTAGAGGTTAATGGTGAAGCATACAGTCTAATATTATATGGCGAAGATGCATTAATATCAGCGGTTATAGTTGAAACTGTTCCATTAGTTTCTAAAACTGCATATTCAGTCATCCAAATATTCACTTTTCCAGTAATTGAAACACTAGCTAAATTACCAGGCGATGCTGATAATGTTCCAGTAACAGTTGTGCCATTTGTTGATATAGAAGTTACAGTATAAGTAACGGTACTGTATACAAATTGCATTCCTGGATATAATACACCAGTCGTGGTTGTTACTGCAGTAATAGCAGCAGCAGTGGTTGAAATTGTTCCAGAGAAAATTGGATTGGTTACATATGCTTTCAACACTGTACCAGTTGTAATCGTAGTATTACCACTTGAAGTTGAAATTACCATAGATGTACCAGGTGTTATTGAAGTAATAGTACCAGTACCTCCTGAAATTACATCAGAACCACTAACTGTATAAATTGAAACAGTCATACCAATATATAAACCATAATATGCAGCAGCGGATGCATTACTTAATGTAACACTAGTTGCACCAGTAGCACTACCAGCAAATCCAGTTGTAGTTACAAATGGAGCATCATGAGTTACTAAGATTTCAGAAGACTGTGTTCTTGATGAAGTAGAACCATATTGCGTTGCTTGAACAATATATTTTGCAGAACGATAGTTAGATGTTGTGAATACCCCTGCACCTGATGTAGTTGTATCGATCACTTGATTAGCAGTTATCGATGAACCTAAATCAGTAACAACTGAATTAATTGCACCGACATTATTAATAACCCAGTCTGCTGTAACAACCTCAGTTCCAGTAGCAGCTTGACTTGGTGAAGCGCCCAATTTCACTACACCAGTTCCACCTGTTGCAATGGTTGATGCACCAAGTGTAATAGTACCAGTAACACTAGTGAATATATTTGCAGAACCGGTTGTAACATCTGTTGTTAAATTAACAGTACCAGCGGTTGTGCTTTTAATTTTTAATGTATTACCAGTAACAGCACCACCGAATGTTAATGTTGATCCTGCATTGGTTGCAGCTGTTGCAATATTAACAGTAACAGCAGATGCTGTAGTATTTGCAATAGCAACAGTAGTAGCTAATGTAGAATAATTTACAGTTCCTGTGATAGTTGGGAATATATTACCAGTTGCACCAGAATTTCCTGCATCTAATGTAGTAATACCACCATTACCAGAATTGATAACAATTTTGTTAGTTGCTGAGGTTGCAGCACCACCATATGTTAATGTATTATTGTTATTAGCAGTTGCACCAGCAATAATTAAAGTTGTAGCACTAGTAGTTGTATTTTGTAAAGTTAGTGCTGTTGAAGACTCAGCTACTTTTACTGTACCAGTTGATGTAGCAAACAATGTAGCAATAGCAGATGCTAATCCAGAATCAAATGCAACGGTTGCACCAGCGCCAGCACCGATTACAATTTTATTAGTACCAGAAGTGACTGGTGCACCAAATGTCAAGGTTGATTGACTTGTAGTGGTAGTGGTTGGGGTTGAAGTGAAAATATTTAATGCTCTAGCAGTAGTAGTAACTGCAGCAATGGTATTACCAATACTAATAACTGGTGCAGCATTGAATATTGATCCTGTTGTTGCATGAGTATCAAAAACACTTGCAGTTGTAACACCACTATTAGTTCTAATAGTAGTAGTACCTGATGTAGCATTACCACGAATCTCTAATATAGAGTTACCAGCAGTTGTACCAATATTAACATCCACCGCTGCACCGCCGATATTGATATCACCAGTAATGATTGGGAATATATTACCAGTTGCACCAGCATTTCCTGCATCTAATGAAACAATATTTGCACCACCTGAATTAAGAACAATTTTATTTGTACCAGATGTGCCTGCACCACCATATGTTAATGTATTATTGTTACTAACAGTTGCAGTTGCGATATTTAAAGTTGTAGCACTAGTAGTTGTATTTTGTAAAGTTAGTGCTGTTGAAACCTCAGCTACTTTAACTGTACCAGTTGTTGATGCAAACAATGTAGCAGTAGCAGATGCTAATCCAGAATCAAATGCAACAGTTCCTCCACTAGTACCTGCACCAATTTTAATAGTGTTAGTACCAGTAGTTATTCCACCACCAAATGTAAATGTTGATGCTGAGTTAGATGCAGTACCAACATTAAAAGTAGTTGCACCGGTAGTGTTATTACTAAGTTCAACAGTGGTTGCAGTAGAACCAGTAGTACCAGGTGTTGCAATTTTTACAGTTGTACCAGCACCAAATGCATTGACAGTTGTTGCAGTGGTATTTAATAAATTAAATGTGGATTGATTTGTAGTGATGTCTCCACCATTAACTGCTAAATCACCACCCAATAATGTATCACCGGCTGCCACTTGAATTGCATATTTATTAATACCAGTGACATTAGAACCGGTAGTTGGTGCATTGGCGATATATAATGATGCTAAATTAGTATAATTAACAGTTGCATTTTTAGCTGCTACGGTTTGTTGCCCAATACTAATCACTGATCCTTGGCCAACAGTTGCGCTCGTTGAACTATCAATATCATAAACAGTATTAGTTGGTATTTTTAATGATATACCAGCAGTAATATCAGAATTAACAAGACTCAAGGTCGATGAGGGGGTTTGGAATTGAGCTGCTTTTATATTTCCGTATATTCCAGAAAATACACCAGATGTAGCTTCTTCACCTTCTTTATAATATTCAAATGCTTGCGAATCATTGGCCCAACCACCAAATGCATATCTACCATCGAATGTAAATGTACCAGAATTTTCAGCTGCTGCCGACCCTGATTTTGAAATAGTAAAACTATTAGCAGATGCATCTGCTAGTGTATATGTTCCATTATAACTTGTAGTACCTGTAATAGTTACTCGGGCGGACGCAGTAATAGACCCTGAGTTAGCACCAGTTGGTTTAATATTAGTTGTAAAATGTGTACTATCGGTAACATTAAGAATATATGTACCAGCTGTAATATTTTCACCAACTAAGTACATACCAGGATATACAACTACAGCTCCAGAATGGGTGATAATATTCGTAGATGATGAATACGTAGGAGATACTACTGTAGCAAATGGTAGTGCTGGCCCGGTATATGACACTGTGATTACATTCGAGGTCCATGTAAAACTAGTAATAGCTGGACCAGTAAAGTTAACCACTTTAGTTATACTACCCAACGCACCAGATGTTGTCACAGCACCTGTATATGCAGTACCAGATGTATAAGTAAGTGTTGGTGATGCACCAGAAGTTGAACTAGTTACAACAAATGTACCATTAAAAGAAGATGGTGCTACTCCAGCTATTGTAATCATTGTTCCAGCTGAAATGAATATAGGTACATTTAAGGTGCATGTAGTACCAGTTGATGAACCACCTGTAACAATAACTTGATTTCCAGCCGATTTATACCAGTCAAATTTCGTACCAACATCAAGCCCAGAATCAGCTGTTAACCACCCGGTTGCTGGATGATTCATTTCAAATACAGTATCCTCGATTGCAACATTGGTTGTGTTATTAATAACTTGATCACCGCCAACTACCAAGTTACCTGCAACAGTTAAATCATTATTAATAGTTGTTGTTCCAGTTGCTGCACCAATATTGATAGAAGTAGCTGCTCCACCAATATTTAATGATGTAACACCCGTGTTAACGATATCATAAGAAGTACCAGATGCTAATAAACCTGATCCATTAGTGCCTGTACCACCATTTGCAACTGGTAAAATTCCAGTAATATGAGTGGTTAAATTAACTTTACCATACGTTGGTGATGCACCAACACCACCTGATAATAATACATTACCGATGGCAATATCATTAATTACTCCTAATGTTGTAGTTCCATTTGCAACAATTAAATCACCTAGAGTGTAAGTAGTAGTACTAACCCCTGATGCTTGAAGAGGAGTTGCAGCCAATGTATACCAATAAGTAGAATCATAGGCGATCACTTCAATGGATGATGATTTGTCTAATGCATATGCCTGATTATCAGCGCTTCCATTAATTCTTCCTGTTCCTGCATTTGATATAGATACTGTTGCACCTGCTAATGCAGTAGTAGGAACAGTGTCAATAACTATTGTTGTATTACCGGTAATACTAATAATTTTCGCGGTACTGTCAACAAAATTTGAATTAGTTAAAATCATACCAGGGTATAAGTTTGCAGTCGATCCAACTGTTAATACAGTTCCATTTGAACTAACGCCTGTTAAATCAGACACTGCAGGATATGGCCAAATATTAATTGGATTAGTGCTTATATTAATAATAGTAACTTTTCTACCTGGGACTGCTGGTGGTAATATTACGCCATTATATCCAGGACCAGTTGATACTGATGCACCAGAAACGTATACAACGTCATTGACAATTTTAGCAGTAGTTGTGCCTTGTGTAGTACCATTGGCGGTCAGTGTATCAACTTTTGGTAAAATGGTCGAATCATTATAAGCAATAGTTCTTCTTACTGTCGATGCAGGTATTGCATTACTAGTACCATTTGATGAATATTCTGTGATAGATAAGTTATAGCCATCCCATTCCATCGCACCTAATGCAGGTGTAGATAAGTTAGTACCAGTTTGAAATATTAACGGTGCCTGGGTATTTGACCCGGCTGGTAAATTTACACCTGCTCGTGTTAGAAATTGTTTATTTGTTGTTGACATCTTTTAAAATCTCCTATATGTCTATTTAGGCGTAAAATTTTATTAATTTTATAGAGATACTATCGTTAGTATCAGGTGTAAATATTACATTTACATTATTTCCATCAAAACTACCTGATAAAACTCCAAATGGTGCACCGGTATTAATAACAGCATATTCTGTCATATAAATATCGATTGTATCTTGTACTAACAAAAATTCTTGCACTGTTATATTATTATTTGTATTATTTTTAATTTTTATTACATACTTTGCTGAATCAATTTCTGTTTTATTAAAAACATCTAACATCACACCTGTTCCAATTGAATTAGATACTGATATGGTTGATTTAGCAGTAAGTTGATCTGATATTACATTAGTAAATTTACCAGTATTTGCAGTAGTATTACCAATAACAACATTATCCAGTGTACCAGATGTAATTGTTACTTTATCACTGTTAATCTTTGCGTTAATTGTTCCAGTAGAGCCAGTTACATCGTTGCTACTTATTTGAGCATCTGGGATAAATGTAAATGAATCATTTGAATGGTTGTATCCAAAAAATCCAATTTTATTTAATAGTATAACAGATGGATGATCTACATATGTAGTAGCTGGTATTTGTGTTGTCACATTAATCGTAACATTTAATGAAGTTGGGTTTGCAACAGTCACCTGCCATGTACCATTAATCCCAGCTAAATTTGCACCAGCAATGTGAATTGTATCGTTAGTTGTTATATTAACATTTGCAACAGTATCGTTCAGATTAATAATAACTGTATTAACTGTACCAGTTGATGTGATATCAATACTAGTAACATATGAAAACAAGTTATAATTGTTTTTAAATGAAATTCCAAAATCATTTGTTGTTAAAATATCAGTGGTATCCAACCCTAAATTTAATATAGGGTTATCAATTACTAAGTTATTTTTTACACGCAAACTATGTTCAACTGTAACCAGGTCATGTGCAATAGTTAGTTCTAAATTTTGATCAGGATGGAATTCAAAATAATTACTATTTGTACCAGAACTAAAATTGACAAATTTTGTATATGTTAATGAACTACTAGTTTGAAAGGTTGATATTTCAAACTTGTTACTATTAGTAAATCCGATATCAAGTGTTGGTGTTAATCCAAATGTGTTGTCAAATATTTTAACATTAGATGATAATGAAGTAATATTTGGCTGGGCTGCTGTATCAAGCGTACCTGAAATATTCGTAAAATATCCCTTTTTCCATGTATAAGTATTTGAACCAAAATCAATAGAATTATTTACTTCAGGAATAACATCACCAGTTCCAGTAGCTCCCAAAATTAAATTAGAATTTAAACTGGTGTTTTTTATGGTATTATCATTAATATTAATATTATCTACTTGTAATCCGGTTAATATGCCAACTGATGTAATATTAGTCTGAGCAGCAGTGGTAACAGTTGCAGCAGTTGTTGCAGCTCCATCTAAATCACCATGGAATGTAGTAGCGTATACATCTTCTGCAACATTCAAGTTCTTCCCAATACCAACCCCACCATTAATCACCAAAGCGCCTGTGCCAGTGCTTGAACTATCAACTACTGATGTAATAACAGTTTGACCAGTACCAGTGGTTGTTAATGTGATATTCCCATTTGTATTAGAATTTTCAATTATATCACTATGAATATAAAAATCACCTATATTAAACGATGGGTATGTAGTCCCAGCACCTGATACCGCATCATCAACATAACCCTTTGTTGCAAGATCAGTGCTGTTAGTTGGGGATGAGGCATTAATGATTCTACTAGCTGAAACGTCTATATTACCAGTGCCAATTGGATTTAGAATTAAATTCTGATTTGTATTTTTGGTAGTAATGCCATTACTTGACAATATTAAATCATTTATATTAGTAGTTCCTGTAACAGTACCACCTGTCAATGATAAGTAATTATTTTGTAAAAATGTATATACAGCATGTTGGGTAGGGGCAGTGAAACTATCACGTATACCAGTGGTTGCTGTTAATGTTACATCATCACTTATTTCTCTTAACTGAACACCAGAAATTACACCACTTCGATTCAATGGACCTATTGCACTAACATTGGTTAGATCGAATACATTTGAATTTACAGATGTAACTCCTGTAATATTATCTACAGTAAAAATTTCACCAATTTTATATAACCCAGTTTCATTAACACCAGCATAAAATATTTTACCATGGTTTGATTCGACCGTTTCATTTGCATATATTGGTTTACCAGTGTTAGTTGCTAAAGCGTTTAATGTTGTTCCTGCTCCTATATATTTTGATGTATGACCATTTGCAATAATTCTACTTTCATAATATACTGATGCAGTATAATTTCCTAACACATAATATAATTCTGGTGATACTTTTATGTTCGAATTAGTGCCAACTATATCAGTAGCATCTGTTATATAATAATAATTTGGATTATATTGGAATGATATTAACGTACTTACTAATGGTTTTTTAGTAATATTTCCAACTGCCACTAACGATATACCAGTCAATTCAGCGCTTGCTTCTGCGAGTATTGTATGACTTCCAACAATAGTAATAGTTGGTATACTTGTATATCCACTACCAGTTGTAAATGCTATATTTGTTATTTTCCCGCCACTCATTATAGCAGTTGCGGTAGCAGCCGTACCAGTATATATTAACGTTGCAGTACCATTCGCAGTTGGGGTGTTATTTGTAAAGGTTGGGGCTATAGATCCCAACACGCCACCTGTCATTACAAAATATAAATTTGAACCATAAAAAATTTGACTATGAGTAGCAACTGTCCCACCAGTTGTCCATTGGGTACCAACTACCACAGATGGATTACTGCTGTATCCTGTACCCTGATTTGTTATAGAAATATTACTTACACTACTAAACTGTGATGTAGAAATTATTCCAGAATCAATATATGGTGTTGAATAATATCCATCACTAACTATTCCATATGTACCATATTCAGTAGTACATGATGTTAAATCTATATAACCACCATTGGTTGCTTTAAAACCTACTGTACAAAATTTAGAAATACTATTTTGTATAATTATTGTAGCATTATTAGTAGCATGGACACCAATTCCACCTTGATTAGAAGAAATGAACTGATCAACTATTACATTTTTATACAATGATTGAGAAATTATTTCACTACCATCTATGAATATACCACCACCAGCACCTGTGATATTAATTCTTTTATTAACATCAGGTACATCGGCATCTAGCAATGGGCTTGCACCAGGTGTTATTGAACTGTTTTGGACTGTTACATATGGTACAAATAATGTACCATCTGCTAAGAATGGTCCTGTAATACTAGAACAATTATTAATTGTAGGTGATATTTTAATATTAACAGTACTTTTAAGACTGAATGCAAAACTTGGGTACTTATGATTTACTACTGTAATACCATCTATTGATGAACCACTATTAAGTTTGAATACATCTTGTGTTATATTTTTTGGTATAACATTAACTCTTTCATCTTGTCCAATAATGGAAACATTTTCTGGTATTATTAATGGATTTACCTCAGTATAATCACCAGCATAAATTATTATAGAAGTACCAGAAGTTGCTGCATTTAACGCACCTTTAATAGTTAATTTTGTTGATGAAATTGAATTTCCAACATTACTATCACTACCACTTTTTGATACATAAATTGTATTTTTATTTGGTACTACATTTACGGTAATAACATCTTGTGGTACCCATTCCGTAGTACCATCTATATTGGCCAGTAGAACACTTTTATCAGTCAATGGTGTACCAAGTGCTGGCTGCGCTTGGTTTAATTCAACGTATTGATATCTAGATGGTGATAATTGTTCCGATGGGGTTGCTTTTACTCTATTACTTAATAATTTAGGCATTGGCGGTCTCTAATATGCTAAGTGTAACTTTTAAACCAGCACCTTCACTGGCATAAGCTATAATACTATCGAAACTTTCGATAATCATTTTTCCCTGAATTAAGGATGCTGAATCATTTGCTGGAACACTAAACCCATCAACTAATTCTGTTATAGTATCACCAGGTTGTGCACCGTTTAATGTAGATGGATCTGCATATACTGGAATATTACGATAATGTGCAAATGTAACGTTTATATCATGATCAGTTACATTTGCAACTTGAGCCATTAATACAATTGATGTTACACCAGGTGGTGCAGTATAAATTTTAGTAGTATTTGGTGTTTTTAATGAATTCATATAACCAATTACTTCTGCTACTATATACGGTTTATTTGCCTGTAATAAATTAAATGCTTTGTTTAAATCTCCACTAGTATCAGTTGCTTTTGTTAAACTGATAGGGGTTGGTGAAGAGGATGGTGGTCCTGAATTAATAATTCCATTCATTGTTGTAATTAAACCACTTGCAGTATTATATACAGTAGTACTAGATACTGGTAATGCAACTTTTTGTGCTTCTGTTTGATACGGAGCAGCTGGGTAATTAAGTGAAGATACCAATTCAGATGTAGATGTTAAAACATTCTCAATGACATATCTCATATAATTATATGCATTTAACGTATCAGCTTTTTCAGTTGGAACAATAGATACAGTAGAGGAATGGCCATAATAATACACCCCTGCTTGTATAGCTTGTCTATTGCCACCATGAGTTAAATCGAATGATATACAATCAATAATATATCCCATATCTCTAAAACATTTATTGGTATTATCATATAGATTAGAATTAGGATAATCAAAATTAGTGCTATTAATATTATCAATATAAGCAACAATTTCCTCTATTAAAAATGTTTCATTAGTTATTAATGCACCAGCTGATATTGCATACATTTTATCATTTAGTTGATTTAATGAAATTGGCTTTTTATCAATAGTTGTTGGATTATCAACAATAATATCTATAATATGATTTAAATTTTTAATCGCAGCATTTGCTTGTATCAATCCACCAGCTGGTAATGATAATTCTTGTTTATAAACAGCTTGGTATACAGTAGTAATTGGAAATCCTTGGATTACATCTCCAATTATTCTTTTTAAATACTTATATGCATTAATATATAATGTTTTTTCTGTTAACACACCAACTGATTGGTCAAATCCATTATAATAAACCCCTGCTTGAATTGATTGTCGGTTCCCACTATATTTCATATCAAAGCAAATACAATCCAATATATACCCAACATCTCGGAAACAAGTATCAGCTGCTACATCATCATATGCAGCTATGAAATCAACGTTATCAAATGGGCTAACCGTCTGAGCATCTATCCATTTAACTACTTCTTCTTGTAAAAATAATTTATTGGAAATAATAGCTTGATAAGCATTTGTAAATCCAATGTCAGTGGTCAATGTAGAATTTGAAATAATAAGGCTATTGATATCTAGCGTTCTAGTACCATCAGACGCATCTGCTAAAATATCAAGAATAGTATCGAATAATGAATCAGCAATAGTTTTACTAGTTGTTGATCCAGTCTTAGTAATATTTATAACCTGTGATTGAGTATTTGTTTCAGTTTTATCAATAGTTTCATTTAAAATTACTTTACCAACTAAAGTTTTTAAATAAGATATTGCTGCTTGTGTTTGTAATGATTCATTAGCAATTTCAGTTGCGCCCATTGCCCAATATTGTAATCCAGCAAATGTTGACTGTGTATCTCCTCCAAATCTTAAATCAGAAACAATTGAATCAATAACGATTTTTAAATCTCTTTTAAAATCAGTTTTATTGTATGTGTAGTCAGCAGCAATCAAGTTATCTTTTACATATGCTACAATTTCATTTTGAATAAAAATTTTATTTTGAGCTAAAATAGTTGCAGCACGAGATGATACACCACTCGATTGATTAGGTGAAATTCTATCAGTAACTCCACTGATACCGTTTTCAATTATTTCTATAATCAAATCAAATTCAGAAATAACTATATTAATATCATCTGCTGATGCTGGTGGAGCAACAGGAGTAGGTTGAGTAATTGTATTACTTGTAGATTTTGTTATTGTTTGATTATTTAAAATTTGAACTATGATTTTTTTTGCATATTCCATAGCAATCAACGTTTGTGGAATATCACCAGGAATTTTACTAACACCCTGTGCCCAATATTGAATAGCTGCAAATGTAGATTGTGTGTCTCCACCATATATCAAATCATATGCAATTGAATCAATGATCAAAGCAGTATCCCTAGCGCATCTTGCTTGGTTATATTTCAGTGTGGTTAACACTGCAGTTTTTGTTTTAAATGTGTTTAATGGTATTAATGCCATGAATAAATCCTCTTAACCTTCAATTGCAAGTATAAACGGTGTCATTTCCGCGAATAAGCTCTTCTGGAACGTTCTACCGCTTAAAACCCCAGTTGCTTGACTAATTACTAGTCCTGATCCGATTCTAAAATCACCATTTTGATCAGTAGAGGTAAAGAAAACTTTACCACCATCTAGCATATTCACTTCTCTATTTTGTATTGGGTCAAATCGTCCTACCTGCGGTAATGCACCATAATTAGAACCTGAACCAACATATTCAAACAAGTACCCAGATGCTGACATATAACTTCTTTGATAGAAATTAACTAATGCACCGTGTTTAAATAAACTATAATCATATGTACTTTCTTCTATTGTGACATAGTGATGTGTTCCCGTGCGTGAAAAATATGATAATCCAGAATTAACGGAATTGTAATTTCCACCGCTCAATAAATCATCAGCTATACATTTGCTTATTAATTCAACATCTCGTTTACATAAATTTATATCATATGTAAATGTATAATTAATATCCATAAATGCTTTTATTTCTGCCACCAGAAAATCTATATTTTTTAAAATTAATGATCTTGCATTACCATCAGAATCAGTTACTGATCCAATTTTTACAATATCAGGAGCAGACGATACACCATTATCAACAATTGTTTTAACAATATTAACCAATGTACCTATCCTAGTAGCCGTGGTAGAATTACTATTAACAGTAGATTTATATTGAGCAATAGTAGTTTGCAATCTAGTAATAGTATTATTCTGTACAATGTCTTGTAACAGAGTTTTCAGTTTTTCTAATGCAGCCAAATGTGGAGTTTTTTGTTCAGCAGGTAATATTAATGCATTTTCAGAAAGAGTATCTGAATTTGGTCTTGGTGCTATTGTACTAGATAATATAGTATAATATGCATTTCCAACTGTATATAAATTAAAATAATTTGGATTATTTACATCACCGCCACCAATTTTAATTGGAACACTTAAATATAACGTTCTAGGACCTATATCAACAATTGTAGTACCATCTTCAATATAATTAGTACCAGAAATTTGGTCAGAAAAACTACCGAATTGATCTCGTAAGTATATTTTCTGTCCTATAAACATATTTGAAACATCAATATCATTAATGGTTAATGAACCAGATATTATTGTAGATATTGTTGAGGTTGATGTTATAAATCCAGAAGTACCTAAATTATTAACATAGTTATCAGGTGGTTCTACTTCCATAATCAAAGATATATGTGGTCTTTGCTCTAAATCTGGAACAAATATTTCAATAACATTTCTCGTTGGGAATCTTCCTTGTGGAAACAATGGCAAGTCAGGTGGATTATAAACAGTTCCTTTAAATTCTCGTTTTCCGTATCCTTTCGCAACCATACAATAATCACCAAAGTTGGCGTTAGCATTTGTTATAGATGCAATTCCACCGTTATCACATTGAATTGCAATTGAACTGAACAATGTAAATACTGATACAAGTTGTGAATATCCATTATTAGTGACACGAACACCTCTACCACCTTGATTAACCTGAGTAAATGCATCAGCAACACATGATTTGATTGGTGAAATATCAGTAATTTGATTTCCATCGACTAACATTCCACCCATTGACCCATATGGATCTACTTTTCTATTATCCCATCTTGGAGAAGGTATGGTAGATTCAACAACTGGGTAAACAGACGTATATCCAAAGTATAGAGTGGAATTTGTACCAATCCCAACTGTTGGTGTATTTAAAACAACAGAATATGTATTTCCAGTTATTTGTGTAAGAGTTAATACTCTTGTTGATTGTTTTACATCATCCGCACTTATCCCAGTTGCAGAAAACAACCCACTACCACTATATTTTATAGGCTGTGCTGTTGGCCCATTTGTAATAATGGCTTTTATTATTTCTATATTTCTAGTAATGATTGATGGCTCGTTTGCTGTAATAACACCACGTTCAAAATTAGTATTTGTATATTGTGTTTGTAAGTTTCCGCTAGTTTTAGAAACTGTTTGATTTTGTACAATTAATTTAGAAATTGTAATTACTCTATCAAGCGCACTACGTGTTTCTAGCACTTCACCAACAATTAATAAATCAGATGCTTCATAATATGATAATCCAGCATTAATACAATTTGCATTACCACCTAATAGAATATCTTGTGTTAGTGCATCAACAATTAAACCAATATCCCTTTCACAAGTAGAAATATTATAGGTAAATTGTGGATATGTTGCAGCGATATATGCAGTTATTTCTTTTTGTATGAATAATCTATTTTTTTGCAACAATATTTCTGCACTGACTAATCCTATTTCTGTACCAGTACTATAAAAAACTTCTGGTATATTATTTTTAGATGTAATAATAGATTCAATTAATTGAATATTGCGTGTTAATGCCGCTAATGCTATGTTACCATTAGTTAAATTACTATTAAATGTCTGATAACTAGTTGTAAATGTAGTACTGCCACTAGCAGTGGCATTGTTTGATATTGTAATTGTATAGTTTTCATTATCAATATATTCAACAAACGTATCAGTTGGTATATTAGTACCAGTTATTAATTTTCCAACAACAATTTGTTTTATAGCAGATGATGAAATATTTGTAATTATATTAGAATTTATTGTAGTAGTACCGGTAGTACTTAATCTGTCTACATTTATTGCGTTATTGCTGATAATAGAAGTAATTAATGATATAATATATTCCAATCCTGCATTAAATTGAGTTTTTATTCCACTAATTTTACTAGTAGAACCCAGCCAAAAGAATTCACCTGCTTCAACTGATTTTGAATTCCCACCAAATGTTGCATCAAATAATACATTTTCTAATATATATCCAACATCCCTTCTAAATTCTTCACGTTGATAATCTAATGTTGGATATGTTTGATCAATATATGCAACAGCTTGCTCTTTAATAAATTCCTCGTTTGCTAATACCAATGTTCTAGCAGAAAAGAATCCTTGATCTTGTGGAGCTGTATTAATTGCAATATCAGGATTTTCAGCAATTGCAGCGGTTAATTCTGCTAATCCTTCGGTAAATGTCACAGTTATAGTTGTTTGATTATTATCAAATGAGGTAGTCGCAACTGCTAATGGGATTTGTACCGTTTGATTTGGTACAAACATTGCCCCATCATACAACCATGGTCCTGATTGATTGGTACAGTTCTGAATATATGGGGATTTATACAAATCAATTCTATCACCAGTTGGAAATGATACTGCATATGCTCCACGATCATAATTAGGATTTACTATCCCACTTCTTCCATTAATAAATTGCATTTGAGCAAGATAACATGAACTTTGAACATGAAATAAATCCTGTGTTTTGTTGATTGGTTCTACTGATGTGGTTCTTAAATCACTACCAATAATAGATGTATATGGTTTAACTAATAAAGGATTGTTTTCTAAATAATGACCTGGAGATACTTTAATGGATGTACCAGCATTATATAAGGGTGATTGCATTGCACCACCAATTGTTCTACATGCTCTAGTAGAATCTTGTGCAGATCCGTCATTAGTGTCAGAACCATCCATCGTAACGTAAATTACATTAGTTACAATAGGCGCTGTACCATATGGAACACCATAAACATGCAAATCATTTTTTATATTAGTTTTATTTAATAAATTGATTACACCAGTTCCATCAGCTGATATTGATAAATTACTATTAGAATTAGTAGTTTTTATAGTACTACCATTTATATTAACATTTCCAACATTAAATCCAGATGATGTAAATCTACCATATTCATATCCATCAACGTCAAATGTTATTCTACTTGGACTGTTACCATCAGAGCTATCATAAGTTTGTACTTTGGTATCACCCTCTTTGATAAAATGTGGCCCATAATAATAAAAGGCGGAATCAACATAATCAACCAATGCTTGTGCATTAATAAGACCATCTGGATCTTCATTTAATGTTATTGGACCGCTATGTGGTATAGGTCCTTTTGAAGTAAGCCATGCTGAATAATCTAACACATGTTGTTCATAGTCGGATGTACCTTTAACGGATACCGTATGGATTCCATTACCTAATAGGTTTAAATCAAATCCACCAGTAGTGATAGAATTAGTTCGTATGCCAACTAGTTGTCCGTTGTCTGTCTTAAAACTAAATCCACCAGTTAAAATATCATCAGTTTGTGAATCATAAAATTGTAAAGATTCATCAAATACCAATTTAGCATCTGAATAATTTCCACGACCAATTTGAATACCAGCTTGATATCCAAGTGTACTACTGATACCGTTACCAGTTTGTCCATAGTTTAATTGTAAAATATTATCTTTTACGGTAGTGGTAGATGATTCTACAGTTGTTGTAGTACCTTTAACGTCAAGATTCCCAGTAATAACAACTGTACCAGCATTCGATCCTGTATCTAAGGTAATCGATCCACCAGATTGTACTTGTAATCTGTAATCACTTTGACTAACTTTTAATATTCTTGACATTCATAAATCCTTTTAAAGGAGGGCAATATACCCTCCAAGTTTTTGTTTTTTGTAATTAAGTATTTGCGATTTGAACGTTTACACCGGTCGCTAAGTATGGTTGAGCAGGGTATGCTTTCGTGCCACTAGATCCATTCATAGTCCAAGCGATTGCTGCTCCAGATGCAAATTCATAAGTACCACTAATTCTTGTTAATGTAGCTTTATGTGCAGTCAATTTTGTGACATAATAAGTAGCACTAGATGCATCAGTTGCAATTATGGTTGCTTGGCCATCACCAGAAACTGCAGAGTCTTGTAATTTAACAATACCAGTACGGGTTCCATCAGTAACTTTGTATCTACGACCTGACACTTGTTTAATAATATCAACTATTACTGCAGTACCACCAGCTAACTGAGCGGTCATACTAATTGCATTTTCTTGATTACCAGGTGTTCCAACAATACCAGAATCTACTAACATGTTAACTGATGATGCTGCCACTGATTGAGAAAATGCTACAGTTGCATCGGTTGCATGTGAATAGCCAGAACCTTGATTTGTAATTAAAACTTCTTTAGCATTATAATTAACAGTGAAAGTTGCACCAGTTGCTGCTGGATTTGTAACTGTAACATTAGTTACAGTTTGAGCACCTGTTGGTAGAGCACCATCAGCATATAAGTATGTACCACGTTCAGTAATAGTTGCACCAGTAATTGTACCAGCCGGGGCTGTAACAGTAAAAAGTGTACCATTACCAATAGTAACGATGTCACCGGTTGTATAATTGCTCATAGTACCACCAAAAGTAGTTATAATATTAACTTGTGAAGTAACACTACCAGTAGCACGGACACCACCTTCTGCTAATAAATCTGGATCACTAAATGTTGTTGAAGGACGAGTTGTATATGCACCCAAACTTGCAGGGTTTAATGTCACACTAGCTACGCCGGTGCCGCCGATTCCATTATCAGCTGTTGTACTTAATGAACCGATGTTACGGTTTCCGAAATATTTTTTATTAAGAGGTCTTCCCATTTGTTTGTCTCCTTGACGTTCTAGGCCATACGCTGAGGGATTTCAGCATAAATCCAACGATTAGTCAGATATATTATGACTGTAAGTATTTATCCTTAAACGCTAAGATATAAAAAAAGGGCTCCGAAGAGCCCTTTTATATAAGTCATACCTAAGTATAAATTAGCTAAATTTAACGTTTCCGTCAGTGATAGCAACTTTACCTAAGTAATCGGCGGCATTCCCAAGGCTGCTGGCAGTGTTGCTGAGCTCCACGTAGCCATATCTCGTCATAAATGAAACGGTTGGTTCAAATGTTGATGGGTCAAGAACAACACCAGAACTCATTAATGGGATATATGGACAGTAGAACGCTGCTGCGTCTGATTCTGAACCGCCTTTATAACCAACTAAGATTGGTGTGCTGTCGTTTGCATAGCTGTTTACATAAACTTTCAATGCATTGTTTAAAGTACCAACGAATTTTGTGTTAGTTGGAGCTTCAAAAGTACCTTCAGTAGTACGAGCAAAAGCTGAAGTTGTAGCAGATTGCAAGATAGTTAATGCAAATGGAGATACAACTGCCCAGTTACCAGCGCCACGACGAGTACGTTGTGCAATTAAGTTAGAAACACGGTTGATTTGGATAGCCAACGCAGCGTGTTCATCACCAACGAAAGTAGCTGTACCAGAAACTTGTGCTTGGTCATAAGTTTGAGTAGCTGCACCAGCCAATGAACTTAATGAAGCTAAGATTTCTTGATCAATTTCAGCTGTGATTTCCTGTGCTAAAGCAGCCATAATTTCTGCTTCAACATCAATACCTTGTTGAGCTTGAGCGTCTTGAGCCGCTTCAAATGTCCAACGAGCACTCAATTTACGAGTTTTCGCTTCAACAGTTTGTTTCAAGATTTGGATGCTCATTCTGTTACCAGCTTGTCCTTCCAAAGTAGCTGTAGAAGCTGCTTTACCAGATGCTGTATTACCAGAATATGCTTCCGCAATTTTGAATGGGCTTAACGCTTCTTCACCAGCTACCACACCAGCTGCTGATGATGTATCTGAGTAACGTACACGTAAAGTATGAATTTGTCCAACAGGACCGGTTAATGGTTGTACACCTACCAATTCGTTAGCAATAACGGTTGGCATAACACGACGAATAACTGGTAAAATTACACGGTTTAAAGTTGCAACGTTACCTGCTGATGTCGCGCCAGCGGTTGGTGATTCCACCAAATATTTACGAGTGTTTTCTAAAGTAACACCCATTACTGATTTTTTTGTGCCTTGTAGACCTTCTAATAGGGCTTCTTTAGTTTCTGCCCAACGGCCATTAAGTAATTCTGACATTTAATTTCTCCTTAAATTTAAAGCCCAGCTAAACGGCGAATATCAATGATATTAGATTCCGCTTCGCTGCTACGAGTGATTGTGGAAGTTTTATTTCCAGTTATTTCTTTAGCCTCTACTAGTGCCTGTCTCTTTTGTGGAGCTTTGCCAGCTATAACGGCTGGTAGATACTTTTCGAAACTTTCATTTAATTTTGAGGTTTTTACGCTCTCCATTAATTCGCCCATAATTGAACGTTGCTCTTTATTTAATGGAGCTAACAATTCACTCATGATTTCTTTTCTTTGTTGAGATTCCTTCAACATACGAATTTCTGCTTGTTTACTTTCTAAAATCTTCTCTGCAGATAATACAGCTTTCGCTGCTTCTTGCATCGCTTGATCTTTCATGTCTATGACTTTGAGTAATTTAGCAGTTTCCGAATTCTCATTCAAGTAACTGGTCTGATATTCAGCAGCAAAAGCCTCGAATAACTTACGACCGAACTCTTGACGACGAGCAGCTTCAATGTCTTCTTTTAATGATGTAATTTCAGAACGTAGTCCTTTATTCACAACACTTTCAACCATTACCGCAGCACGTTGAACAAATTGTTCTTTTACTTTTTTGATTTCTTTACGACCTTCACGAAGTAATCTTACTTTTGTTTCGGCCAAATCTTGTTTATCTTTGTAGAACTCTGTAATTTCTTGAGCTAGAGCTTCAACAATGAAGTTTTCTAATACACCAAATTTACCTGCCATTTGCATTTGATCTTCGTGCAATTCTTTCACTTCTGATGCTAATTGACGTGTTACGAATGTTTTCATAACATTAGCACTTTCAGTGATTTTTTTAGCATATTTAACTTTCATTTCTGCTAATTGCTTACGATCATCAGCAAACTCGCCAATTTCACTACGAAGTTGGTCAGAGATCATGTGATCTACTGCTTCAACCATCGTTGCTTTATCGTGTTCGTATTTTTGAGCGAATTCTTCTCTTAGTTGTTGACTTACTTGTTCACGGTTTTCTAAAATTTTACGGTCCCAAGCTTGTTCAATTGACTCTTTAATCTCTCCAGAAATCACATTGCTTTCAAATAATTTGTTTAATGCATCTAACATGTGTTTCTCCTATTATTGGAGATTACTTATTATGCCTAATAAGCTCTCTTTGAGATATTTTTGCGCCTGTGAATCACCTTTCACCTCTTGCGCTACGCGAAAGGCATTATAACCACCTCTTGTATTCATTAGGTGTTCATAAATTGGTGTTGGGTAAGCACCTGGAGCACTGGGTTGAGCTACCATATCTACTGTGATAATCTCAAAATCTGATACTGAATTGGATCCATCACTACTGACGTTTCCAGAACCTCTAGAGGAGACACCTAATTTAACTCCGCTTTCCAACATTGTTTTAATTAGTTGTCCCATAGGGGTTGGCAAGATTTTAAGCTTGCCATAACCATTTGGACCATCCATCCACATATTAGTTATCATATGTGATACACGGTCCAAATTTATTTTTAGATCATCTGGATGATCCACTTCTCCGCACACTGAATATCCATTTTGTATTTGATCATTTAACGTTTTAACAGCTTTTGTGATTTCACTAACTGGGTAAACACGTTGATTCGCGTTGCGGATCGCACCTTGTATGCAAATGCCAGACATATATAATGTTTTTTCTGGTGTACCATGAAAATTATTTTCATCTTTTGATTCCAAAACACATTGTGTCATATTTGGTGCGATAGTTTCTTGTAATAAAATTTTCATCTTCGTATTAATTCTTCCTTAAATAGTTCCGCATCACCAAATAATAAATTAATTTTATTAATACTGATAGCATATGCATTATTAACAAATGAAGGTTTAATGATTGGAATTCCAGATAACACCGAATCTGCATATTTCACAAATTCCTGATATTGTGTATCGTTAAATGAATTTATATGAGTTATCATACCTTTTCTTTGCATACTATGTTTTTTATCATCATTTTGCCATTTAGAACCTATTTTAATCTTTGCTTCAGTAGAATGTGTTTTTCCATAATGTGGGTTATTCATTCCGTGCTTCGATGGTAATGATTTCTTAATTTTATTTTTAATTTCGTCGGTCAACTTTATTCCATATCGAGGATTTAATTCCCCTGGAAACCCATAAAATTCCGTTGATTTAGAATTTTTTTTATAGGAAGTTGACATTTCATTCCAATTATTTATACCAATAGTGTTTATAATAGTAATTATCATATGTTTTTTTGCTTTTTTATTCAAATTAACAAATCTGATATTATAATCCTGAATATTCTTATAACTATTAGTCGCATAATCTAATATAACTTCTTCTAACTTTTCATCCGTATCTTTAATTTCAACAATAGTAGATATATTATACTTTGTATCTTTATATAAAAAATCAGGAATTTTACGTTTAGTGGATATTGCTGATTGTAATGAGAATGGTTCTGTGACGAAAGATACCTGTAAAACAGTATCAAGATATACAGCGAATATAAATTCAGAATATGATCTCAAATACTGGTCTTTATATCTCCCACACATTCCCATTCTCATGTTCATTCTCCGAGTACTGAATAACCGTTTTGAATCTGATCGTTAAGGGTCTTAACAGCCTTGCTAATCTCGCTCACAGGGTAAACACGTTGATTTGCATTACGGATACCGCCTTGAATGCAGATACCAGACATATGCAATGTTTTACCTTCTCTATCGTCAGATTCAACGATCATTTGTGCTTCGTTGAAACTGAGGTTTTCTCGGAGATATAACATATTTTATTTTCCTAATCTTTTGGTTAAACTTTTATTGTTTACACCTGATACAGAATTTGGTTTACCAGAACCTGCACCAACTACTTTATTACCTTTATTGTCACCAAATCCACCTGGTTGTTTTGTTTTGAATGCGGTTTTACCTGCATTTGCACCTGGTTTATTGATGTTTCCACCATCTTGAAGTTGTGTAGAAGGTTTAGCTAAACCACCTTTTGTACCACCTGATGTTGTAGAAAAGTTTTGTGCGATGTTAGCAGTTGTTCCACCCATATCATTTTTCATGTTATCGATAACTGATTTGTTTTGAATACCGTTATCACCATGTTTTGGTAATGCAACTTTATTTACATATTCCATGAATTGATTGAATTCATCATCTGATTCTCTTACAAATTGGTGTGTAATATGTACTTCTTTAACTTCCGCATCATCATCACCTAAATCAGCACCAAATTCGTCTTCTGGTTCACCACCAAATTCATCACCACCAAATTCATCACCTTCTTCATCACCACCAAACATATCAGCGTGTTCTGGCTCACTTTCTTCACCAGATAACAATTGGTCGAATTCAGCTTTCAATTCTTCTAACGCATCTTCTAAGTCTAATACGCGATCTTCTAGCTCGCCTTCACTTTCACCATCATCTTCATCATCGCCGAATGCTGGTTCTTCATCATCAGAGTCATCAGAGTCAAACGGATTTTCTGAATCATCTTCAGCATCATCTTCTTCAGAATCCATGTCTGTTTCTTCTTCCTCTTCTTCCTCTCCTGGGAAATCTGATTCTAATAATTCTTCGTAAATTTCACGTGATTTTCCAACAACAATGTTGTGGAAAATTTCTTTTGCTGTTTCTTGATCTTCATTAATCAACGCTTCAAGCATAGCTTCAAATTGTGCTCTATCAGTCATTTTAATCTCCTGTGATATTTTCAAGGCTGTAATATATTTACACTACTTATCAAAAATAGTGCTCAAATGCATAAAAAACGCCAGTTTTTTATTTATATTTTTTTTAAATAATTACATTGGCGATGCAGGTGGTGGTGCAGCATACATATCATGAATAAATTGTAATTCACTTTCCTGTTCTAATAGGTGCGCTTCACTACTTTTACGCAATTCATTCAGTTGTCTAAATGTCAACCTAGTTTTACGAGTATCTCCTCGATGCATAGTTGTAGTGTCACGCTCAGGACTATAACGTAAGTCATTGGCTACGTGCCTAGTATCCGGGTCAATATAAAATAGTTCTCTTAAAATCATATTGTATTTATGCCACGGGTGCTGTAGATGGTGCGCTTGCAACTGGTGGAGCTGCAGTACCTGACATATCCATAGGCATATCTCCTTCCATTCCATCTGGTGCTGTTAAATCACCGGCCATTCCCAAATCGCCTTCTATACCAGCAGCAGATAACCCAGCGCTACGCATTTCTCCAGCTGCATCAGTATGAGTTGGCATTCCTTTACCATTTTCTTCTGCCCACAACCGTTCATTATCGGCCATTTCATCATCTGATAATCCTAAGAATCGTTTTAATGCAAACCTATTACTCATAAATGGTACTTGTTGAATTGTATTAAATGTATTAATACGTTCACTATCTAATGCACTTTGTCTCGTACTTGCAAAATTCATTGGTGGATTGAAATTTAATTCAAATAAATTTGAATCAATATTAACTCCACATGAATTCATATACATTTTGAATTCTGAATCAAACGATTCCGTTATTAACCATTGTAATCTTTCACAATATTTGTTAAATCTTAATTCTTGAATATATGCTGTTCCAACACGACCATCATTAAATGATGCTTGGCTATCATCTGCGCCAGTCGGTAAGTATGAACTAGGAATACGTAAACCACGGAATAATTTATTTGTGAAATATTTCAAATCATCAATTTCACCTAAATTAGTACCACCAGGTAAAACATCTACTTTACTTCCACGACCATCAGCAGTCATTGGAAAGAAGTAATCCTCATTTATTGATAATGGATTGTACGCACTGTCGATAACATTAGAATTGTATGTATATACCCCGTGTTCAATTGCAAACGTATGGAAATTGTGATAAAGTTCAGCCCCATCAATAGTAAGTGTACCAACTTCGATACAGTCATCAAGTTCTCGAATTGATACAACTTTATGGTTGAATTCTTTTTTGCAATCCATAAAATCTTTCCAAGAGTTATACCCCATGTCGTTCAAAAATACATTAAAAGTATTTTTAGAAAAATTGTTAATATTAGAATTTCCTTTGATATCTTTATTTAATTGCTTAAAAATATTTAAAAAATTATTATTTTCTGAAATAGCATTATATGCTTCGCTTTTATATTTAATATCGTTAGTTTTGACAATATCTATTAAAATTTTTAACATAGATATGTCCCATTTCAATTTACGTACTGGCTGGCTTTTATTTTTTCCTTGCTCCCGTAAAAATTGTAGCCAAGATGAATATCCATAATTATTTAATATAGTATCAATAGTAGATCTTGAAATATACGGGGTTAATTTGCATATTTTCTTATCTTCTTTACTATTCAACGCATTGTAAATTTGCATAAATTCATCAGTTGATGAAAGTATTTTACTTGCATCTCGTTTTGTTATATTTGCATCTTTGACAATTGTTTTTAATATTTCAATCATTCTGTCATTGACTTTTAGTGGTTGATTTTGCCATGGCTCATTACGAAATGTTAAATTGTTCAATAATTGTTTTTTTCTGATTTCATACCTGACTTTATCAGATTTCATACGTTTCCAAGCTTGTTTATTCCCAGACGATATTTTAGAAAAGATTTTTGCTCGTTCGTCTGGTGATTTATTAAGTTTTGTGATTTTTCCTTTTTCAATAATTTGGCGTTTTTCATCATCTGACAATGTATTGTGATATGTACTATACTGTTCTGAATGCAATATAAAATGATCATAGCCGTTCATAAACCATAAATTTGATGGAGTATTATTGTATTTGTTGAAATCTTTATGATGGATTACTGATTTTTTTTCAGATACAATTGAATATACCATTTCATTATGCTGGGATCTATCCTTGAAAAAATTAGCAATTTTTCTATGTGTAAAAACCCATTTATTTGTTTTATGTTCAAAATACTGGTGGTATTGTGGGTCTGAAACATTATTTTTTTCATTAATAGAATATAACCTAGTATTAAAACTAATTAAGCTATCCTCATTTATTATAATATCTTTCGCTTCAACTTTACCTTTACCAACGATTGGAAAATTGTGCTCTGGCGTACATATAATGGTTTCACCATTATCCAGCACTAGTTCTATTACTTTTGCTGAACGCTGTGTTACTCCAGCCCAAGTAATCAATCCTGGTACCATTTCTCTAGTTTCTGGATTACAACTGAATGCCCAATTTTCTTTTCCTTGTTTAAATTCGTTAGCTAATTCTGCTATTGTCAACGAACGACCATCCAATAATGGAACTCTTGTGTCCATTGCAAAACATCCGCCACCAGACTGGCTAGGAATTCTACGTTGATGTATTTCGTTTTTAACACGTTCAACAAAGGCCATTGCCATGTGTGATGGCATATTACCGACATCAATATGAAATACCCTACGTTCAGGTGCACGTTGAATACGATAAATTAAAATAGCATCTTCTAATAACTCTTTTTGTTTATAAACTTTATAGACATTTTCTAATAAACTATTACCAAATGGGTAGTTGTTATCCAATCCTTCTGATAACGATAAATGAACTACATGTTCAGCATCAATAGCATGTTCAGTTTCCGCTAATCCAAATCTACTACCAGAACTAGAACTAGGATATGGTCCAGATGATCCTCTCTGCGCGGATTGAGAACCCATATATCCAGCACCAGAAGTCATTCCACCACCAGCCTGTCTTGGATTAATATTAGGAGTAATTTGTGTAACTACTAAATTTTCAAAATTCGGAGCCAAATCCTTAACGATATATTGCTCAGGTTTTTTACCATCACTTTCATTAACAATAATTTTTACAATTTTACTAGGATCTATCCATGACCATTTTTGTGTCTCTGGATCACGAATAAAAAATGCATCACCGTACTTGTAAACATTTCTGACGATTCTAAAAATTCTGGTGTCGAATTGTTGTAATTTATTCCATTGTTGGAGGTATTCACCAAGAATTTTTACTTCTGAATTGGTAGCTTTACTGCGCCATTTAACTGTGAATGGGCTCTTACCATCTTTTAATTTTTGGGTACAGAATTCTGCTAAAATATCAAGAGCTGCATTTACTTCTGGATCACTATCCATTACTTCATATTGCTGATATCTCTCAATTCTATTTGGACTTCCTGAATAAACATCTGGTAAATAACTAGAATAATTTGTTCTAGCTGGACCAGCCTTTGATGTATTACCAGAAATTGGGCTTAATTCTGTATTTGTTGCCACAGGAGTGAAGTATTTACGCCATGTCATTTATACACCCCACTTCATTGTATTGTTCGTTCATTATTATATTTCCTTATATTCTAGATCCGGTTGATTCACTAGCATACCTTGCAGATTTGTTGCTAGAATCACTTATTGATTCGGTGTGATTTACCATAAGCATTATATTCTTATTTACATCAATCATCACATCGTGTAGATCTTTTATTGTTATTGTATGAATTTCTTCAGATTGTTTTTCTTTAACAGGGGGTTGCTCAATTTTTGGCTCAGGTTTTTGTTCAACTGGTTTTATTTTTTCAATTAATGATGAAATTTGTGGTGCAATATTAAACATTTCTGGTTTGAATTCTGGGAAATTAGATACTTGAGAAACCAGTACATCCTTCAATGATTCAAATTGATTCATGATTGGGGTAGTGTCTTTATTTGGAGGTTCTTTGTTCAATTCTCCCTTTAATGATTCAAATTGATTCATGATTGGGGTAGTGTCTTTATTTGGAGGTTCTTTGTTCAATTCTCCCTTTAATGATTCAAATTGTTTAGAAAAATCTATATTACTAACACCATCAGTGATTGAAGAAAACATTTTAGGTAATTGTGATATAACTTCATTTGGTTTTACAACCATTTCATTATATCTACTCTCCGTCATTACTGATTCTTTACCACCAAGAAGCATTGGAGTATTTTCACCAAAATCTTCTATATCAGTACCTTTTTTACCAAATGAACCAGTATGTCTTTTTTCTAACGGTGTACCAGGTACAATATCAGACGGCTTAATTCCACCAGGCGTTGATTCGGTTGGTTTTGTTTCAGTAGCTGGTTTTGTTTCAGTAGTTGGTTTTATAATATTTTTTAAATCTTCGAAATTTTTTCTATTCTGATCACTAGTTTTATTATAATCACCAAGTGTTTTTAATACATCAGATATCGGCTTTAATCGTTCTGGTGTTTTTCCTAATTCTTTATTCAAGGTGTCCAATGCCCCAGCAGCACCAACTGCTGTTTTTCTCATACCCTCTGCTGATTTATTAAGTTCACCCATGACAACTGCACCCTCAAGTTGTCTTCCCTGAGCATCTTTAAGCTGTTGATTCTGAATTACTTCTGCTTTTGCGGCATCTACTGCCTTTGTTGGATCTGCTCCTGTAGTTTTAGCATAGTCAACTGCTGCTCGTTGTGCGTTTTCAGCGGCAATTGTTCCATCTTTTATTTTAATCAGCTGAGATTGCAATGCACCGGTACTGTTTAGGGCCCAATTAGCATATTCGCTTGATTGCGTTCTAGCCAGAATATCAGCTTTCGCTTTTTCTAATGCTGCATCAGCAGCTTGTTTTTCAGCTGCCGTTGTAGCATTTTGTTGGGCTTTAACCGCACGTTGAAGTTCATCTCCTGCTCCACCCAATGCTATTAAAGTATTTTTTGTATCCTCACTTAGCTTTGTTCCAGCTGCAATATTGGCAGCTGCATCCATGATAGGCTGTCCAAGTGCAGATAATTTCCCTTGTGTTAATTGGAATTGGGCACGTTGTTCTTCAGTCATTAATTGTAATTCTAACTGCCGTTGTGCCGACTTGGTTTTTGCCGCCATTTCATCAGCAATTGCATCTCTACTTTTACCAGTAAGTCTAGCAGTTTCATCGAGTTGCAATGATAGCGCCGCCCCAGCATTTGCTAAATCCTGTCGAGCCTTGGCATCACTCATGTTAGCTCTAGTAGCCATACCCATTACTGCGGTGCTTTTAGCGATTTCGTTAGTATTAATACCAGCAGCAATCATTTGTTGTCCCAACGGGCCTTCTAATGAGCGTTTAACGGTATCTGAAAAATTTTCACCAGCGACACTAGCATTTCTACCAAACCCTTGTAATCTTCCATCTGCATCACGCATGGTTTTTGTATATTCATTAATTGTCATACCGGCTTGTGCAGCTTGTTGATTCAAGGCGGTGAAACTGCTATTGGCTAAACCTTGCTTTCCTGCTTCATTAACAGTGTCGCGGCCTTCAATAATGGTCTTAACAGCACCTCCGCCAACCGGTAGTTTACTAGCAGCGGTTTTCATTGTGTCAGAAAATGCAGTAGTTGAACTACTTAGATTATTAAATCCAGTAATAACAGGCGCAATCGATCCACTCAATTGCAATAATGATTGAGTGATTTTACTAACATCCAGTGAAGGTGAAGTTACATTTTTCCCACCAGTAGTTGATGAATTCCCACCAAAAACAGAGTTTAATGCTTCCTTAAACCCATTGACTATTTCTTGATCAGCCATAATAAAAAATTCCAAAAATATGCGTATATAAATACTCTTATATTTATCAGGAGATATTAATGTCAGCAAATCCATTGCAGAATTATTTTAGACAACCAAAAATTTTTATTGATTTACCAAGTAAAGGAATTTATAACAGAATTGGTACAATTGATGGACCAACAGATAGATTACCAGTTTATGGTATGACAGGTATGGATGAGATTATTGCAAAAACACCAGATGCATTATTATCAGGAGAAAGCTCTGTAAAAATTATTCAAAGTTGTTGCCCAACTATTAAAGATGGCTGGGATATTTCAACATTAGATAGTGAATTAATTTTTGCTGCTATAAAAATTGCAACATATGGAAATGATATGACTATCGGTCACGTATGCAAGGCATGTGGTGAAGTTAATGAGTATACCGCTGAATTATCAAATGGAATAGACCATTTAATGGCATGTAAATATGATAATAGAATAGTAATAAGAGATTTAATTATAAAAACTAAACCATTTAGTTATAAACAATTTACTGATTTTAATATCAAGAATTTTGAATTAAGACAGAAATTATCACAAGTAGAAAAATTAGAATCAAAAGATGAACAACAAGAATCAATAAATCAATTATGGTTGGAATTAGCAGAGATTCAAAAAGATTCAATTGTTGCTAGTATAGATTCAGTGCAAACTGCAGATATGACAGTTTCTGAACGTGGTTTTATTTTAGAATGGGTTGAGAATTGTGATAAAGAAATTACCGATGCCATAAAAGCACAAATTGAAAATACAAAAAGACAATGGAGTATTCCTCCAATGTCAGTTAAATGTGAATGCGGTCAAGAAGCATTTCTTAATATAGATCTAGATTATTCAAATTTTTTCGACAACGCCTAATTGGATTATCATCTGAAGAAATAAATGAATATCTAGTTAGGCTAGATGACGAAATTAAACATCTTAAAGAAGATTATTTCAAGATAAGTTGGTATATGAGAGGAGGTGTATCTATTAATGATTTAATGGATAGATACACCTCCGAAGATCGAGATATAATGTATAATATTATTAAAGAAAATATCGAAACTACTAAGAAAACTCAATTACCATTAATTTGACGGCTTGAAATTAATCTCACCAGTCGTCTTATTTTTAACTAATGATGGAGAATAATATTCCCAATCATCTGGATTGTAGGCAGCACTTGCAGGTTGCTGACCATTAGCAGGAGCGGCTGTGTTAGCTGGTTGTGCAGTATTCACCGGTAATGTGGTATTATCAGTAGATGTTGTACTAGGACCAGATGTCTGAGAATTTATCCCTTTGAATGCATCAATCATAGTGGTAATAGCACCACCAGCAACGTCGTTGGCCGTTATATCACCAATAATAGGTGATGCCAGTTGATTAGCAATAATAGATGCATTTTGTTCATTATTCATCCATTTTAATGCACCAATTGCACCAACAGTAGTTAACCCATCAATAACAGTTCCTAATGGACCTATATTACCTTTCAATCCAAATAATTTTGATAGTCTTTGTAAAATGCCTTTTGCAATTCCACCTGATACTTTTGCTGCGCCTAATGTAACAATAGATTCTGTTAATTTACCTACCAATGCACCTACTTCTCGTCTTCTATATATTTCAAATTCTTCTGTTGACCAGTTTCCTGTATCAAGATATCGTTGTTCAGCAATGTCAATGTTATTGATATATGTTTGAATTGGTTCAATAAAACCAGTAAATCCAATGTATAAAGAAGCTGCTGCTTTAATCCATTCTATCAACGTTCCACCAACAGATTTAATGTTAGATGTCATTTTTTTAAGGTCAGCTACATTCTTAGTAAATTGTATATCTTTCAATTTATTTGCATGTAAATTTTCTATTTTCTTAACTAACCCAGGATTTCTTTCTAGTTCATCAGCAAATGTTGGACCCCATTTCCGGGTTGATCTAATTAAATCAATATCCAATTTACCTTCATGATTAATAAATCTAGCTAGTTCCTCCAATTCATGTTTGGTCGAACCCTTTCCAATTCCTCTCATTAATGCATCCAATGCACCACCAAATACCTTAGATTTGATTCCTTCGTTTAATTCTTCATTTTTACTAATAATTTCGTATACTTTCATTTTATTAATCCGTCAATCATGTATTTATTCATAGGAGGGGAACATGTTCCCCTGTTCATCGCTATCGCTCTTCACTATTCTCTTATTATCAATAGTAATGCAACCTGTCCTATACTCATTTAGATTATGATTTACATATTTTGCCCCCCGAAGGGAGCAAAAAATAATAAAAATCTCATTTGAGTTACTTCATTACCTAGAGTTACACTGATTACAGAGGCGGTTGGCCGTTACCTCGAAGTGCGTTTTTGTTTCTGATGTCCAACGGTGGTAATAGGAAAATACTCTAGTCATATTCCTATTACGTCTGGGAATTACCCAGTCTTTTAGCCTTTTTTCATTTGTTCAAATTTTCGAAATTGGTTGTACGGAAGGCGTATCCAATCATCATCTACATCACGAGGTGTAGGTAGTCGAAAAAGTCACTGCTTCTGCTCAGTTGTTACGCTCAATGCGAAGAACATTCCATTGCCAACGGCACCTATCAATCTACCGGTGCGAGTATTTCAGAAGTGTGGAGCCTAGAGATGCCTTATTTTGTGCCTTTGATACACAGTGATTTAACTAATTTTTGATTATGTTCAAAAAATGCATCATAATCAAATATTTGCCAAATACCATGTTTAATAGAATGGTATGAGTTATATGGTAATTGGTGCCATTGTGGTGCCTGTGGTACTGCTATAAATTTGCCTTTTCTTGTTATCTTAAACATTAAGATATTCATGTCGCCTTCATCAGCCACTTCAAGTAATTGAGATAGCCAAGTTTCTAATTGTTTACATTCACCTTGCATTAGTTGGTGAAATGGGAAATCTGCATATGATTTACATTCACAATTAAAGTATTTCCATTTATCTGGTGGAATAATATCACCTTTCATCATTCGGATTTGACCTTCATGAAGAAATTCTTTCCTGGTATTATTCTTACCTCCGATAAATGCACCCGAGTTTGGAACTCGAATAAATTTTGATTTATATAAGATAGAAAGATGATTTGCTACATCTCTTTCCCAACTATTGCCTTTATTTTTAGATTTGCTACTCATCAGTTAGTTATCTTCTGATGGGTTCACTCTACCTTGAATCTGTAAAAGTTTACGTTGTTTTCTAGTAGTTGATTTGAAATTTCTATCTTTATTGGTTTTATCTTTAATTTTATTAATCCATTCTAAAATAACTTTACGTTGTTGTTTAGACAGAATATTAATCTCATTTAACCAATATCTGGCATCTTGACCAGCTCGTTTAGTACCAGCTTGTGTCCAATGCAAATTAGCTTTATAGTATTGTTGGAAAGCATGAATTAGGTTATCGTGAATTTCATCGTCAGTTGGAATTTGATCCAATTGCCAACTATAAACTCTCGGTGCGTAATCTTGTTTCGGTTCAACTTTTCTACCCATGACACATATTATACACAAAAAAATAGGGCTTGTCAAGCCCTATTTTAATATATTTTAAATTATTTTTTTAATTTACATTGTTCACCATGCCATCTAGAATAATTTCCTATTGAAACAGTTTTATTACAGTATTCACACGTTTTAGGTGGTATATCTTTTAGATGTTCAGCAACCCATGGTTTTCCAAAAGACGGATTCTTTTCTTTTTTAAGACCAACTTTTGGATTTCCTTTCAATGCTTCTGCAATTTTTTTATTATGTTCTATTGGTCTATTGATTGCATAGTTTTTAATACCAATACTTTGCTTTGCCTTTGTTTCAACTGAATGTTTCTTACCGTAATGCGGTGAAATTTCACCAGTCTTTCCATACATTGGATTTTTATCACCTAATCTAGCTATGCTTTTTTTATTTCGCGTAATTAGTGATTCTTTCATTCCTAATTTATTTCCTGGATCGAAAGCAGCATTACTTCGGTTATAACTGTTACTGTTATTTTTTGCATCTAGAATTACTAGATATTTTGTTTCTAGTTTTCGTATATAAGATGCTTCCCCTATGACTAATATTTCATATTTCCAATCATCTCTGTTTTCTAAAATCATTGGTTTAACAATTTTACTAGAACATATATATTTCTCATGAAGGGCTGGTGACCAACCCTTCTGCGTTTTCGAACCTATATACCACATACCAGTGGATAGCTGAGTCCACTTATATAAGTATGGAATAGTATTATTCTTTATATTCTGGATATTGATAAGATGTGAATCCATTTTCTTTTGATACTTTTAATATATTATTAACTCTACTTGCTAACTCATCTTTATGACTGATCAAGAATACATTTTTACTTCTTTCTCTTGCAAATTTTTTCATAATTCCAATGGCATTTTCCACACCATTTGTATCTAATCCATTGTCAACTAATTCATCAATGAATATTAGGTTAATTGATGAATATAAACTTTCATAAACATCGCGGAATGCAAAACTTAACCCCAATGTCACCCGTGTCATTTCCCCACGACTGAGATTAAAGAAGTCTAATTCTTGACCAAGTTGAGTAATTTCAACTGATAAATCATTTTGGAATATTACCGTATGTGGTAATCCCATTTTATCTAGATAATAAGTTAATCTGTTATTCAAATAAGCTAAATTTTGATCAATGATTTTTTTACGAATAAAACTATCTTTATTAGTCAGTAGCTTTTGTAAAAATTCTTGGTGATCTTTAAGTTTATTCAAGTCATTGATGATATCCCAATTTATAACTTGTAATGCTTCACTTTTCAATTCAATAATTTGATCATCGTATGGATTAACTTCAACTGCTTTTGAATTTAATTGAGTGGTTAAAGTGGTCAAGTTATTTTGATGTCTAAGTGCTTCTTCTACTGTATCATAAAATGTACTAGGTTTAACTCCTATATCACCTAGATGGCAGATTGCGTCATATGTTCTAGTCCAATCGGCTGATACTTTATCATGGTATCGTTGTGCTTCTATGACGTTATCGGTTGCTGTTTTTAACATTTCAGCATGTTTATGGTCATGTAGTTCTTGTTCACATGTAGGACACTTGTTTGATGATAATGTTTCAGAATCATTTACATATTTTGTTAAAGTTTTGGTTGCTTGTCCTAGCGCTGTATCTAATGTTGCTAACTCTTTATTAAAGCTTTTCAATTCTGTTGATTTTTCATCATGAATTTTTAAAGCAGCATGTGCTTGAATTTCATTTTCTATATCAAGTCCTTCTAATTCAACAATTGATTTAGCAATTTTTTCTAAATCTGAATTATGTTTAGCATTCCACGCACGTTGACTCATCACCAATGTATCAATGCTTTGTTGAATTCTTTCATTTGCTTTTTGTGTAGCATCGAGATTTGCTTTTTCTTGAAAAATTAACTCCTTGGTTTTTTTGATTTCTTTACTAAGAGCCTCTGCTTTCTCACTTAACAAGGTTATCCCTAATAATTGCTCAATAATAGCGCGTTGATCACCTGCTCTCATTGATAAAAATGGTTCAGAATAAGTATTGAGTGCTAAAATATGTTTGAACATATCATGACTCATTCCTAATAATTCATTAATATCTTCTTGGGTATCCTTTGATTCACCTTGACTATCACTTTCCTGATTCTTTATGGGATCACTTACATTAATAAAATTAAAGATAGCTGGTTTTCTACCACGTTCAATTTTATAATCAATACCATCCTTGGATAATGTTAATGTAACCAACATATTTTTATTGTTGATTTTATTGATTAAATTATCTTTCTTGATATTAGTAAGTGCAACACCATATAATGCAAAACTTAATGCATTGACAATCGTTGTTTTGCCAGTTCCGTTTCTTGACCCAGAATCATCACCACCTTGATCTAGGTTTTCACCTAATACAAGAGTTAGATTTTCTGCAGTGAAATTTACAGCTTGGGTTTGATTCCCTACGCTCATAAAATTCTTGACGGTTAATTCCTTAATGGTTATACTCATAATCCGTTATAAATGTCTAATAAAGTGTTTTTGTTAAAAGTATCAGATTCGATACTCACGATTTGGTTTGCTACTATTGTATCAATACTTTCAAATGCTTGGACATCGATATCTGTATTGATTTCAACTGCTTTTTTCTCAGCAATTAATGTTAATTCACGAAGTCTATAATCACCAATATATTTTTCTTTAATAAAACTGGCTTCTTCAAAACTGATATCAATATCTAAGGTGACTCGTAAATGCTGTTTTGGTTTTAGAATTTTATCAGCATCGTCAATTAGTTGACTGAGTTTAACAGTTCTAAACGTTGGTTGGTTGGGCCATGCATGATATTCTGGTTGACCATCCCAAGCGAGGATCATCATTCCGCGATCATCATCCCATGTATCTGCGTAGTTATGTGGAAACGCATTACCGATATAGTGCATATTACCACGGTTTTGTCTTTTATGAAAATGACCACTAAATCCAAGTTCATAATTTTGGAATTGTTCCAAACTTATTTCACCATGATCTGGCATTTGCACCATTGCATTCATAAAGAATGATGGTAGTTCAAAATGCCCGAAAATATATTTCCCACCTTTTTTACCGATTGATTTCCATTCATCACCTACCAACCAAGGGCATAAAGTAACATTACCGATGGTTTGTGGATGATGGACTACTGTAATTCCTGGAATATATTTTCCAAATTCTACAGAATGGATATCACGTTTATCCTTGTAATATAAATCGTGATTACCTGGAAAAAAGAAAAATTGTTCAAATGCTTTTCCTAGTTTTTCGAGTGATCTTAGACTAGCATCCATTGTTGTAATGTTTAAGCTATTACGATTATGATGCCAATCCCCCATAAAGATACCGGTATCGCATCCTTCCGATGTTGCTTTTTCAATATACCAATCAATAAAATCTTCGCAATCTTGGTTGTGAACATTGCTATTACTTTTTAATCCAAAGTGGATGTCGGTAAAGACAGCCACTTTTTTAAATAAATTATTCATTAAATCCTTTTAATCGTGATCATCGTTATATCGTCTTTCACCGGCTTCAAAATCACCGGAATTAGTACGAGTAAACGATGGATTTAGTCCATTCATTTCCAAAATATCATCTCTGATGTTTTGGTTCCGTTTTTCAATATTAATAACTCTAACAAAAGAGTTGGTAACCGCTGCTGTAAAATAAGCAAACGGGTTATCAGATTTCGATTCATCGAATTGAAGTCCAATTTGGGTCAATTGTAAAATTGCTTGACCTCTCATTTCATCATTATAAGTATATCCTCTCACGTTACCACGAGTAGCATATCTTTCACATAATTTTAGCATCATTCTTGCTAACGTATCTGTAATTTTTCCAGCATTTTTATCAAAGTATCCAGTTTCCAAATCACCTTTCCAATGACTTTTACCAACACAGATTAGATTATCATCTTCATCAAATTTCCAATGTTGGAAAGGTTTGAAGTTAACTTTAGCTCTTTTATCTGCTTCTGATTTTGGATTTTTTTTACGACCATGTTCTGTCGGGATGTGATCATATGACATAATTCTGAATATTAAATCCGTTTTTAATATCTTTTTATAGTTTATTTCACAATCTATTAATTTTACTTTTTCACCTGATGCTTTTCTAGAAGCATAATCAGCTTCTGAAAGCCGTTTAGCTCTATTTCTTTTTGCTTCAGCGATTGTCCGAACGTTAATTTTATCTAAGCTAGGTAAAATTATGTCATATTGGTGATAGCTTTTGTCAACAAAGCTACAGTAAGATGATTTTGATCTGTGAATCTCTAGTAACATGTCCTTGTTGTTAAGATAGTTTTTAGGGGTGGTTGTCATTGAATATATCCTTATATCTATTGGATTATAGCATAATCTGATGTTTTTGTCAACTAAATAAAGGTATGAAAAGGAAAAAATCATGTCAATTAATCTAGGACAAAGTTTACAATCGAACATATCTGCTGCACAAAATGCTATTGGTTCAATTGGATCGTCTGTTAATACAGCACAAAACTTAAAAGCTGCGTTATCATCATCATATAGTTCTGGTGGTGTTTTAAGCGCAATACGAAGTGTTAACATTCCAGCCGCCGGTGAAGCAGTCGGTGATTTAATGTCTGCTGTTTCTTCATTTGGTGGTGATGCAAACTCAGATGATTGGAGAGTAAGATTGAGTCTTGCTAATTGGATAACATTTAAATCCAGTCCTGTCTTGGCACCATTAAAGGAAGCAGGTGGGTTGATTTTCCCATATACACCACAAATTACTATATCAAATTCAGCAACATATTCAACTATTCAAACTGTACATACAAATTATACATTTAGATCATATAGAAATAGTGATCCAGGGCAAATACAAATTATTGCTCCTATGAATGTTGAAGACTCAACACAAGCCTTGTATTGGATTGCAGCATTACATTATTTAAGATCTTTAACTAAAATGTTTACAGGTAATGATCCAAAAGCTGGTAATCCACCTCCGATCATTTATTTAAATGGCTATGGAAATTATGTTTTTAAGAATATCCCGGTAGTAGTAACTAAAATTGATGTACAATTAAATGCTGAATGTGATTATATTGGATGTAATGTTGTAGGTAGTTTGGCTGGTGAAATTGCTGGAATTGCTGATTCTCTTGGAAGTTTGTCTGATACATTGGGTGGTGCAGTTTCTGGATTATCTGGATTATCAAATACTATTTCTGAAGGGTTAGGTGTAGTTGGTCAAACCGCTGGTGTACTAGGATCGTTGGGAATTGGTGGAACTACAAATGATGGGGTAACACATGTTCCTACTAGAAGTACATTCACTGTTCAATTACAACCAGTGTATAGTAGAGATAGCGCACGTAAATTTAGTTTAGACAGGTTTGTTTCTGGTGGATATTTAAATAATTCAGTGGGGTATGTATAATGTCAGCAATTTATTCAAATACAAGTCCATGGTATAATACATCGACTAAACAAAATTATTTAGATATACTAACTATTAGACCGGTTAGTGCGGAAGTTGATGATTTTTTATATACGATTGAATCTCAGTATACATATCGACCAGATTTATTGGCATTTGATATTTATGGAGATGCGAGTTTATGGTGGGTATTCATTCAACGAAATTTGGATGTATTGCAAGATCCTATTTTTGATTTCATACCAGGTAAAAATATTTACATACCAAAAAATAGTAGTTTAAGAACGGTATTAGGATTATAAAATGACAGATATAATAGGTGCAACAACTGCTGGTATATCATTAGCTAAAAAAATAACAGAAATAGTACCAGTTAATGGTTTATCATCTATAACTGATATGATATCAGGTGAATTAAAATCAATTGGTTCAATATTTACTAAAATTCCAGAACAAAAGTTTCCATTACCAAACCCATTATTTGCATATGCATCATATACATATACTCTTGGTATTGCTGGGTTAACAGATGATGACTTACACAATCCAGACACCACATATCTTTCTGGAAAACGATTACCATTAATATGTAAATCTGCGAATGCAGATCCTTCTAATAGGGTTAATACACCATATGGTAGATTTGATTTTTTCATTGATGATGTTGAATTAGAAAGTATTATTGGTTTTATGAAAGGATTTAATACTAACGTAAGTAAGATTAGATTCAAAATAACTGAACCATATAGTATGGGATTGTTTATTATTTCAGTTCAGCAACTTGCTCAAGAATTAGGACATGATAATTGGCGTGATGCACCATTTTTATTATCTATTGATTTTAAAGGTAATAAAGAAACAGGGCAAATTGATAGTATACAAAATACTAGTAAAAGAATTCCATTTATCTTTACTGATATTACGATGACGGTTACGGAATCTGGTAGTATTTATATGTGTGAAGCAATGCCGCATAATCAAGCTGCCTTGACTGACAATGTTTCTAAATTTAAAAGTGAAATAGCAATTAAAGGTAAGACAGTACAGGAAATATTACAAACTGGTGAAAAAAGTTTACAATCAGTTGTTAATCAGCGGTATAAACAATTAGTTGAACAAAAATTGGTTAGTGTAGCAGATGAAATATTAATATTATTTCCGCAGGATGTTTCATCATCAGCGAATAACAATTCATCAAAAAAAGAAAATAATTCATCAGCAGTAACTGATCCTGGTAATAGTTCAGAAAGTTCGATATTTAAAAAATTAGGAGTGACTAGAAGTACAGTAAATCAATCGTTAGTACAAGATTCAAAAGATTGTAATGTAATAGGAAAAGCAAGTTCTGGATTTAGTGAATATAGAACAGGAACTACGCCTATTGGGAAAGAAAATGCAGTATATGATGAAAAATCAGGTGGATTTATAAGAGCGAAGAACACTATTGATGTAAAAGAAAGTGATTTCAAATTTGCACAGAATACTGATATTCCCAATGCAATAAATCAAGTGATATTACAAAGTGATTTTGTAAAAGAAACCTTAAATGCTGCCAATTTAACCGCAGAAGGATATCGTACTGTATGGAGAATTGATGTACAAACATATAATTTAGGTTCAAAAGAAACACCTGAACAGGGTGTAAAGCCAAAATTATACGTATATAGAGTAGTACCGTATAATGCTCATGCTGGTAATATGATGCCACCTAATACCAAACCACCTGGATATGATAATCTAAAAAAACAAGTAGTTAAAGAATATAATTACATATACACTGGTAAAAATGTTGATATTAAAAATTTTGAAATAAAAATTAACAATGGATTTTCTTCGGTTATGGCAGTTGATGGTGGTAGGAAATCACAAGATGTAAAACAAGCAGCCGAAATGAGTGGAAAATCTGAACAACAATCTGCTAGCTTAATGTTAGGAAAAGGCAATGCACCGAGTAAGGAACTTGGCGTAATACCAACTATTGTAAAGTATATTGGAACAATAACCGGTACAGATAAAAAAGGTGGTGGTGGTGTAGAAACTGAATCTACCAGAGCTGGCCGATTATTCATGGATGCAGTAACTCGCGGGATGGATTTGATTGAACTAGACATGACAATAATTGGAGATCCGTATTATATTGTACAAAGTGGTATGGGGAATTATACTTCTAAACCTACCCAGTATATGAACTTGAATGAGGATGGTTCTGTTAATTACCAAAATGGTGAAGTTGTTATTGGTGTCAATTTTAGAACACCTATTGATATTAATCAACAATCTGGTATGTATGATTTTGGTGGTAAATCAAAAACAGCACCAGTGATGCAATATAGTGGAATGTATAAAGTGCTAACCGTAAATAGTACATTTAAAGGTGGTGAATTTGTGCAAACATTAAAAGGACAACGTATGCCTCTTCAAGAAAGCAAGCAAGAAGCAACACCAGATCAAACATTTAACACTAGTACTGGGATATCTGGTCTGTTGAATGATATTACAAAATTGTGGGATTTTTAATGACAAATCAATCGAATAACAATCATATGTCAGTGAATCAAGGGGAATCAAAACCAGGACCATTTTTGGCAAAGGTTATAAGTCATCTTGATCCTACTAATATGGGGATTTTAGAAGTAGAAATACTCAGAGCAGGTGCTGGTAATACCGCGTCAGAAGGACAACTACATCAAGTTCAATATATGAGTCCATTTTATGGAGTAACTAGTGAAGCGTATACAGCAGCTGACCCAGATGATTATAATAACACACAAAAAAGCTACGGTATGTGGATGATACCACCAGATCCAGGATCAACGGTTGTTGTTATTTTTATCGATGGAGATCCAAAACGTGGATATTGGATTGGATGTGTTATGGATAAAGGTATGAACTTTATGGTTCCTGGTCTAGCCGCGACTGAAAGTGTGGTAGAAACACAGACTGGTAGAGTTCCGGTTGCTGAGTATAATAAAAAAATAACAGAAAACACAGTAGATGCCACCAAAGTTAAAAAACCAAAACACCCATTAGCGGATGTTTTATCATCACAAGGATTGATAAAAGATGATATTCGAGGAATAACGACTAGTAGTGCTAGACGGGAGGCACCCAGTATGGTGTTTGGTATTAGTACACCTGGACCAACTGATAAAAGACAAACTGCTAAACGAGGACCGATTGGTAAAAAAGAACATCAAGTACCAAATGCATTTGTTAGTAGGTTAGGTGGTTCTACTTTTGTAATGGATGATGGTGATGATAAATTCCTCCGTAAAAAACCAGCTAAAGAAGCCGGTCCTGAATATGTTGCAGTTGAACAAGGCGAAACTGGCGGCGATGTTACAATACCACATAATGAATTAATAAGATTTAGAACTAGAACTGGTCATCAAATTTTATTACATAATTCAGAAGATTTAATTTATATATCAAATGCAAGTGGTACAACCTGGATTGAACTGACTAGTAATGGTAAAATAGACATATATGCACAAGATAGTATTAGTTTACATACCAATAAAGATTTTAATTTTTATGCAAATAGAGATATAAATTTAGAAGCTGGAAGAAACATTAATGTTAAATCTGCAAATAATATACATATAGATTCTGGTAAAAATACAAGTTTGATTATTGGTCTAAACGGAAAAATTACGACCAAGGGTAAATTAGATGTTAATACAACTGGTAGTAATAAATTTACAGCTGGTACAACCACAGAAGTTAATTCAGGTGGAAATCATATTATGACTGCTTCAAAAATTCATTCTAATGGTATTCAAGCTGCTATTGCGGAAGTTACTTCACAATTATTAACACATATTTTACCAATGGAAGATGGCAGTACTATCGAAACAATAATGCGTCGAGTACCAACGCATGAACCGTATCCACAGCATGAAAATTTAGATCCTGTCAAATATTCATCAGCTAATACTGATAGAAATGTTGATAATGAACGTACAACACCAACCGAGTCTATGAAAGCACCAGCTGATATGTGGCAGAAATATACAACTACAACCGATACATTTGCTAAAGTAAAAGGAGCAGAAAAATGAGTTCAAATGCTAGACTTTATGATAAAATATCATTACCAGCAGTACATAAACCAAATCAAATAACATCAAAAATGTATAAAGGTTTCAGTACAGTAAATACTAATACTGAAAATTTTAAGTTGTATGATTTTGAATTAATAAAACAGGACTTATTAAACCATTTTTATACTAGACAAGGTGAAAGATTGATGAATCCTACATTTGGTACTATTATATGGGATTTACTATTTGAACCATTGACTGAACATGTAAAAAATTTAATATTACAAAATGTTAATGAAATCATAAATTATGATCCTAGAATACGAGCTGAAAATGTAATAGTTACCCAATATGAGAGTGGAATTCAGATTCAATGTTCATTGACATATATGCCGTATAATATGACACAATCATTACAACTCAGATTTGATCAAGAAAATGGATTATTAATGCAATAATATACATACTTAATTAATTCAATAAATACAATTATTAGGATTAATTATGAGCTCAACAGATAGACAAAACAGACTTTTACTAGCTGAGGATTGGAAGAAAATATATCAATCATATCGAAATGCGGATTTTCAAAGTTATGATTTTGAAAATTTACGTAGAGTAATGATTGATTACATAAGACAGAATTACCCGGAAGATTTTAATGATTATATAGAAAGTTCTGAGTATCTAGCTCTTATTGATTTAGTTGCATTTCTTGGTCAAAGTATTGCATTTAGAGTAGATTTAAATGCTCGTGAGAATTTCTTAGAGTTGGCAGAGCGCCGTGATAGTGTTTTAAGATTGGCACGGTTGATCAGTTATAATGCAAAAAGAAATATTCCTGCACAAGGTCTGTTAAAATTTAATACTATTCAAACAACCGAAAATGTTATTGATAGCAACGGTAGAAATCTATCTGGGCAAATAATTACTTGGAATGATCCATCAAATTCAAATTGGTATGATCAGTTCTTTAAAGTTATAAATGCAGCTTTCTCACCAAATCAACAATTCGGAAACCCATCTGATAAAGCAATTATTCAAGGAACCCCAACAGAGCAATACAGATTTGAATCATCTAATGCTGACGTTCCGGTTTATTCTTTCACTAAGTCTATATCTGGTAGTAATATGAATTTTGAAATAACTAGTACTACATTCAGTGGACAAAATTACATTTATGAAGAAGCTCCGAGAATAGCTAATAAAATTGCCTGTGTTTATAAAGATGATGGGAAGGGGTATGGTAGTTCTGGAACAGGATTTTATTTTAATTTTACACAAGGTTCATTGAATACTGGAACATTTACAATATCTCAGCCAAGTTCAAACGAATCAATTGATATAGATTCCCAAAATATTAATAATAATGATATATGGTTATATAGATTAGATGCAAATGGAAGTGAATCAGAAATATGGACACAAGTTCCAAGTTTTGAAGGAAACAACATAATATATAACAGTATTGTTAAAAGCATTAGAAATATATATGGAGTTACTACTAGAGTTGGTGATTCAGTTAGTTTGACATTTAGTGATGGTACATTTGGAAACTTACCTCTTGGGACATTTAGAACTTATTATAGAATAAGTAATGGACTGTCATATACAATAAATACCCAAGATATTAAAAGTGTTTCTATAGCAATTCCATATACATCAATTACTGGCCAAATTGAGACATTATCTTTATCACTTAGTTTATCAACATCGGTGGCCAATTCAGATTCTTCTGAATCCAATAATAGTATTAAAGCAAATGCTCCAGCAAATTATTATACTCAAAATAGAATGATAACTGGTGAAGATTATAACATAAGTCCATTAAGTGTTAATCAGCAAGTACTTAAAGTTAAGGCTGTTAATAGAACATCTAGTGGTATTAGTCGATATTTTGACTTAGTTGATCCAACTGGGAAGTATAGTACCACAAATTTATTTGCTGATGATGGGGTTTTACATACAGAAACATATACGTCATCGACCAGATTTTCATATTCAACAAGAACGGATATTGAAGGAATTATCTATAATACAGTTTTAGATATAATTGCCAATCCTGGTGTTAGAAATTTTTATTATTCAAATTACATAAATTATGTAACAACCAGTATGAACATATTATGGAATTCTGTGACGACTGATTATAATTCGTCAACTGGTAATATAGGTAATGTATTAGATGGTGAAATATATGCTGTAGGAAGTTCAGTGAATACGTTGTTAAAATATGTTACTGCCGGTGCATTGGTAAAGTTTTCCGCACCATCAGGTAAGTATTTTGACACAACTAATAATAATAAATTAACAAATGGTGTTGCCACATCATTGGGTGCAAAAACTGAATTATGGGCTGAGGTAGTATCAATAGTGGATGATGGTCGCGCTGCAGGGTCTGGTATACTAGCAGACGGTACAGGACCGATTACCTTAAATAACGTAATACCTACTAATGCTATTATAACACAGATAATTCCAAAATGGAGAACCTCGTTAGATTCTGCTGTAGTGACAACTATGATAGATTTGATATTTTCTAATAAACCATTTGGATTGCGATATGATGCATCAACACAATCTTGGAAAGTTATATTTGAAACAAACTTAGATACATCATCAAATTTTTCATTATTGAAGCAGGGGATTGTTACTAATACACAACAAGATTCTAGTTGGATATTGTTATTTACGACAGATAATGAATATTATACAATCACCAGTAGGGAATCTAGATATATTTTTGAAAGTGATAAACAGCTGAGATTTTATTTTGATAGTAACTTGAAAATATATGATAGTAGAACTAATTCTGTAGTTAGTGACAGGATTAATATACTTGGTGTAAACAATCAACCTGATAGTACACAACCATATACTACAGATATAAAATGGGACATTGTTTCAGAGTATGTTGGATTAGATGGCTACATTGATACCAAAAAAATAATAGTAACATTTGCCGACACTGATTATAACGGAACTGTTGACAATCCTGAATCATTTTTAAATATTGTATCTCCAACTACTAATGTGTTAACAAAATATATAATTTTAGAAAAATATACAATTTCAATTGGTCAAGAAGATTACAGATATGTTTCAAATATAGATACTAAAGTTAAAATTTTACAATCACAATCTGATGTTGGATCATTGATTCAATATCGAAATGGACAATATTTTTATTTTATCGATACTGATGTAGTAAAACAATTAAAACTCCCATCTGGAACATTTACACCAACACTTGATTATAAGGTATATTCAGGTAGGGATAACTTAAAGTTTCAATATACCCATAGTGCAGACTATGATTCTAGAATAGATCCAGGTGTTAGTAATATTATAGATGTTTATGTATTGACTAAATCTTATGATATATTATATAGACAGTGGGTAAGCGGGTCAGTAATTAATATGCCATTGCCACCAAGTTCGGCTGAGTTGTATAATACATTATCATCTAACTTGAATTTAATTAAAGCTACATCAGATGAAATCGTATATCACCCAGTTAATTATAGAATATTATTTGGAAGTAAAGCAACTCCAGATTTACAAGCATCTTTTAAAGTTATTAAAACTCAAGGTCAAGTAATATCTAACAATGATATAAAATCACAAGTTATAAGTGCTATTAATGAATTTTTTGCATTAGAAAATTGGGATTTTGGAGATACTTTCTATTTTTCAGAATTATCAACCTACATTATGAATAAATTATCACCAAATATTTCATCAATTGTGATAGTGCCTAGACAGGGTACATTAAATTTTGGAAGCTTATTTGAAATAAAATCATTGAGTAACCAACTTTTTATAAATGGGGCTACAGTTGATGATATAGAAATCATTACTGGAATTACTACAAGTAACATTAAATCAGTGAGCGGAACTGCAGTTGATTCAACCGTTTCATCACAACAAGCAATAACAAGTTCATTATACGGGAGTAACTAATGGCAGATAGCACAAAACCAAACGCCAGTAATAACATTTCTTCAAGCTTTTTACCTAGAATTTATACAACAGATTTTAATAAAAAGTTTTTACAAGCTACAATGGATCAATTGATTAAACCTGGTACTGTTAAAAAAGTAAATGGATATATTGGTCGTAGAAATGCAAAAGCAACTAATGGGGATGACATATTTTTATCTGCGGTCGATGCAGTACGACAAAATTATCAATTAGAGCCAGGATTAGTTATTAAAGATTCATTGAATAATACTATATTGTTTAAAGATTATATTGATTATATAAATCAATTAGATGTTTTTGGAAGTGATGTATCAAATCATTCAAGAATTAATAAAGAAGAATTTTATAGTTGGGATCCACATATTGACTGGGATAAAGTATCAAATTTTCAGAACTATTATTGGTTACCTTATGGCCCGGATGTAATTAGAATATATGGACAGAGACATAAGATAGAAAGTACTTATACTGTTGTTATTGAATCTGAAGGTGATAATAACACTTATATATTTACACCTAATGGATTGGATAGAAACCCAACTCTAACCTTATTCAAAGGGCAGACATATAATTTTGAGATTAATAGTCCAGGAAACCCATTTAGTTTTAAGACACATAGAAGTTCTGGTACTAGTAATAGATATACTGATATTGGATTAAAAAATAATACTATAGAAACCGGTACTATAACATTTACAATACCATATGATGCTCCTTCTGTATTATATTATCAGAGTGAGAATGATACTGATTTGGGTGGAGTAATTCATATTTTAACCATTGAAGAAAATTCATATATCAATGTTGAAACAGAATTATTAGGCAAAAAAACATATGCATTACCAGATGGAACACCATTGAGTAATGGTATGAAAGTCACATTCGGTGGTAATGTAGAACCAAATGAATATTCTACTGGGAAATATTATGTTGAAGGTGTTGGTAACGCTATAACATTAGTGGATGAATCTGTATTAGAAATGACAAGTTCATATACATCTTCTGTTACTGTTCAGTTTGATACAACACCATTTGACAAAATGCCATTTAGTGATGCAACTTCGTTTGCAGGAACCCCAGACTACATCGTTATAAACAGATCTAGCCGAGATCACAATCCATGGTCTAGATATAATAGATGGTTTCATAAAGATACAATCGAATCAAGTGCTCGATATAACAATAAAATAGCAGAACTAGATCAATCTACAAGAGCAAAACGTGCAATCATAGAATTCGAAGCCGATTTAAGATTGTTTAACTTTGGTACAACTGCTATTAAAGATGTTGATCTTATTGATACTTACACAACTGATATTTTTTCAACCATTGAAGGTTCATATGGATATAACATTGATGGTATTGATTTAATAGCTGGTCATAGAATTCTAGCAGCAGCTGATACTGATCCAATGGTTAAAAATAAAATATATGAAGTACAAATTTTAGATTACGACCATTTATCATTGAATGGGGTTTCATTATCAAAAATAATTCACCTAGTTGAAGTAGGTAATCCTGAAACGGACCAAGTAGTTTTAATTCACTCTGGTGTTAAAAACCAAGGTGATATGTATTGGTTTAATGGTGAAAGTTGGGTAAAAACACAGCAAAAAACCTCATTAAATCAACCACCATTATTTGATGTTGTTGATGAAAATGGTGTGAGTTACAGTGATGCAAGTGTGTTCACTGGAACTACCTTTAACGGAACTAAGATATTTTCATATAAAATTGGTACTGGATCAAATGATTCTGTATTAGGATTTCCTTTATCATATAAGAATATTAATAATATAGGTGATATTGTTTTTAATTTTAATATGGTGTCAGATTCATTTATATATAAAGAACTAACCTCAGTTATTGATAAAAAAATTAATGTTGGTTATTTGTCAAAAATGGATTATTCTGGTAATATCATATATGTAAACGGTTGGCAAAAAAATACACTAGATAATACACAAGCGGCAATTAGAATTTACAAATCATCCAACCAAGTAAACAATTTTGAAATTGATATTTTTGATAATATTAATGAGTTAAGTGATTTGACAGTCAAATTGTACGTTAATGGTGTTAGATTAGACAAATCTAACTGGAACATTACTGATGGTCCTGTATACAAGGTTATACAGTTAGCTGTCGATTTAATGACCACTGATGTATTAACAATTAGAGCATTTTCATCACAACTAATTAATGAAACTGGTTACTATGAAATTCCATTAAATCTACAGAATAATCCAATGAATGATGAAATGACCGATTTTACTTTAGGGGAAATCATTGATCATGTTAATTCTATTGTTGACAATTTATCAACATTTGTTGGTTTTTTTCCTGGTATTAGTAATTTAAGAGATTTAGGTAATACATCACAGTACGGTACTCGATTCATACAACATAGTGGTCCAGCTAGTTTATCATTATATCATATTACAACTGAAACTAATAATATTATTAGATCAATTGAAAAGAGTAGAGATGATTACGGTAAATTCAAAAGAAATTTTATTAAAGTAGCTGAACAGACTGGTGTAGATACCGATATAATATCACATGTGAACTTGGTATTAGATAAAATTAATAAAGATAAACCAAATACTTTTCCTTATTATTTTAGTGATATGGCCCCATGTGGTGCAAGTATAAAAACTATTATACAAGTAGTAGATTATAGAATAAAACTTTATCCACTGACTACTGTATTCTCCATGGAATTACTTTCTAATAAATCTGTGATTGTATATGTCAATGACGAACAATTATTATATAGTCGTGATTATTATTTTGATACACAAGGTTTTGTTGTAATAACATCTAAACTGGTTAATGATGATGTAATAACCATTTATGAATATGAAAATACCGATGGGTGTTTCATACCAGAAACACCAACAAAATTGGGAATATTTCCAAAATATCAACCAATGATATATCTAGACACTAGTTTTGTAACTCCACGTTGGATGATACAAGGACATGATGGTAGTCAAGTATTAGCATATGGTACATATGATGTTAATGGTACACCAGATTACCGTGATGCATTGTTACTTGAATTAGAAAAGAGAATATATAATAATATTAAAGTAACATATGATACAACTATATTTGATATAAATGACATTATTCCAGGATACAATAGAAAAACTGAATATAGTTTGTCAGAATTTAATAATGTATTAGCACCTAATTTTTATAAATGGACATCGTTGATCGACCGTGATTTTTCAAAACCATTAAGTTTTGATAGAAGTAATTCATTTACTTACAATTATTCAGGTCATTCAGCACCAGATGGGAGTACAGTACCAGGATATTGGAGAGGTGTATATAAATGGATTTTAGATACTGATAGACCACATTTATGTCCATGGGAAATGTTGGGATTTACAGAAGAACCATACTGGTGGACTGATGTATATGGGCCAGCTCCATATACCAGTAATAACTTTGTATTATGGGATGATATAAGTAATGGATTTGTAAAAGAACCAGGAAAACCAACTATTAAATTAGAAAGATATGCTAAACCATTCATTACATCACATATTCCAGTTGATGAATATGGAGAATTAATAAGTCCTCTCATGTCTGATTTAGCGAATGGTATTATTACTGAATCAGTTAGTGGTGATTTTGTTTTTGGAGATATGAGTCCAATTGAATCAGCATGGAGACGTAGTTCGTATTATCCATTTGCGATAATAATTACTATAATGTTATTAAAACCAAATCAAACTATCGGTGTTTTATTAGATAGATCAAGAATTATTAGAAATAAAACCGACCAATTAGTGTATAAAGATACTGGCTTACGCATAAAACCAAGTGATATTGTATTGCCAAGCATCCAATCGAGTATAAATCGTTCACAAACATCTGGTATAATCAATTATCTAGTAAATTATATATTGAGTGATAATTTAAAATCATATACACAATATCAATATGATTTGACTAATATCACACCTAGAATCTCTCATAGACTTGGATCTTTTACTAGTAAAGAAAAATTCAATTTATTGCTGGATTCAAAAACACCATTATCAACTGGTAATGTTTTTGTACCACACGAAAATTATGATATAATTTTGAATAGTTCTAACCCTATTAAAAAGATTACTTACAGTGGGGTAATTGTTACAAAACTGCCTGATGGTTTTGAAGTAAAGGGATACAGTAAAACAACACCATATTTTAAATATTATGCATGGCAACAATCTGGTATTACAATAAATGTCGGTGGGATATCAGAAAGTTATCTTTTATGGACATCAAATCAACAATATTCTGCTGGTAAAATTGTAAATTATAATGGGAAATATTATAGAGTAAAATCGTTACATACAACTAGCGCATCATTTGATCAATCATATTATCAAATTTTACCTGATTTACCTATTATAGGTGGAAAAGATGCGATACTTAGAAAAAGATGGGATAGAGAAACAGCATTAACAATTCCTTATAATACTAAATTTAGAACAACACAGGAAGTTGTAGATTTTCTTCAAGGATATGGTGAATACTTAAAAGATCAAGGTTTTATTTTTGATGATTTTAATACTAATTTATCTAGTGTGACCAATTGGGAAACAAGTGCGAAAGAATTTTTATTCTGGACTACTCAAAATTGGTCAACTGGACAGGATAAATGGGATGATTGGGATGCTGATGCATTAGTATCATATGGGTCGATTGTTATGTATAATGGTGATTATTATCGTGCAATACGAAATTCGCAATCATCTATATTTAATACTAATGATTTTGTAAAATTGGATGGATTGAGTACAATTGGTAGTTCTGTAATTTCATTAAGCCCATCGGCTGAAAAATTGACATTCAGTTCGCCAATGTCAGTTGTTGATGATATTACTAATTCATTTAATGGTTATGAAATCTATCGTGTTGATGGACAAACAATACCATATAATTTTTTAAATTCTTATAGAGAAGATAATGCCGTTACTTACACACCGATTGGTGATGATGGCATTTATGGTGCAACATTTTTCTTAGTGCAGAAAGAACAAGTCGTCATTATTGATAACTCTACCATGTTCAATGACACGATTTACAATCCAGAAAGTGGGTATAAACAAGATAGAATAAAAGTAGCTGGGTATCTTAGTATTGGTTGGTACGGTGCTTTTGATGTACCTGGGTTTATTTTTGATCAAGCTAAAATCCAAGATTGGGAAGCATGGAAAGATTATGCATTAGGCGATATAGTAAAATATAAAGAATTTTATTATAGTGCTAGTAAATTTATAAATGGTACTGCTGAATTCAATCATACGTTATGGATTAAATTAGATAAAAAACCAGTACCAGCATTATTACCAAATTGGAATTATAAAGCCAGTCAGTTTGAAGATTTTTATAGTTTGGATAGTGATAATTTTGATATAACACAACAAAAAATGGCACAGCATTTAATTGGATATCAAAAACGACAATATTTAGAAAATATAATTCAAGATGATGTTAGTGAGTTCAAATTTTACCAAGGCATGATCATTGAAAAAGGTACACAAAATGTATTTAATAAATTATTTGATGTATTAAGTGCTGATAACCAAGAAAGTTTAAAATTCAATGAAGAATGGGCAGTTAGGGTCGGTCAATATGGTGCAAGTAGTTCATATGAAAATATTGAGTTTATATTGGATGAATCATTGTTCAAGAACAATCCACAGGGTGTAGAATTAATAGATAAAGTTAACTCATCTTCTGTTGATTTTATCATAAGACAATCACAAAACGATGTATATTTAAAACCAATTGGATATAACTCAAATCCATGGCCAATGTTGACAGATAAAAAACCATTTTTAAGAACAGCTGGTTATGTTAGAGAAAATGAGGTATTAATTAGTCTAAAATCAATTGATGAAATTTTAAAACAGGATATCACCAAATTTGTTAATGGTGATTATGTATGGTGTTCATTTGACATAAATGGATGGAACGTTTACAGATACACTGATACTAATCTTGTAATTAATAATATTACATATGATAATAATGTATTAACAATTACAACTGACAGGTTGATATCATTGGCAGTTGGATCTTATATTGGAATTAGAGAAAACATAAAAGTTGATAATTCATTTACAACAACAGGAATCAGTGGATTTTATAAGATATCAGGTGTTGAACTTAATGTATTAACTATTGACATTAAAGGATTACAGTTTACAGCTCCATATGATAATAATGAAAATACAATAATTTATTCATTTGATAGTCAACGAGTTGATTCAATTGATAATATTGATCTAAAATTGCCAAAAATATTAAAAGAAAAAGAGTTATTGTGGACAGATGATAATGGTTCTGGGTTATGGTCAACATGGGAATATTCACCGGTATATACACGCTATTCACATTTATATAGAAATCCAATTAATAACTTAAAATATGGAAAGGTGATTGAAATAAGTTCAGATGCTAGATTAATAGCAACCACGTTAGATACTGGTGAAGTCATCACCTATGATAGAGGAAGTACAACTAGTCCATGGGTTCAACGTCAAATTATCGAGATCCCATTCATAACACCAACTATTGTGAATGTAAACCCAACCAGTATTGCAACAACAATTGCAATGTCTAGTGATGGAAGATGGATGGCAACTGGTTCATCAACAGTTAGTTATGGTTCGTATCAATTAAACGGGTTTATGAATGTTATTAATGAACAGTCGAATGAATCTAGTATTACTAACCATGGTGTAATATCATTATATGAAAAGGATATTAATAATATCTATACATTAGTTGATACTGTATTAAGTCCAAATCCTACACAAAATGAAAAATTTGGTTCAAGTTTATTCTTCGGAAGTAATTGTTTATATGTAGGTGCTGATTATGGAAACGGCACGGTGTATAAACTGGAATACAATGATACTGTCTGGGCAACTGCATATTATGATGAAATTGGAAGCATTAGTACAACAATAAAATTATCTAATGTATCAGGCATACAAGCTGGGATGACCGCGCATGGTACAGGATTTACAAAATCTCAAAAAGTAGTTAGTGTAAATTCTGTTAATAAAACAGTACTATTAAATGCGGAACCAGATTCAACTCCGTCCGGTATGGTAACATTTACTACAACAGAATGGAAATATAATACTGCAAAAACAAAACATGGTACTAATACCAATAGCGGATATGGAAATAAAATAATTGGTACTAATGATGGAAATACTATTTTAATTTCAGCACCTGGAAATGTTGATTTGGACGGAAAAGTTTTTGTATATAAAAATGATATATTGACCCAAACTATTACAGGTACCAATTCATATTTTGGAAAAGATATAACAATATCACCTACTGGTGAATATATTTCAATTTCAGATATATTATTTGATGGTGAAAAAAATAATGAAGGCAAAGTGATTGTTTATAAAGATACTGGCACGTATATCCAATATCAAGAATTGATAAACAATAGTCCGGAGGTATCTGGGTACTTTGGTACAAAAATATTATTTGCAAATGATTATAAAACTTTATTGGTTTATAGTAAAAATGCAGATACAGTTGTAAAATTGAATTTTACAGATAACACTATATTTGATGATAGTACTACCCAGTTTATTGATGAAAACAATTTAGACAGTGGAAGAATTGATGTCTATAACCAATATGGATCTAAATGGGTTTTTAGTGAAAGCTTGGAAATGACTGATTCTGAAGAAGATGGGTATGGAACGGTTCTGATAGCGGCCTCAGACTGTGTAATTGTTAGCTCCCCATATGCTACTTATAATACTATAAAATCTGGTGTAATATATGAATATAGAAAACAGCCAAATACTTACAGCTGGACCATTAAGCATAATGAAATATTGATTCCGGATGTTAAAAAAATCAAACAGGCATTTTTATATAATAAATCAACTAATGAATTAATAAAATATTTGGATATTATTGATCCATTGAATGGTAAAATAGCAGGTATTGCTGACTCTGAAATAAAATATAAGGTTTTTTATGATCCAGCTATATATTCAGTTGGTACACCAGCTGTTAATGTTGATGATGGGATGGCATGGACTACTAAAAATGTCGGAACATTATGGTGGGATTTAAGAACTTCAAAATTTGTTGACAGCAATGATAATGATATTGTTTATAGAAATAGTACATGGAGTACACTAGCTACGGGCGCATCGGTTGATATTTATGAATGGGTTGAATCAAAATACCTACCATCAGAATGGGACTTGCAGGCTGACACCGAAGTTGGATTGACTATCGGAATGAGTGGCCAATCATTATATGGAGATTTAGCATATAGTATAAAAAGAAAATATGATAATGTTAGTAAAACATTTAAGAATACGTATTATTATTGGGTTAAGAATAAAAAAACCACACCAAATACATCTGGTAGACATATTTCTGCACAGAATATATCTAGTTTAATATCTAATCCACGTGGAGAAGGATATCAATACCTTGCATTGACTGGCTCAAATTCATTTAGTTTAGTCAATATAAAATCGTTACTAAATGATAAAAATGTTGTATTATCGGTTGAATATTGGTTGGTTGATAATAGCGAGAATAATATTCATTCACAATGGAAAATGGTGGGTACGGATATTAATAGTAACATACCATCTTTAATAGAAAAAAAATGGATTGATAGTTTATGCGGAAAGGATGCACAAGATAGAGTACTTCCTGATACATCATTACCATTAAAATTACGATATGGTGTTGAATTCCGACCAAATCAAAGCATGTTTATTAATAGATATGAGGCATTAAAACAATATGTTGAACAAGCCAATTTAATATTAAAGTCTGTATTAATAACCGAGACCCGTGACATTAGTAATTTAGAAAGTTATGAAGCAGAGCCACATGTTATTAGAGGATTATATGATGAGATGGTTGATACTGATGCAGAATTAAGATTTGCAAATATTAATTCTTATTCTAGACCTGTTATCGAGCCTCAGATAACAGATGGTAGAATTATTGGTATTAATATAATAAGTTCGGGTAGAGGATATATCAATGCACCATTTATAGAAGTAGTTGGGTCTGGTGTTGATGCAGTAATAAAAGCTAATATTAATAACTATGGTCAAATTATTGGTGCTACAATCGTGAATAGTGGATATGGATATAATGATAATACTATTATGATAGTTAGGGATTATTCTGTGTTGGTACATAGTGATTCACAATCATCAGATGTATGGAGTATATATTCTTATGATCCAACCACTTTATTATGGTCTAGAATACGTTCACAAACATATGATACTAGAAAGTATTGGGGGTATATTGATTGGTATGCTGACGGATATAATCAATTTAGTGCGATCCAATATTCAGTTGATACATATAGTGATTTAAATTCAATTGAAGTTAATATTGGTGAATTGGTTAAAGTTCGTTACACAAATTTAGGAACATGGGTTGTATTGAAAAAGTACGCTGAATCTCAATCTATTGATTGGACTAGCTCGTATCAAATTATAGCATCGCAGAATGGAACTATTCAATTAAGTAAATCATTATATGAATTTTCCCATTCAATCGTTGGGTATGATAATTTGTTATATGATGGTGGCATTTTTGATAATAGTGCATCAACTGAACTCAGAGTTATTTTGAATAGCATTAAAACTGATATTTTCATTGATGATTTAAAAACTGAATATTTGAATTTATTTTTTACATGTGTGAGATATGTATTAAGTGAACAAACATATGTCGATTGGATATTTAAAACCAGTTTTATAAAAGCAACCCATAATTTAGGTGAATTGCATCAATCTGTTACTTATAGAAATGATAATCTAACAAATTTTGAAGACTATGTATCCGAAGTAAAACCGTATCGAACTATAGTACGTGAATATATTAGTGCATATAATAAAACTGATTTGAATCAATTATCAATAACCGACTTTGATATACCACCTGTATATGATAATGGAAATAATGGAATAATTGACACCAATGTAGTAGACGGTATTATTAACATTGATGATTCACATATACAATCATACCCATGGAAACACTGGGTAGATAATGTTGGATTCAATCTACTTAATATCATAGTGGTTGATGGAGGTGAAGGGTATATCAGTGAACCGGTTGTAAATATTATTGGTAAATCAAAAATGACTGCGACAGCCAAGGCTTTTATCGCAAACGGGAAAGTAACTCGTATAATTTTAATGACTAGTGGTACTGGATATTTATCAGCGCCAACTATTCAGCTTGAAGGCGGGATATCAATCACTGGAAAAAAAGCAACAGCAGTTGCTATTATTGGAGATGGTGTTATTCGTTCAAACCTAATTAAAATAAAATTTGATAGAATTACTCAGTCATATTATATTACTAAATTACAAGAAACAGAAACATTTTCTGGATCTGGTTCAAGACTAATATTCCCATTAAAATGGGCACCTGATGTTAGAATAGGAACATCAAGTGTAACAATTAATGGTATCGATGCATTACGAGATGATTACAAATTAAAAATTGTAAAAACAATTGTAAATGGACATACAAATTATATAGGATCGATTACATTTTTAACTCCACCAACAAATAATGCTATTATTTCAATAACATATATTAAAGACTGGTCTTTATTAAATGCTGCTGATAGAATTCAATATTATTACAATCCTGGTGATGGTGATTTAGGAAAAGATTTATCGCAATTAATGACTGGGATGGATTATGGTGGAGTTATTGTTAGTGGTCTTGGGTTTGAAGTAAGCAGAGGATGGGATAGCTCACCGTATTATTCAGATAAATGGGATACAATGGATTCAACATTTGATGATTATATTGTTTATGTTGCTGCTGATACACGAGAATTTAACCTCCCATATATTCCAGATAATGGGGATGTAATAAATATATATCATAAACCAGATGGTTCAACTGACAATCCTGTTAGAATAGATGATCAATATTATAATACTGATGGACAATCTAATGAAAATGCAGTAATGTCATCTTTTATTGGTGATGGAATTCATAGAACTATAACCATACCAAATACTGTCGCGGTTGGAACTAATGATGAGTTTATTTTCAGAAAAATAACAAGCGATGGGTCAATAAAACCATTAGAAGCTGATTATGATACTGCATTAAGTGGTGGAGATTTGGCATATTCAACAGCAAAGGGATTGGCCGCTGATGATATTATCATTGATGGTGATGGATTTGTTACACCAACATCAAGTCCGGCACCAGAAGAGGTAGTACCAGGACAAATCGTGGATTCAGTAGCAATTAAAGTGTTTGATATGCAATCGAATGGTTCGGCTAATGTAAACATTGATAATTATTATGCAGATGGTGTTATAAAATCATTCCCAATAACATATAAAAATGTTAACAATAAATCTATAATTGTAAAGTTAACGAATGCTAATCAATCTGTAATAAAAAATATTAGTGATGATTATATAATAGATGGTATTAATAACGCTGTAGTTTTTAATCAAGTGCCTGCTGCTGATTCATTGATATCCATATATGAGATTGGATACAGTGGTAATAATTTATTGGATGTTGGACACATTGTAGGAGATGGTAATACTAAGGAATTTTTAACAAAAGCACCATGGATTACTCCAGTTTCATCTTTAGTTAATGTAAATGGTACACCAGGTTCATACAATTTGATAAATCTTGATGGGTTTATAGCAATTAAATTTGATGAAGCACCTGTCAGTTATTCAAATATAGATTATATAATTAATAATGGTGCAAGTAGATCATTTTCGTTTTCCAAAATTGAAAAAATTCCAGTAGATGGTAGATCAGCTGACAGTCCATATATGTTAATGTCGTCATATGGTGATTCATTCCAAATTGAATCAAAAGTAATTGTAAGAGTAGATCAAACCATATTAAAATCACCGAATAATAGTTATTATACTTTAAAAAGTAATAAATTGAATTATACCGTTGATAAACTTAAAAAACAACCGTATAAAGATGATGTATATACAATAAAAGTGTACGCTGATGGTAATTTATTAATAATTGGAGAAGATTATTCAGTTGATTTAAGTGGTATAACTGTAAAAATAACAAAAAATATTTACAATCAATATAATGGAAAACAATTAATTATTAGTTTAATAAGTGAACAGGGATATTCTATTATTCCTGCGACTACAAATGAGCCATCAAAAATATATTTCAATCAAAGTTATGATAGTTCACACTCGGTTGAGATTATTAATTCATATGAACATTCTAGTTTAGATATTCAACGTTCGGACTTGAATTTAGATATCATTTTAACACCAGAAGAGCCAGAATATTATACATATAATAATATTTTAGGTGGAATTATCACGTTAGATAGACCAGTTATCAATGATAATTATGTATGGGTTGTTAAAAATGGAATATTACTAGTACCGAGTGTAGATTACAGATTGAATGAAAATAAATCATCTATTGAACTTGAAGATGGTTCATTATCAACTGATGACTTTTCAATAATTACATTTGGAAGTAATATTTTATTGCCTTCTATATCTTATATGCAATTCAAAGATATGTTGAATAGAACTCATTATAAACGATTGAGTTTGAAAAAACAAACAATATTAGTCAATGATTTAAAATGGAATGACATTATAATTACTGTGGCTGATGGTAGTAATTTCGATAATCCAAATCCACTTAATAATAAACCTGGTGTTGTTGAAATACGAGGTGAACGTATTGAATACTTTGAAATAAACGGGAATGTATTAAGTAAATTGCGTAGAGGAACTCTTGGCACAGGAACACCGGTAGTTCATACCGCTGGATCATATGTACAAGATATTGGTGCGAGTGAAACCATTCCATATATCGAGACTAATATTACAAAACAAATAGTATCAACTGGTTCTAATATAATCCAATTAGATGATATGATACCAACTAAATCATCAACTCCATGGAACTATGATACTGGCTTTACATCATCTATTCCATCTAATTATGGACAAGCTGATGATATTGAAGTATTTGTAGGTGGATACAATGATAGTACAGTATGGGCATCTAATGTAACTTATGCAATTGATCAAATAGTAATTGTTGGTAGTTATACCTATAGATGTAAAGAAGCACATATTAGTGGATTAAAATTTCATGATGATATATTAAAATGGGATTTTTTCATTGGTAATATACGATTAAAGAAAAAACCATATAAAGTGCATAATGTTAACATTAATCAAGATAGTCCAGCTGGTGATATACAATTTGATGCTGATTTTTCAGTGGACGGGATATCATCAACTATGCGATTGACTAACAATTTAACACCTGGTACTAGAATTACAATTGTTAAACGTACTGGAATAAATTGGGACGGATATAATATAAATTTATTGAATCAAGGGACTAGAATTGGAAATTATGATAGTAGTGTGTATGGCAGTTCAGATGTTGTATCAACATTTTTGAAAGCAGAGCCTGGTATATGGTATACAGTGTTGAAGTAATTGATTAAACCAGTAGATAATAATACTTGATAAATATATGGATAAGAGAGATTAATATGCAGAATAAAGACATGACAGGAGTACATATTAGAGGTCATATAAAGATATATGACCCACTATCTAATGAGGTATTCATTGATAAGACAAATGCAATTCATTATGAAAATATGAGTATTGCCTTGGCACAGAGTATTGCTAATACCAACCAAGGCATTATACATGAGATGGCATTCGGTAATGGTGGAACATCTATTGATCCAACTGGTATTATTACATATTTAACACCAAACAGTACTGGGTCTAATGCTAGTTTATATAATGAAACTTATACAAAGGTAGTTGATGGAAATTCCCCAACTAATCGAGATCCAACCAGAAACTTAATTGAAACAAGACATGTGACTGGTACTAATTATACCGATGTATTTGTTACGTGCTTATTGGATTATGGAGAGCCAGATGGTCAAAATGCATATGATACAACAAATAATAATGAAAGCGCATATGTATTTGATGAACTTGGTTTGAAATCAGCAGGTGGTTTATTACTCACACATGTTATGTTTCATCCTGTTCAAAAATCTTTAAACAGATTAATTCAGATTGATTATACAGTTCGTATTCAAAGTTTAACTGGTTTGGTAGGAGTTTAATATGTCATATCAAGTAACATTTACCGAAACAAATAATTCATCTAAACAAGCAATAACAGTTGAAGATCAATCATTGAATGTGCAAACAGATTTGACATTTGTTGGAAAAAATTTTTCAGGATATGGGCCATATGTTGCAGAAAATTTTCTACATCTATTAGAGAATTTTGCTAACGTATCTCCACCATCTAAACCTGTGCAGGGTCAATTATGGTTTGATAACTCCCCATCTATAAATCAATTAAAAGTATATGATGGTACTAATAATGGATGGGTAATTGCTGGTGGTGTTAAAAAATCACCAACAGCTCCGACAAAGGAATCTAGTATAGCAGGGGATATATGGGTTGATACAACGAACCAACAATTGAATATATTTTCAGGGTCTGGATGGTTGTTGGTTGGACCTCAATACACATCAGGTTCAAAAACAGGTCCATTGAATGAAACTATTGTAGATGTTAATAATATTTCTCATAGTATTATATCAATGTATTCTGCTGATAATAGAATTGCTATTATTAGTAAAACTACCTTCACTCCTAAAACAACTATTATTGGTTTCAATACTATAAAAGAAGGTGTTAATCTAAGTAGTATTAATTCTGATAATACCCTTACATCCACTCCAAGTAGATTTTGGGGTATTGCTGAAAAAGCTGATTCGTTAGTAGTTAATGGGCAACCCGTTAATTCATCTAATTTTTTAAGAACTGATGTAACAGTGCCGACAAATGTACAATTAAGTATTAGAACTGATACTGGAATTAAAATAGGAAGTGATTTGTTGTTTAGTATAACAACATCATCTAATTCTGCAATGATAAAATCAGGCGGAAAGACCATTGATTTTAGCGTTAGTAATACTGCATCTATTGTTCATATGGATGCTACTAGAGTTGGTATTGGATCGAATAACATAAATCCATCTGAAGTATTAGATGTACTAGGAAATATAACATCAAGTGGTGCATTAATAACAAATGGAACAAAAGATTCAACTGGTTGTGGATTAATAGTTAATTCTGGTGGAATATTAGTTGCTGATAATTCGAATTTTAGCAAAGATGTAACAATACATGGTAAATTATATCTAAGCAACTTGGATAATACCGGTAATCCAGTTAATACAAGTGTTATATTACCATCTGATACTACAAGTTATGATATTGGTTCATCATCTAAAAAATTTAGATATGTATATGCGAATCAATTTATTGGTAATTTGAACGGCAATATTACTGGAACATTGACAGGTGATATTACTGGAAAAGCTGCACAATTAGCAAGTCCTACTCGATTTAGTTTGACTGGTGATGTTGTTAACACTAATATTGTTGACTTTGATGGAAGATCTGGCCCTGCAACATTTAATACTGTTATATCCCAAGACTTGATAACTTCTAAGGGAAGAGTAACCACATCAATCGATACTGATGATTTTTTAATTTATAGGTCATCAGTTGCTAATATTGGTCTTAAAAAAATATCGAAAGCAGATATATTTTCAAATGTGGCAACGGTGCCTATTGGAACAATTCTACCATATGCTGGTCAAGCAGCTCCAACTGGGTATTTGCTATGTGATGGTAGCGAGGTTTTGATACGAGATTATACCGATTTATATAATTTGCTTGGCTATACATATAAAGATGTTGAATTATTAATTGGTGCCGGGACATTTGCACTACCAGATTTACGAGGTAGATTTGCACTTGGTCGTGACAATATGGATAATAATACAACAGTTCCAAGTAAAGCAGATCCAAATGTATTGGTAGATTCTGGTGGTGGATCGGCAAATAGAGTAACAGATTTATCAGCGGATGTTACTGGATATAATGCTGGGTCAGAAAGCACTTCATTAGTGTTTGGAAATATCCCAGACCATAAACATAATCTTAGATCTGATTCACCAGATAAATCACAGCAATATTATGCAGTTGGTCTACCAAATGCTGGATATGATGACAGTGATGGTGTAACACCTGCTAGAGGAATGCCAAATTCTAGTACAGGAAATGCATTATCGAACAGTGGTGGTGTATTGACACCTCCTAATACAAGTTTGGGACAACCATTCTCGGTAATGAATCCATACTTAACAATTAATTATATAATTTTTACTGGTGTACTATAATGAGTTATATTATAAACAAAACTGATGGTTCTAGATTAACCGAAATAGTAGATGGGACAGTTGATCATGCTACTGATTTAACTTTACTTGGGAAAAATTCAAGTTCATATGGTGAGTTTTTTAATGAAAATTTAGTATATTTATTGGAAAATTTCGCTAATACATCCCCCCCAAACAGTCCTATTACTGGGCAATTATGGTATGACACGTCCGAAGGTAGATTAAAAATATATGATGGAACATTATTCAAGGTTAGTGGTGGAACCATTGTATCAAATATTGTACCCAGTTCTATATCATCTGGTGATTTGTGGGTTGATTCATACAGACAACAATTATATTTTAATGATGGTGTTTCTACTATATTAGCTGGTCCTGGATATTCATATCAACAAGGAATTTCAGGATGTCAAACAGTTGATGTTTTGGATATCAGTAATAATAGGCATACAATTGTTTTAGTGTATGTAGCAAGAGTTTTAATTGGGTTATTTAGTAAAGATGCATTTATACCACAATCACCTATTGCTGGATTTACTGGGAATGTAGAAGTTGGATTTAATACCGGTAATTATTCAGGTATAAAGTTTCATACTAGAGCTGCATCTGCTGATGCATTAGTTGATCCAGCTGATGGAAGTTTGAAAACTGCATCTAGTTTTGTTAATAAAAATAATGATAATATCTTTTATGGTGTTATGACTATATTGAATAATAAACCATTGGTATTGGGTCAAAATAGTAGCAACGAGATTCAAGTACTACCAGATCTGTTTAGCATAAATTCTAATGCAACAAATCAAGATTTTAAGATTAATATTCTAAACAATGGTGGTATAAGACCAGCAATAACAATCAATGCTATAAACGAAAGAGTTGGTATTTTTAATAACAATCCATTAGCAGCAATGGATGTAACTGGTGATATATTATCCACCGGTGATATAACAACAAATTCATCTATTAATATAGGACCGTCATCTGCTGTAACATTAACATGGGATGTTAATTCTAGTAGTTTACTATTATCTGAGAGTATAAATGTTTCATCTGGTAATGATTATAAAATTAATGGGGTCAGTGTAGTAAGTTCAGATACATTAGGGTCAACGATTGTCAACTCCAGTTTGACTAGTGTTGGAATATTGGGGACTCTACAAGTTGATTCAATAAACATCAATGATTCTACTATTAGTTATGTAAATACAGGTCAAGTAAATGGTGATATAGTATTATTACCAAAAGGATCTGGAAACATAAACGCCAGTAGTTCAAAAATAGTTAATGTAGCATCTGCAACTGCTGGGACAGATGCCGTAAATTTAAATAAATTAAATTCTACGGTTAAAAGTAGACCACTTGGTATATCATTAAATACAGCAAATATAAGCAATATTACTATTGCGACTGATTATTTGTCAAAAGTATTCCCATCAACTGATTATTTTACTAATACATTATGTAGAGTAGTTTGTAATGAACCAGATAATATAACTATAAGATTATTTAAATTAAGTAGTTCTGGAGATTGGGAATGGCAAAATAATTTATAGTAAGAATAAATATACTATCATAAGGAATTAAATACGATGTCATATATCATCAATAATACAAATGGGGATCAAATAGCAGTAGTAGCAGATGGAACAATTGATACTACCCTTGATATTAAACTAATTGGTAAAAATTATGCCGGTTATGGTGAATCACAAAATGAAAATTTTGTATTTTTATTAGAAAATTTTTCACGCCCATATCCACCATCAAAAGCTGTTAAGGGTCAAATTTGGTTTGATAGCGGCACTAGTAAATTAAAGTTTTTTGATAGTGTTAAATGGCGTACAACCGGTGGTGCTGAAATCGGAGATAGTGCTCCAGCAGGGCTTACGGTTGGTGATATGTGGTTTGATACATTGCATAATCAACTTAATACATGGGATGGAACCCAATATGTACTTATTGGCCCACAAGCTGCTGGTACACAAACTACTGAAATGCTTTCTAAAAATGTTATAGATGCCTCATCGGACCATATAAGTCATGCTATTATTCAAGGCATTGTAAACGGTGAAACAATATTTACTATTAGTCGTGATTCAGTATTTACATTAGATGATACTATTAATCCTATTGCTGGATTTACAAAAATCCAAAAAGGTATTACATTAAGAAATACAAATGATGATTTACAACCAGGTCAAACAATCACAGATCATAGATTTTGGGGAACTGCTACAAATGCTGACCGATTAGGTGGCCATCTACCATCAGAATTTGCATATGCAAGCAATGCATCGTTTACTACACAGGTGCATTTTCCTGAAGTTGGATTAACTGTTGGTGGTGATGCACCTAATTATCGATTATGGATCTATAATGAAGCACAAACTAGTGGTGGACCATTAATACCAATTATTCATAATAAGGTAAGTGATCAAATAATTTTCAAAACAACTGTTAATAATTCTACAAAAACACCATTAAAAATAGTTGGTATTGATTTGGTACCTGGTGAAGACAATATATCTATTATCGGTTCTTCTACTAGTAGATTTAATAAAGTATATGCAACATTATTTAAAGGTACAGCCGATAATGCTGATAATTTATCAGTTGGTGGTACTTATAGATCTGCCAGTATTGATGCTTCATCTGGAACAGTTGTTGCTAGAACAAATGCCAATGAAATGATTAATGGTGTTGCAACAACTGCTGGTTCAATTAAAGCAACATATTTTGTTGGTACTGCAACATCGGCATATTATGCTGACTTGGCTGAGAAATACTTAGCTGATAAAAATTATGAAGTTGGTACAGTTGTTATGGTTGGTGGTGAAAAAGAAGTTACCGCATGTCAATCAGGATATAGAGCATTGGGAACAATATCAGAAAATCCAGCATATATGATGAATAGTCATTTAGTAGATGGAACATATATTGCACTTAAAGGACGGGTTCCGGTTAAAGTATACGGACCTGTTAAAAAAGGTGATAGATTAATTGCATATACAAACGGTGTAGCAAAGGCTTTAACACCACTTGAGATGCCAGATCTTGTTTTTGCTATTGCGTTAGAAGATAATACTAACCCAGATGTAAAAATTGTTGAAGCAGTGATTTTATAAAGGAAATTTATGTCAGAACAATATAAATTAATTAAAGCAACACATTATAATGATATACAGTCTAAAATCGCTAATGTTTTGGGAACTGGGTCTAATGATTATGGATATGGACAAACTGTTCTTAGTTCACAAATATCACCTGGTGCAAAGATAAGTGTAAATCAGTGGTCAAATTTGAGAACTGATATTTTAAAAGCTAGAATACATCAAACTGGGTCAGCCACATTAAAAACTCCTAGGAATACAACAGTTATTACAGATGAGGATAGATTATTATATACTAATATTCTAAGTGAAGATGATAGAAATACATATTTAACAATGGCGAATGCCTGTGAAACGGATAGATATGTAATCCCACCATTATCCCAAGTATCGCAAGATGTTTTAGTTACTGGTACAAAGAATGTATCTTGGAATTCAACCATGACACACACTGTAACAATAACATTTACTAATGATAGTGAAATGAGATATTTCTTCAATTCTGGAAGTTGTATTGATATATCTGCAAGTAGAAGCAATGGTTCATCAACAACAAAAAATACTTCATGGACATCTTTACTATCAGATATTGGTACAATACGAATTGCAAAGTATAATTCTTATCAAGTTGTTGGTGCAAACTCTGTGTTAACTTCTGTTATAGGAGCTAGTGATTTAACGACCTCAGAATCGTTGATATATACTAAATCTCCATCAACAGGATTTACAAGTAATTCATATAATATAAGAGCTAAATTATCTACATCATCTAGTGCAACGATTATATTAACAATATCTTTTATTGATGCAGACGGTACTGAAATTAGTGATGTTAATGTTGATGGTACTTTAATAAGTATTGTAAAAGCATATAGAGCTAGCGGGGATTATGTATCAGTATCTGCTCCATCCGCGACAGGAGAGTTTAGTGGTGGTGAAGTTGTGCCAGTATATGCTATCGGTATAAATTCAACAAGTGTAAATGAAGGTAGTTCATTTAATATAACCATTTCAGGACAAGCTGTCCCTCCATCCGTTACTACATATTATTTAACGACACTAACTACCGCTGGTGTAGTAAATGCAGATGATTTTAATACTGGTGATTATTTCAATGGTAATATTACAGTATCATTGACGACCAGTGCAAATCTAGATAAAAATTTTATATATACCGATACTAGCATTTTAAGAGCTGATTTAAGATCAGAAGGTATTGAAAAATTTAAACTTCAATTGAGAACAGGTTCAGCAAGTGGTACAGTTATTGCAACCAGTCCAGAAATAACAGTAAATGATACATCGATAACATCTGAATCATTTTCAATTAGTGCGAATGTGACAAGTGTTAATGAGGGTGGAACAGTGACCTTTACTATTTACGGGAATGCGGTAACATCATCTAGTACCACCTATTATTTAACAACCAGTGGCACTGCAACATCCCCTGATTTTACTAGTGGTTTTTATAATAATAATCCAATCACCGTTGCATTAACGGCTGATACGTATGGTGATCAGTATTTCACTAAGGTTATATCTGCCGTATTATCTGCTGATCAAGCTTCAGAAGGTTCGGAAAATTTCAAATTACAACTACGTGATACCTTAAATGGTAATGTATTAGCGGATAGCGCATCAATTACAGTAAATGATACATCGGTAACAATAGCTACGGTTACAGTACCAAGTACAGTTTATGTATTGAACGACTTTAGCTATTCTATTTCTGGTGGGGTTGCAAATGATACATGGTATGTAACAACTACTGCTCCAAATAAACCGAGATTTCCAGCATCCGGGACATTATCATTAAATTCATCAGGTGCGTATTCGAACACTGGATCATTCTATCCGGATGTTGGTACATTTGACTTGGTCTTTCATTTTGGAAATGGAACAGAAGTAACAAAAACCATTTCTGTTGTATATTCATCCATTACGATTACTGGAACCGGTCGAGGGACCATTGGTCAACCATATTCATGGACTGTTGCAAATGGTCCAATAAGTGGAACATATACCGTATCTTCTTCTACTGGGTATGCAAGTGGACCATATCCGTTCGATGCTAACGGTGGATCTACCGAAACACTTACCCCAACAGGATCACCAGGTACCTATACATTTACATTAACAGCTAGTGATGGAAGAACTGCTACACATGTTGTAACTTATGCGATACCTCCATATTCATACACATGGACTTCCAATTCTACCTGGACTGTGCCAGCCTATGTAACCACGCTTAACATATCAGTTACTGGCGGAGGTGGTGGTGGTGGTGGTAGTGATTCCTATTCTGGTCTTGCCGGTAAGGGTGGGAATGTAGTAAGCGGTACTGGGTATGCAGTAACTCCTGGACAAGTAATATCTATTGTTGTTGGTGCTGGAGGTAGCGGGGGTGGGTCCGGTCGCGGACCTGACTCTGGACGAGCTGCCGGTGGATCCTCTTCTATTGGAAACGGTGGTATCGGTGGCACTGCTGGGCATGATGGTGGTAGTGGTGCTGGTGGTGGTGGTGGTGGTGCCTCAGGGATATATGTTGGCAGTAGCATTGTTGTCGCTGCTGCTGGTGGTGGTGGTGGTGGAGGTGGTGGCATAAATTATAGTGTCCCGGCAAATGGTGGGGGTGGTGCCTCAATAGGTACAACTGGTGGTACAGGTTCTGAATTGATTAATGGTCCAAAGGGGAAGGGTGATGATGGCGGCGGCGGCGGCGGCGGCGGCGGCGGATATCCGTTAGGCGGCAATGGGGGTGGTGTAATACGTAACGGATATCTTACTGCTGGTACCTCTGGTAACGGTTCAGATACTTATGGTGCATCTGGCTTAAATGGTGGCAACTTGGTACCATCTGGTTTTAGTACATCTTCTGGTTCTAATGGTGGTACCACTGCATCTGCCGGTGGAGGTGGGTCCGTTACAATAAGCTATCCGTGATAAAAAATGCCTGGTTATTCTTAACCAGGCATTTTTGGTTACTTAATGAACCAAAATAGTCGTTTAAGCCAGTATTTTTTAATTGGCTTAACTTCAACATTCTCTGGTTTCTTGTATACGTAAGAATCAGCTAGTGGAAAAATGCTAGATATTGCTTTCGCACATGCTAACGCTAATTCTCTATGTTCTTTCTGTGTTGATTCTTCTGTTCGTACTTCAATGAAATGAATCCAACTTCGAACGGTCCCATTTACATATAATCTACTTTCAGTTAACCCTTCTGGTAATACTGCTCTTGCTTGTTCTTTGGCAATACCATTACTTACAGCCCACTTATACGTTTCTTTAGCTATATTGATAATTTCTTGCTGTTTCTCTTGCCAAATTTTTGATAATTCTCTATGCTCTGGATCGGAAAAATCTAGAACAATTGAATTTTGTCTGTTTTTTGTATCTTGAAATCTAGCTTCACGAGTAACAAAGTTCAAATCCTTTGTTGGGTCTGCATATCGTTGACTGAATTCTTGAAAACTAAAACTTCTATGTCTTAATAATTGCCGAGCGATATCTCTAGTAGTTTCCACTTCAACACACGCACTTACCATTTCTAACGGGCTAAAATGCTTATGTTTGATTAAGTAATTAATTAATTTGTCGCTTGTTTCGGTATTATATTGATTGGAAGGATTTGATACTCTTGCACAGAATGCAATTAAGTCTTGTGCATCTTCTATTCCTAATTCAGCAAACTCTTCCGTTGGTTGTGAATAGGATACTAATTTAACTGTCATAGTTTAATTCTCTTTAACATCCGTTTAATAGATTTTTCAACGTCTTTTTTAACTTTATCAGTATCGATCTTAACATCGACTTTATCGATGTATTCTTTATATGATTTAAGGATTTCAGATAATCCATCTTCAAATTCTTTAAGTTTTTTACGTTTATTACCAGGCTCTATGTCTATTTCCCATGTTTTTCCATCCTTGAAAATTATACGCACTGTTTCAACGTATTGAACGGGTAACACAATAAGTGTTACCTCGGAAAATACTTCAGGCCATACATCAATGACTTCATCGGGCAGTGATTTCCCGGCCTTCATCATTCTTTCACTTTAGTCGATTTTTTCGTAGTTGGAACTAAATCCTCAGCCATTCTTCTGAATTGAGCAGCTTCTTTTGCTAATTTATCTGCTTGTGAACGATAATGTTTAGCAGCACCAGATGGATCAGAAATTGGATCAATTACTGGTTGTGATAACTCGACATCATTGATACTTGCTGATGTTGTTCTAGTAAAATCTTCAACATTTGAAGGCTCTCCTAAATCTTTAACTTTAGCTACTTCTTTAACATCTGAGTTTTCGCCAGTAGTTGGTTTAATAGATAATTCATCTACTGGAATTCCACGGCTATCAGCGATAATTTGATTAAGTTCCGATAAAACAATAGATGTTGAATTGGTCGGAACTACTTCAACTTGATCTGTTGGAATCTTGATCAACCGGCCTTGAGCATGTAATGCTGGCAGCATACGGCTCCCATCCGGGAATTGAGTGCGGTCTAGTGCTTCTGCAAATTCATGAGCAGTTTGACCAGCATTACTTTCGACAAGATTAATTAGTGCATCGTGATAACTATCTGGTAAATTTTCAGTTGGAACTACTAAAGCACTATATGCATCACCTGGTAAGGTGCGATAAGCAATTAAGCATTTTTTACCAGTAGCGATTACTCGGCCTACGTGTTTTAATTCAGCCATTATTGTGTACCAGCTGCATCAGATTGTTTAGCCACTTGCTCTAAAAATGTAGATAGCTTGGTGTATGTTTGGCCAACTGCTGCATATTCAGCAGGTTTGAAAACCCCGCGAGAACTAGCAATATCGATAATTACTTTTAATGAGTTTAAATCATTGATAGTAAGTTCAGCTGATGCTTGCTCGGTTACTTCTTCTGTGTTTTCGGTTGTATTTTCTACGTCTGACATGTTATCTCCTTATAACGTTATTTTATATTACTTATCTCTGATGAATATGAGGACAAGCAATTGTGAAAAAAGTGATTTCTTTCTCACTTTCAAATCCAATACGTGTATTATACACTATTGTGTTAGTATTGTCAAGCATTATTCCTTGACCAATGTAATATCTGCTATTTAAGTTATCCATAATCCAATCATTAAGAAATTTTAGTAATGGTGGATTATACTTGTTAATCGTAAAGTACTTAAAATGCGGAGGAGCATATTCTACTCTCCGCATGTTAAAGTAATTTAACGGGTTTGGAATACCGTTTTTAATCGCCATGCCTAATGTCTTGAATATTAAAGAACCTATTATAACCTAAAACGGTTCGACAGTCAACTAGAAAATGATAAATAAGAATGTAGTTCACGGAATGTGGCGTTCCCAACTACTCTAAACATTCTAACAACAATCTAAGGAGATCATTATGTCCAGTAATTCTATTTATTCATTTCAAAAAGTTCTTGATTTTTTACAATCCATCGGTGCTGATGACGTATATCACGCTCATCGAGAGAAATACATAAAAAATAACCATCTAGAATTACATTCCAAAATTTATGATAGAACAACATTTTTAGTGAAATCAAGTTTTACTGAAAGACTATATTGCTACGCGAATAATATCACACATAGACAAAAATGTAAGGTATGTGATAACCATTTAACATATAATAATCGTGGTAAATGTTATCATACTTATTGTTCACAACGTTGTTCTATGTTAGATATGAAATCATTGATTGGCGTGGAAAATACTAGTCAATTACAATCAGTCAAAGATAAAAAGAAACAAAACTCTATTGATAAATATGGGGTTGATAATGTTTCAAAAATTGATGAAATTAAACAACAACTTTCTCAAAAGCGAAAAGAATTTTGGTCACGCTTTTATAAAAATAAAGAGTTTACAATTAATGGATTGACTAAACAACAGTATAGACGTAGATGCCAACAATATTTAAATACTCAATATAATCAATATAAACATTCATTAGACCCAGAAAATAAACGCGGAAAAGATTGGCATATCGATCACGTTTATAGTGTTTCAGATGGATTTTTAAATGACGTTCCAATACATGTTATATCGGATATATCGAATTTACGATTAATTAGCGCTATTGAAAATTACCGGAAGTTTAAAACCTCCGGTAAAACAATTGAACAATTATACGACGATTACAATCATGCAGTTTGATTACTGAACTCGTAATAACACGTCATACCGAACGGGGCTTCAATTGTCGTAGTACCATGTGCAATAAATATAGTTTCGCAGTATGATTCATCGCCCCAAGACCCGCACGGGTACATATCTGTAAAAAATAACAGTCGGCTTGGTTGGATTTCATGTTCTTTCATATAATCCCACACACACATAAAATCCGTTCCACCACCACCCATTGGTTGATAGTTATCGAACTCGTCGATTGAATAACCATCATAATCGGCTTCATTATATACACGAGTATCAAAGCAGAATACTTTAATTTTGAAATCTTGATATTGTTGCATAATACCTTTAATTTCACTTAAAAAGTCCCTAGCTTGATCATCACCAATTGACCCTGACATATCAATTGCAACAACAATATCAATAGTATCACGTAGACTCTGCCCTGGTAAAACTGCGGATAGATGCCATGCTTTTTTATTTGGTCTCATCCAAGTGTAATCATCTTTAATTACGCTTTGGATTTGTTGTTGTAAAATTTCCCGCCAATTCATTTTTGGCTCGGTAAGTTCCTTGATCATACGTTGGATCATACCTGGTGTATTACCCGCACCAGCCGCTTGTGCAGCCGCCATAACTGCTTCACGTACTTCATCACGGATTTGACGCAATTCTTCCGATGTATAAACAGGGCGACCATTCCCATCTTCACCATCATCTGGCTGTGATTCCCAATCAAAGTGTTGGTCAAGTAATTCACCTAATTTATCCAACATTTCATCATTGTTATCTTTTAACAAGTCATAAATTTCTTCAGCACCCATTCCGTAATATTGGGTATCATGAAGAATGTTGATACCTGGGATATTGTGATCACCGATTTTATCACGGACGATTTGACCATTTACACAATAATCTGCTGCATAGTTGAATAGTTTAGGATGACGACCTTCACGACGACCCATATGATCAAATGCATTGTGAAGAATTTCATGAGCTAATACGAATTCAATTTGTTTTACCGTTAATGGTGCAAAGAATTCTTTATTGAAAAAGATATGGCGACCTTCTGTAGCGGCGGTTTTACACCATTCACCACCTTCTTTAATAATCAAGCGAGTTGCGAGATTGCCGAAAAATGGATGGCGTAATAATAAACCAACACGAGCTACAATGATGTTATCAATAATCTTAGTTAAAACTGGATCGTTTGACATTTTGTTTCCTATGTGAATGAAAAATTGTATTATACCGATGTTTTAAAGATATGTCAAGCAAAATGATAAATAAAGTTGTAGTTCGCGGATGGCCGTCCCAACTACTTTAATACTTAATAGGAGTATCAACAATGATATTTATCAATCATACCAAATGCTGTTCAAAATGTAAAGAAGAAAAATCAATTAGTGAATTTAGTAAGGCTAAAAATGGAAAATATGGAGTCAGCGCTAGATGTAAAATCTGTGATAAGTTATACAGATTAGAAAATGCTGAAAAGATAAAACATATTAGATCGCTGTATTATGATGAAAATAAAGAACATATATTGCAAAAAGTTAAAGAATATTCAATAGATAATAAAAAATTGCGTTCACAATATCTTAAAAAATATATAAGTATCAATAATCAAAAAATAAAAGTATATAAAAAAGAATATGAAAAAGAAAGAAAATCTAAAGATAAGCTATATAGATTAAAACATAATATTAGAAGTATGATTAATAGATCATTACAAGGATATAATAAAAATTCTACTTCAGAAAAAATATTACATTGTAGTTTTGAATTTTTCGTAAATTATATCGAAAATAAATTTCAAGAAGGAATGTCGTGGGATAACAGAAATGAGTGGCATATTGACCATATTATACCTATTTCATTTGGCGCATCACTTGATGAACTAATTGTATTAAATCATTACTCTAATCTACAACCATTATGGAAAAATGAAAATTTATCAAAACGTGATAAATTAGTACCAAATATGTGTAGTCATGTATTATATGTAGTAGAAAACATACCAAGGTTAAAAGAAATTATAAATAATAACGATGAAATGGATTGACTACATCATCGTTATTATGTATTAACTAGTAGATAAAGTAAGGGGTTTTCAACCCCTTATAAATCAATTATCGGTGGCAGCTGCTATGTATTTGCCATATTTTTTATGAAATTCCATGAAACAGCTGATCTGGTCAACGTCTAATGGTAATTTATAAGTTGCTAATGCAATTTTAGTGCCCATAATAACCAATTCTGTTTCAAAATTTGTCATCATGAATTGGAAGAAACAGTTGACTTGATCGTTCCAATCTTTATCTTTACGTTCAGCGCCATCTTTCAACTCGTAGCATAACCCAACAGTCAATGAATACATCGCTGAGATTTCTCTATAGTCAAGTTTAGTAACTTTACCTTTCAAGATATCGGTTGGATTAGGCATTTTACCTGCCAATTTTTGGTAAGCACCGAATTTCAATGCCACACCTTCGCCAACGGAACCAGACATCAATGTCATCAATGTTTCATCGTCGGTATCATTATCGGTCAATAATTCACTAACGAATGACCAAGAACGTGGGGTTGAGAACGCACGGCTTGATGATCTTGGGTCAAAGCTGTATAAATCACCTTTAGACCAGTTCAAGAAACCAACGATATCTTTGTGAATTTTGTTTTCAGTTGCCCAATCAAACCAGTCGTCGAATTTATGTTCCATCTCAACGTGGATGAAACGATTTGCCAACGGTGCTGGCATACGGTATGTAACACCTTTGTCACCTTCACGGTTACCAGCAGCAACAATAACAACATTGTCTGGTAATTCATAAGTACCAACTTTACGATTCAATACCAACTGATAGGCCGCTGATTGAACAGATGGTGCCGCAGAGTTCATCTCATCCAAGAATAAGATAATTCTGTTATGCTGTTCAGCTTCTTTCATACCTGGTAATTCAGAAGGTGGAGCCCATTTCATAGTACCAGAGTGGTCATCAAAGAATGGTACACCTTTAATATCGGTTGGATCCCATAATGATAAGCGAACGTCAATTACATGTGAATTTGAATCATCGCCGATTTGTTTAATCAAATCAGATTTACCGATACCTGGAGGACCCCATATAAAGATAGGGCGTTTAACTTTTAATGCTTTAATAATCGCTTTCTTTGCTGATTTGGGGCCTACTGCTCTTTCGCTCATAATGTACTCTCTGTGTTGTGTTAAAAGATTAAAGTATATAGTAAACAGTTTATATTGTCAACTATTTTTAACTTCCGTGTGATGTAAATTTGTTACTTCCTTAAAAACTGTGCTTATTGTATCGAATGATTGATACGTTGTCAATGTTATTTTTTAATTAAAAAACTCATTGACCATTCTTTAATATGCGTGTATAATAGCAAGGTTGAGATTTACTAATACGCGGTGATAAACTGCTAAATATAATAAAAGGAACTCTAATGGATTACAAAGAATTACGTGCATTATTATCAAACAGTGAAGAATTAGAAAAATTATATACTAAGACTTCATTTTTAGGAACTGACAAGTCAACTCCAATTCGCCAACGGTTGTGGCATATCGAGAATGAGTTGTATAGTATACCATTATGTAAAACTTGTCAAATTAAAACTGTTAATTGGACGGCGAAGACATCGGAATATCGTCGATTTTGTTCTTCTAAATGTTCACATAACAGTGATGAAGTCCGCAACAAGACTGAGAAAACATGTTTAGAAAAATATGGTACCAAGACTAATTTAGTATTACCTGAAAATATAAAAAAGCAAAAGGAAACGTGTCTAGCACGATATGGTGTTGAAAATGTAGCCAGGTCTGAATACTTCAAAGAAAAGTATAAACTGACATGTATGGAACGGTATGGCGTATCTAATACTAGTAAGTTGCAATCAGTAAAAGATAAAATAGATATCACCCATCAGGTGAAATATGGTAGGAAGAGGCAATCGCAATCACATATTAATGAAGCTGCGTTGACGTTGCGTGATAATGAAGAAGAAATGAGACATTGGTTTTTTGATTTAAAATTATCGGTATTGGAGATTTCGGAGAGATTAGGAATTGGGCATTCTCAATTGTGTTTACATTTTAAAAATAATTTGGGGATTGATATTTCACGGCATTCCGTATCATCAATTGAACGTGGTGTACGTGCATATTTGGATAGCATAGGAATTGAATATGAAACATCTAATAGAACTATATTGAAGCCCAAAGAATTAGATATAGTAGTAACTTCTGCTAACATTGCAATTGAGATAAATGGATTGGCTTGGCATAGTGAACTAATGGGTAAAGACAAAATGTATCATTTGAATAAAATGAATGGTTGCAATGCAAAGGGTATTCGGTTAGTTCAGATCACTGATGAAGAATGGGATAACAAGCAAGAAATTGTAAAATCTAGGTTATCTGGTATTTTTGGAAAAAACAACAAGATATGGGCTAGGAAATGTATCATACGTGAACTAGATTTGCTTTCAGCTAATACTTTTTTTGAAACTACACATATTCAAGGATTTGGGGTTTATAAAATTGCATATGGATTATACTATAATGATGAATTAGTAGCAGCAATGAGTTTTTGTAAAAGTAGATATAACAAGAAATACGATTGGGAATTATTAAGATATTCAAACACGTTGTATACCAATGTAGTTGGTGGGGCGAGTAAATTGTTAAAACATTTTGAAAAAACCCATAATCCATCATCAATTATTAGTTACTGCGATTTACGATGGAATACCGGGACGGTATATGAAAAGATTGGGTTTACAAAGATAAGTCAGAGCAATCCTAATTATTGGTATATCAAAAATGGTAAGAATTCAGAAAGTAGAATAAAGTATCAAAAACATAAGTTATCTACTATATTGAATTCATTTGATCCGATGATGACTGAATGGGATAATATGAAAGAAAATGGGTATGATAGAATTTGGGATTGTGGAAATTTTGTGTTTGTGAAAGAAAAGGGGAGTTAATCCCCTTTTAAAGCTTTATTTCTAGCATTAATCGCTTTTAGTATACCATATTTTCTGATGTCATCAGAAAATAAATGTAGTTCAAAGCTCTTAATTTCTGAAAATACCGTGATACTGTTGTGTGTCAAGTAATAAGGGCAATTTATATACCTACTTAAATAGATCATAGTTTGTGGACTATGCTCAATTGGCTCAGTAAATGGTATTTCATATGCTTTTAATCCTAAATCATTGACTAAAAAAGAAAGTCCTTCTTTAGTTAACCTAAAAGCGGTTTGTGCACTACTACGACTCGATTGCCACCATACCCGTGAGTAAAATTTGACATTCGATTCATCTGCACATTTCCCCCACTCGGTTAAAAATATCCTAGTTAGGGCATCCCTGGTAATCATTTAATAATTGTTCCTTGAGTTAATTTGACTACTTGAAAATCTTCAACACCAAATTCCTCATTTAATTTTTTAGCTAAGTTGTGGGCATGACCTGGATTAGAAAAACTAGTTTTCTTATATTTTGGTCCTGGGTAACTAGTCAAGCTATTTGAGCTTTTTAAGTTAAACGCAGAATTTTTATAAAAAATTGCCCATACAGCATCAGCTTCTAAAATCTGATCTGTCTTATACGTTTTCTTATCGGTTTTTTCTAAAAGTATACGTGGTTTTGGTCTAGCCATAAAAATCTCCATTAACTACGTATATATTTATCTTATTTTGGATCTTCAAATCCACCACCATCCATTGTAACAGAAACTACTTCTGTGTCAACTGATTTTTTTAAATCATTAAACATTGCTTCATAGTCTTGATTTATTTTATCAATCATTTCAGATAATGTCAAGTTTAATAATCTAGCTTGATGGATTGGAATTTTAATTTCTTTCTGCTGACTTAATTCAGCAGCTCTCATCAGTTGGATAAACTGAGTAATTGGTGATAAATTTATTTGAGGTTGCATTTGAATTTACTCGCTTCTTCCTTAGATTTGAATGGGCCATGGCAATCATAACGCTCAACTGTAATTAATTTTGGGCACAATGAAAGTACCCAATTCTTAAATTTAACGACATACCATCCAGCACAATGTAAACTTTTACTATGTGCATTTTTAGTAAACAACGGTAGTTTACGTCTTACATCATACATAGCATTGTATGGTTTAGTACGTGTTGGATAACCATGACATTCATTTTCATCAGGTTTTTTAAAGTTTAACGTGTCCATTGTAATAAAAAAGTCTTGACCAAAAAATGTAGTCAACTCGTCCTCTTCATCAAACCACATCTCTCCATCGTGGTTTGATAGCATGAATTTGTTATTTTCTTGTTTTTGAAGAGTTGCAACCTTCTCACCATCTTGTTCAACGACCCAGAATCTACCATCAACTATTGGTTTAGCATGAATTTCACTCATCATTTCCCTCTATGTATGTCAAATTTAAAACTTCATCAATCGTTAATGGAATTGCATCTTCATAATACTTGTCATTATTTCTAAATCTAAATTCAGAAAGCGGGTGATCATTATAACGTGTAATTACGTCGATCCTATATTGATCACCGTTTTTATGATATTTACATTTGCACAAAATCCCTTTCTTTGGTATATCCATAAACCATTCCATGTTGGTCAATCCTTTATTATTTTTTAATTAAAACGTCAACTGCCGCTAGAAAAACAGCCATACCAGATGCTCCACCAAAATTAGATTTATTCATAATTTCATGTGCAGTCTTGATTGCTGTTTTAAGTTTTGGTTGATATAGTGTGATTGCAATGTTATGTTTTTTGTTATACATAACGTATGAGAAGTCTTTAAATAGTTCCTCATCTGGAAACCCGATCTGTTCAGCAAATCCGATTCTTTTAAGTTTTGCGATTAGATCAGGTGATTCTTCTACAAGAATATTTTGATCGAATAACAAGTAATCAATTTCTAATGAACTAGCAAATACCTCGCCGTGGTCATGATTACGCCATGCCCATATTTTAGCTAATTTATGATTTTCATATTTTCCTTTTAGATTTAATTTATCTAAAAAAGATGCAGATTGTTCTACCCTACGCTTTTGTCCAGTTTTTTTACTACTGAGCATATTGTCTGTAATTTGATCTGTTATAATAGCTGACATATTTGCCTCTAATGTTATTAAAAGTTAGTGTTTCAAATAAAATGCTATTATAAAACACTAACTCATAGTTGTCAATTTATTTTTCAACTAATACCAATCGAAAATCCATTCCTTTTCCATGTGTATCATATTCAACAGTGTCAATATATTCACCATCATACTCAACACTTGAAAAAATACACCAACCTTCAATATTACTATACTCGATTCTAATTTTTGCTGGATCAAATTTATCTTTCAACGTGAATTCACCACCAAAAAATAACCCTTTTTCTAGTGATTGGCCAATAAATGCCACTTCACCATCTTCTAGATTATCATAAACATAGCACTCATCAATTTCTTCATTTCTGATGTCAGAATCATTTAATGAGTTAATATCTAAAGAATGTCTCCAAACTTCAGTGCCTTTCTCATCGTATACGACAATATCACTAAGATCGTCCATAGTGGCACCATTTTCGTGTGCTACATCATCTAAATCAAACCATGCACCGTCTTGGATGAATCGGTATTCTTCTGGTACTTCCAGATCATTATCTTCGTCATCAATGAAATCATCGATACTGATACTATTATCTTCCAGGTAATCATATGCTTCGAGAGCTACTTTTCCAATAACAATTTCCCCACCCCGCCCTTCTACTTCAATTTTATATTTACGGGGTGTAAATTTGATAGTTTGGAGTAATTCTTTTTGTTCTTCAATCGTTGGGTCTTTAATTTCTTCAGTCATATTAAGATCTCGGTAATGAATCTACATCTTTGATTAGTTTATCACTTGGTACTAAAATAGCCATACTATTCTCCTGTATATTTTGCTTGAAACGGTTCAGCAAATTGCTGAATGTTATCCATCATTCGTTTCATATCAAACGACTGGCAGAATTTTAACATACGAATGCCTACTTGTAAAACTTCTTTTGGTTTTGCATTCGTTTCTATTGTTTCTTTTATAATTTCTTTAATATCATCCGGTTGATGAGATAAATCAATCAATTGACGATTACGTTCGTAATCATCTAATACACGATGTTCAACTCCGTTATGGTCAACCCATCGTTGTAGCATTAAATTATTAAATGCATATCCTTTAGTTTTTCTATCATGGAATGCCTCCGTTAACCCAACTTTATTTTTAGTGCCCTTAGTTCTAACACCTGGGTATGCTGAGAAAACGTTATCACTAGTATCACCACGCATACATTTCTCAAACAACATCCATTCTGGATCTAATGGCATTTTAATCTCACCAGTTTTTTTATCTTTAACCGGTTTACCTTTAGCATCGAAATAACCTTCATGTGTGATATGGACATCAGCAACGCCATTATATTGACTAACATTTGGTGCTATTAATTGTTGGAAATCACTGTCAGTACTAATAATAACATGATTAGCGGTTGGATGTTGCTGGATAAACCCAGCAATCAAATCATCAGCTTCTAATCTCGCATGTTGTAAAACAGTGCAATTAGTTTTTTCAGTAATAAAATTTTTAAATTCATCAAATGCTTCCCAGAACAATTTTTCTTCTTCTTGCTCTTTTAGATTCATTGCCGCACGGATATCGGCCCTATTTCGTTTGTATGGTTCATAATAATCTTTGCGCCAGCTACGACCTTCGAGGCATACAACGACGTGTTTACCATCAAAATCGTGCCACGCTTTTTTAATACTATGGAAAGTAATATGAAAAGCCATGCCAAGTTTTAGTTCAGCATTTCCTTGTATAGAATGTCGGGCCCGATAGAACAGATTTGAAAGATCTATTAGAATATAAGTCATTATTCATCCTTGAATATTGTTAAAATTAAATAATTCTGAGTTCGGTACTATTGAATTTGGTTCCTTTCTTCCAAACGCAATGCAGGTACTCGATTGAATCGGTACCACCAGTGTTTAAGAATCGCATTCTTTCTGAATGGACGTAACAACACATTGGTAAATTGTTGGTCCAGAATGGTTTTCTACCCTTAGAACCGAAAAAGTTAAGGCGTAATAACATGACAACGTATCCATTATCTTTAACATCATCTAATGATTTGTTAATTATATCCAGCGCAATATTAAATGGTGGATTCGTTATGATGCAATCCGGTTCAGCCATAATTGTTGAAAGATCAACATTTAAATAATTGGTATTAGGGTGAGAAGCCAACGAATCTTGTCTCAAGTCTAATGTTTCAATATTGGTATAACCAGCCCGTGCTAGTGCAGTTGGGTAACTCATTTGATTCTGAGCATCGCCACCTGCATACGGGTCCAATAATAATGAACCAAGTGAGCCGTAATCTGATTCGAAATGATCGATAAAGTCAGTTATGTTTTTAGTTGGTGTTACGTAATAATCCGCAATATGAGCATCACGGGCACTTGATCTATTAGTAGAACTCATTAGCTTACCTCGGCCTTCCCACCAGTTAATTTAGTTACATTTATATATCCAGCAGAACGATCAGTCATATCAATTCCTTCTTGCGCTGCTGCATTGGTACAAATATCCCTGAACCATCTTGAAACGATTTCTTCATCTGGGTCACCGTCATATCCGTATCCTTCTTTTTTTAATTGAGCTATGAAATAGTCATTCCAATCCAATTCGTAAAAACCATTTCTAATGTTATCTTGATTAACTTTGAATCCAATAACATCGACCCATGGTTCTTTACGTTTAGTGGCAATATCTTTTGGAGATAATTTTGCTTGATCTTCTTTTTCTTTTTTAGCTTTGCGTTTAGCGGCTGATGCTTGTTTTTTAGCTTCTGCTTCAATAAAAGCTTGTTCTCTTGCTTGACGTTCTGCTTCTTCTTTAGCAGTAATTCCAGTTATATCTTTAAAAAATTTCTTAATCATTAACATCCTCCTTGCTCTTCTGAACTATATTTTTCTTCCCGTTTTACATCCATGTTTTTCTTAAATTTTCTTAAATCTTCAATGGATTGATTAATTGCTGCAGCATAGTTTAATGCTTGTTGCTCAGACATGATAGTCGATTGTTGATATTGTACATATCCTTTAGTCAACAGTTCCCACATAACTAATACTCGACTATACCATCGATTGATAATGGAACGTATGTAGTAATCAATACTCCATAACCATGCACTTTCGATATCGCCAGAATCATCTACTAACCTATTCCAGTATGCTGTTTTTGGTGTAAAATAGGTATTTAATACAATGTTACACGAGTCTGTTTCTAATTCTACATTAAACTCGATCATATCGTCAGGATTGCCACATTGACATAGAACACTATAAAACATAGCATCATCAAACTCATGTGTTTTTAATATGCCGATTGCTGGGGTTTCTGCTACTAGATTATCCACTATTGCCTCTGTTTTTCTGTTTTAACATTCTAATTTCATCATTTAAGTATTCTTTATAATCGGCTAACACTGATATTTTTCTTTCACTGCCAACTTCATTTCGAAGTTTTGTTATATCTTCATCAATCTTAGCAATTTTTTCTGTTAAATCTTTTAAAGTTAAGCTCATAATTATATCTTAATAGAGAACACTTTATCATATGGACCAACACCATATGTGATTGACGATGCCAACTCTTCTAAATCACCACCTGATTCTATATGTTGGCTTAACTTATTCATGATTTGTATAAGTTGGTCTGACGTTCCTTCATAGTTATCCATAAAATCTTGTGCGAATTTAATTGTTTGTGTCATTTTGATTCCTTGATAGTTTCCCAAGTTTTAATTGCGTCTAACGTTTCAGTGTATTCTTTCCAAAGCTGTTTAAGACTATTGTATTTCTCTTCCATTATAACATCTCTTTGTGGAATATGCAACATATCTTCTATTCTTTTTAATCGGTCATTTATATCTTCACCATTTATTATTAATTTTCCATTAACTTTCACAGATTCTCCATCTGATGGTATTTCCATTATGGCATTACCAGATTGATTCTTAAATGTGGATGTGTTAATTCTACTGTTGGATACCCAATCAGCTTGATTTAATAGTGTTACTACACCTGGACTAGTAAGCGTCATTTAACTTCCTTGTAAAAAGTGGGGATTTCTCCCCACTATAATAAACTACTTTTTAACAAATTTAGCTTTGTTTTTATCCCAAGGTTTATTCCCTTGATATGGTTTCTTTGGACGTTTGCTTGCCAAATATGCACCATATGATTTTGAATCTTTACGATATAATTCTGCTGGATCGAATTTTCTCATCTCCATTCTACAGAAATCGTGAAATGCTTCTAAATCTTCAAAGATTTTTACAACATCAGGACGTGATTCAAAATATGAAAATGTTTTGTAGTTTTTAGCCATTTTAAGCTTCCTTTCTTTTGTGGTTTATAAATGCTACAATGTAGCGGGTAAGATTAATTTGTTGATATTGAATATGCGCCTGAAGAAGGAGCAACATATCCATTACCAGCTGTTATAGTAGTTGTCCATGTATTCCATTGTGGATCTCTACAAGCAGAGTCAATCGGATTGTATTGTTTTGAACTAGCTTTAATTGCTGATTCAATAATAGTCAATCTATCTTGCAACTCTCTAACATCGGTCACTAATTTTCGTAATGGGCCGATGTGTTTTTCTTTATCTTCGGCATGAGCTAATGCTACCACCATCAATAAATTGTTAAAGCATCTTTGAACGGTTGGGTTATCTGAATTCATTGCTGTATCAAACATGTCAACAAATTGTTCTAAATCAAATTCCTTATTACTCATTCGATATCCTTATTTTGCAACAGGTCTGAATGTATAGTTATATATAGCAACACCACTATCAACTGTAATTTGTAAAGCACCGCCATCTGATAATTTAAAGGTTTTATCTCCATTTAAATTTAATACATTAATAACATGGGATTTTGGCCATGACCATGTATTTTTTAATTTGACATTTACATTCGGTTCAATAACAAATGAACCAGCATGTGTGGTGCTTTCATCACCAAATACGACAACTAGGTTATTATCCTGTGTTAATAATTGAAATTCTGATTCATCTGTATTGAGTGCTGCTTGATATTTTAAACGCTGAATAGTTGCAATCGATGGTAGAAATTCAATGTCCCATGTTGCACCTTTAAATGAACCATTATTCATATTTACATCAACCATTTTTTGAGACATAAATCTATAATCGGTTTGAAAATCACCAGTTTTATTTTCGAAGTGAATCCCAATGGGAGAAATACCATCATATCTCATTCCTTTTACAAACTCAATTTTTGCATCATCTTGATATTCAGGACATTTTAAATGCAAATCCAATTTATTTAAGTGGTGCAATCCAAAAACTCCATCCAATTCTGGAACTGGAACATGTGTAGTGCAGTTCATTAACATTTTTTTGTCTTCAGATACGGCATCTGCGTATGTTTTATCTGGTGAAGCGGTTACTCGTACAATCGGGATCACCCCCAATGAGTATGTGTGTGCTACTACATCCTTTAAAAAATTTTTCATATTAATTCCTTATTATTATGCTTATTATACTATTATTTTATTGTTATGTCAACTGGTTTTTAAAACTCAAACAATGAATTTACTGAAGATAATTCATTAGTACTACTTAAATCCCATCCAAGAACCCCGATTAAATTGGATACCTTTTTATCTATAATAACTTCCTCCATTTCTGAATGATCAAATGGCAGTTCTTTAAACCATTGTGGTAACCTAAGTTCATCAACTGGGTAAGCAACACTTGCAAATCCAATAGGATTAGGTTTAAGTTTGCATACGATAACTTTTGCACCGTCAGTAATACTCATTGAATATTTGTCACCATATACCTTTTTTAATGTGTTCCAGTTAATGCTTGCTCGAACATGGCCAGGCATATTGGCTTTTCCTTGATCCTCTTCTAACGCTCTAAACTTGGTAATTTTATTAGCACGTTTAGGTGAACCTTTTTCCCAACCAGGTCTGCGTTTAAACAATTTTCTAAATTCTCTAATTTCATCAAGGATTTCAGTTTTGTCAACACCGATTAAAACCATTTCAAGAATATGACTTAAAAAGTTTTGCATAAATTCTGGCGTATCTGACCGTTTCAAATCCAACCCCATTGCTTTAATTTCACCAGGTTTTCCATTGGTGTCTTTACGCTTTCCTTCTTTATCATATACTAATACAGCATATCGTTTTTTAGTAATAAAAAGACCTTTAACGCCAACAATTTCACGACCAGCTTTAATAACTTCACCGCGTGATTTTGGACAATGGAATACATCTAACATAAATTGTTGGAATGTTCCATTTACCATTTCACCGATTTCATCATAAAATGCTGAAATATCTTCCTTATCCCATGGAATAGTTCCATTAATAATGTCAGTTTTCAATGTAGAATATGCTGAAAAATAACATGAGTCAGTATCACCGTAAATAATAGATTTGCCAATATGATTGTAATCACCTGTGATAATTCTATTAACTTCAGCTGCCATATGTTTAGCAATTTGTCTACCGGTTAAGGTAGTTGATTGCCCAATGCGTTTATCAAAAAATCTACATCCTTGGTTAAGAATAGCACCATATAAACTATTCAAATTAATCTTTTTAACCAGCTGACGTTTATCCCAATATTCCTCTGCGTCTTTATCACCTGCAGCAATCGCTTCTTTAAGCTTTTTCTGCATATCTTTACGTTCAGCATACCATCTTTTTAATAGTCCGGGGATAATACCTTCACGTTCGTGTGTGAATATTGTTCCATTGGCGCTCAACATCCATGGTTGATTTGATTCATAAATTAATCTATAAACTTCTGCAGCACTAACGGTATCACTACCACCTTCTTCCCAATCAATGATAATTTCAGTTCCAACTTCTTGGTTCATAACTGCATCATACTCGAAAGTACCAAATTTACCCTCCCATGCAGCAGTAATAGATTTTCCCTTGTCTAATTGTGCTTTAAGGAATGAATCCGTCATTACTGGGCGTAATTGCCCAACGATAGTTTCAGGTCCCATATTCAATGCACGAATTACAGATGGGTATAATGAATTGATATCCAGTGAACCAATCCAATCGTGTAATCCTTCTTTGGGATGAGCAACATATGCACCAGCAGCCATTCCATCATTGGTAACTGATTTATTCCGATTAGGAACTTGGAATCCTCTAGAATGTGCTTCGTTAATAATAGCTTGCTCAGTTACTGCAACGGCACCCATTGTAGTTTGTAATAATACTGTATTTTCATGAGCAATCGCATTAGCTAAATCTAAAAACTTTAACTTCCTGTCAAGTTTTTCAAGTAGCATGGTATCTTGTCTATTATATTCAATGAATGTCTTAAAATCATTATTGTATAATTGATCAAGCGTTCCTTCATACGCAGTTTTATGTTCACCTAACTCATATTCAGCAATTGCATCTAACCGATAGCTATGTCTTTCTTCATATGTATATTTTCTATAAAGTTCTAAACTATCTAAATGAACTCGGCCCACAAAATCATAAGTTACTGCATCTTTACCATATTTTTCATATTCTCTACGTTTTGGTAATTGATTCCATAAACAAAAACGTCTTGTATCATTTTTGCTCAGTACCTTTGTTACTCGATTGACCGTGTATGGTATATCGAAACCTTCACTGTTCCACCCACTTAATACATCAGCATCTTTAATTAAATCCAAAAATGAATCTAACAATTCGGCTTCTGTTTTGAATAGATATGTATTAGGAAATTCTTTTACTTGTTCCTCTGCCTGTTCCATTGTTAATGTTTTTGGTGGAATAGCAAGGCAAACCAGTGTATCTAACCATTGTAAGTGAACAGCAATTGCAGTAATAGGCATAAATGCATCATCTGGTGCAGCATACCCACGTTCTGGATCGAAGTCCACCTCAATATCGAACCAAGCTACATTGAGCTTTGGTGAATCTTGGTTTTGGTATTGTTCACTTAAACAGACGAATACTGGATTCATATCTGCTTCAAACAATTGTTTATTACTATTGATAGACATTTCTTTACGAAAGTCTTTAGTTGATTTACATACTACCTTAGATACAGGAGTATCGTATATTGAACGGTGTTTTCCTCTTGGATCAGAGTAATAGAACGTATGTTTTACCGGGTATTCTCTAAATTCCCTTTTACCATTAATTCGCTCTACGACCTTGATATAATCACTATCACGATCAAACATTGCATCTACATAACTCATTCTGATTCTCCCCATAAAGAGGCATCATCTTCGCCACGCTGTTTTGCAATATCTTCCGATAGCATTTCATCAATTTTGCATGAACATCTAGCTTCACAATCGTGAAGTGATGGACATGTTTCACATACTTCAAACTCGAAGTCGTTGTTAATTTCCATATTATATTCTCCATTTATGATTTCCGGCTCATAAGCACCAACAATACGGGTGAGAATGATCCCCACCCGTTATAACTATTATTAGATGTTTTTCGTAACATCCAATATAGCTTCAACTTCCTGCCAATCTTCGTTATGATTGTTCCAATCGCCTTTGTAAGCAATTTTAATTGCTCTATTGATAATTGCAGGTTTAAGATCCATTTCTTCTGCAACTGCTTTGACTGTTTCCTTTAACCCTTCTCTTAAATCGTCGATTTCACGCATGACTGTACCGCCTTCGTTGATCACTTTTTCTAATTTAGATTTTTCTTCTGGTCCATATGCTCTACTCATTTTATTTCCTTATATTGAGTTGTTTAAAAAATATATTATACAATAAGTTGCTTGTTATGTCAAGCGATTAAAAAGAAAATGGCGGGATAAACCCGCCATTATTGAAGTTAAGAGTTTACTTACTATCGATTGCTGCTAGTCGATCACGTAGGTCTGCGATTGACTCCGCCATTGATTGTGTTTTTGCATCATATGCTGCTTGATCTGCTTTTGCTTTTTCTTGTGCATCCGCTGCTTTCTTATTAAGCGCATCAATGTTTGCTTGAACTGGATCAACCCCACCTGTTTTAATTTTCGCTAGGTCTGATTGCATAGTTGCATTTTGATCGGAAGAAGTCTTATACCAAGCGTCAGCTGCTGCTTGGGTTTCTGGACCCCAAATACCATCGATTTTCAAGTTAGACCCAGTTAATGAATTTAACATTTCTTGTTTTTTCATAATATCGGGATCACCACGTCCTCCGTGTGGATCGGTATCTGATACTGATTGTGGACCAGCACTATGTGATAAGTTACCAATACCATATCCAAGTCCGAATCCTGCGATGCCTGAAATCAATGATGCTTTTCCTGGATTTTTTTTCAACCAGTTAGCGATGCCCAGTTTTTTAATTGCTTCCTTTTCAACTGGGGCAAGTTTTGGACTAGAAATCGCACTTTTAGATAGCTTTTCTAATTCTCGTGGCCCCATTGCTGATACTTTTTTACCAATATCTCTAAATGCAGCATCGGAAATATCACCTGGCTTCCCGCTAGGAATGCCACCTTTTCCACTAGCACCACCTACAAATTCACCTTTTGGACCGGTTGCTGATAAACTACCACCCGGTCTTCTTGCAAGAGCACCACCTACATTATCAATGTCACCACCGATTCCACCAGTTCCACTCATTCCGCCTCCAGAACCGCCAGTACCGCCTGATAATCCACCAGTATTTTTAATGGCTGGTAATCCTGGTTCTTTAAATACAGCTGGGACACCAGCGGGTGGTTTAATTCTAGCAACTTTAGCAGCAGCTTCAGCCCCTTTGCCGATGGTGTCCATCCAACCTTCACCCAAGTTATGATTTTCAATTGATGATAATATATCACGTAATGCGGCGATGTCTTCCGCTATTGTAGTTATTTTTTTCATATTGTTTCCTTTTGATTCAGCAATCCCTGCTGTCGTATATGTTTCTGGACCAGGAACACCATCATCTTTAATTCCATTATTACGTTGCCAAATCCTTAGCTTTTCCTTGGTTTCTGGTCCGTATATTCCGTCTGGCTTGGCACCTATCAGTTGTTGTAATTGCGCTAATTTACCAGCATTCCCAGCTTTCATGGTCACAGGTTGTGCTGCTACACCGTCAGGTGGTTCTTCACTGCTACCTGCAAGCGATCTGCCAATATTTATTGCATCCAATCCAATCCCAGCAGCAGTCCCTAACCCTGGTACAAGGTATGCACCGCCAGCGAGTGCTGATATAACTGCACCAGAACGATCACCTTCTTGCCATTTATCATATGCATCTTTCCAACTTAATGCTGTGCCAACCCCTGGTATAGCTTTACCTAACATTTTACTTGCAACTTTTCCTGCTACTGCACCTGTTGCAGCCGTGGCAGCGGTGCTTTTAAACTCAGGACTTGCTACAATATTTTTTGTTGTATCCCAAGCATCTGCTGTGGTAAATTCATCTAATTGCTTATAGCCAAAACTTTCAACTAATTTCTTTGAACTAAACTGTTTCATTATTTCCCCTTCGGTACGCAATTAGGAACTGTTTTTTTGCCTTTCTTTTTCATACCTAGTTGTTTATAATCCTTCCAACATGATTCGTTGGTTGGTTCCGGTAATAGTTTTTGCTCACCAATGATGGCATCATAATGATCCATGGTCAATGTATCTCCTTCTTCACTGAATTGTATTAGTTTTTCAGTAACATTGTGTAAATCCATATCGGTTTTAGCATCTTCACGAGCATATTCTAGCAAACGAATTAACAATGGAATATCCATTTTAACAACATCTGGTTTATTGATATCCTCCATTGGGGTATTATCTTGCAATCCAGGGCCAACTCCACCAGTAAACCCAGGCGAATGTCTTGGTATTGCTGATTCTTTCATTTGAACACGTTCTGCTATAATTTTGGCATATTGATTAATCAATTGTCGTTTTTCAATTTTTTCTTGTTGAAAGGCTTCTTCTGCTTCTGCAAAATATTGTTTTAACAATGAAGGTTGCTTCTCTTCTTTTACAACAGGTTCTGCATAGTGTTGCATAGCCATTTGAACTGGGAGGCTAACCTTATGTGGATTAGCCCCTTCGTTAATAATACTCATGAATTTTTTCATGTCATTAGAACCTTCTACAGGGGTAGATGAAGCACCATCGAGTGCCTGTAGAATTTTTTTCATATCCATTATTTTAATCCACTCAGCATTTTAATAGCAGTTAACTCTGCTGATTCATTTAATGATTCATTCTTAGCAAGTGACGCTTTTCTTTCAGCTTTTTCTTTAAATGATTTAGCTTTTTTCCAATCTTGACCAGCTTTTTTGATATCAGCATCATTACCTTCTTCATCAGCTTTTTCAACTTTTTCATCAGCGTCTTGCATTTTAATAGATTGACGGTGTGCTACTTTTTCATATCCTTTTTTAGAAAATGGACTTTTCTTTTCCCAAGGTTTTAGATCTAATTCATCTAGTTGTTGATCTTCAGAATAAACACCTTCTCCAAATGCAATTTCAACTCCTTCTTTGATATTTTTCCACATGGCAGCTGCAGCAATTTTTTTACCTTTTTCACCGCCACCTGCTTTTTTAGCTACTTTATCAAAGTTTTTACCTGGTTTACCAATGTCTTTACCAGCAGTTGCTTTTTTAGCAACTGAAGATTTTTCTTTTTTAGATAACCCAGCACTTGGTTTAGATTCTTCCATTTTATCAACAGCGGTTGCAATGCCACGAGTACGGTTTACTACTTTACGACCTAACTCTGCTTGTTTTTTAGAAGAATCGGTTTTAGCTAATTTAGATGATTTGTCAACCAAATCTTGTGAAGCAGCTTTTGTATATGATTTTAATGTACTTTGATCTAATTCATCTAGTTGTTTTTCTTTTTTTCTTTTTTCAATACCAGCTTTATACGCTTTTTTTGCATCTTCTTCTGCATCGGCTTCGTCATAACCTGGATCGTCTGAATGTTTGCCATATTTCGGCATATGCGGACGTTTTACATAATCATCGTCATCTGAGTAATTTGCTTCTGCTAATCCTTCTTTTGCAACCTTTGCAGTTGCTGATTTAGCTTTTTTATTTGCACCGGCGATTTTATCAGCATATGTAATTTTATCAACTGGTGCTGCCAATGCTGCAAAATCTTTATTAGATGATTTACCTTCTGAAAGTTTTTGAGCTTGTGCAATTTTAAGATAACGCACCATTTCTCTAGCTTCATTCAATTTATTTTGAATTACTGCTTTTTGACTTTCGGTATACATATCACTACTTTCTAATTTAGCACCATATTCACTAATTTTCATTTCATATTCTAAGTAGTGATAAACTGACGCAATATAATCAGCAGCTTTAGTAATTTTAGCTTGAACCCACGCTTCTAATTGTTGATTATCTTCGATTTTTTTGAATAATTTATAGCTGTAATTTGATAATTTAAACAAATCAGCCTTTGCCATTGCACCTTCTTGGTCAACTTCTCCGTTAGGTAGTGTTCCTTGAGTAACTACTGGGCTTGCAGTATGCATTTCAGCACCAGGTAATTGGAATTCATCCAATTGTTTATGCTGAGTTGATTTTGATTCCGGTTTCATATTTAACTCCAATATTTTGTATTTATCTTCTTTTGATGCTTCCGCCTGTCATTAGGTTAGTGTTTTGATCTAACGCATTAACTACGGTGCCATCTTTATTCTTTTTTTGTTTAGGCCCTTTATTTGGGTAAACAACACCAACACCAACATTGGCGGCACTTGTTGCCCCAGCAGTTGCCGTTTCTTTAATTATTTCGTGAATTTTCATATTAATTCCTGCCAAACCAATGTTTAAACCATTCATCTGTTCCAGGTTTAATTCCTTGTTCTCTAGCAATTCTACCTTTATCACTACCAAGAATAACAGGTTTTTGTGAATTTATATAATTAGCTAATGCTTGTTCACTGCCTAATCCACCCATCATTGCTACTTTTTTAAGTTCATGAATTGGATCATCAGGTGCCAAAAAGCAATCATCTTCACTAGGTGGACATAGATCAGCTGTTGTAATTCTAATCTGTCTCATTAGACACCATACTTATTACGTTTGGCAGGGGAAATTGCACTTGTTTTATTAACATCTGGTTTTTCTGCACTTTTGTTTGAAGTAAGATTTTTTAAATGACCAACATCTGATTGCTGGGCAGCATACTGAACCATTTTACGTTCTTCATCTGTATAAGTGGTAATTAATGGGTCTCCACCAATATCATTTACTGCTTTTGTTGGATATTCAGGGGCACCAGCAAGTGCTATACCAAATCGCCAGCTTTTATATGCATCACCAGCATTATTATTTGCTTCTGGTGTTGTAATAGCACCTTTAATACTAGCTTTTGCAGCATCTCCTAGTGGATGAATCCCACCTTCTGTTAAGGCATGGTACATATCGATCAATGCTTCTTCTAAGTGAAATGCATCTAAATTTTTTTGAGGAGTTTTTTTGTTTACATCTTTTGTACTGTTTTGATTGGTAATAATTCCAACACCAGCACATTCTTCAACATCTATATCTTCGTTTCTAGTACGACCCTTAAAACTTCTACCACGTGATTTTAGATGATTCCATGGATTTTCACCCTGTCCTCTACCACGTCGTGTTCCGATTGAATTCCGTGAGAACATTTTCAATTCTTCATCAGTCATTTGATCTGGTTCACCACATTCAGTTTTAACTTTACTAGACTTGGTTTTAGAGAAATCCTTGTCATTCTTTTCATCTAATCTTCCACCATTATTTTTAAGAATATCATATAATCCTTCTAATAATGCTTTTGGATTTAAATTATCTTTATCACTCATTTTGTTATCCTTAACTAACTAATAAATTCCTCCACTAAATCGAAGAATTTTAATACTCTATTATTTATGCGAATTTCTGTATCGGCGGAAATACCGGCAGCTTCACTAAATAATTCTTTATCTCCGGTTTTTACAGCTTCTCGCAAGGTAGTCGCAGAACTTAATCTAGGTGTTTCTTCTTGCATAATAGAATCAAATTTAAAATATCCATGCGTACTTTCAATGCCATTGTATTTTTCTAATGAATTGGCTAACCATTCTTCATCTGTACATACTTTTAATTGGATATGTTCACCAAATTTTTCATAAATTTTAGTTGCTAATGTAAACAGATTTTGTTCAGGGATGATATGTTCAGCCACATCTGGTGATATGGTTTCCATAGCTTTTAATTTTATATCGAATGGCAATGGATCTTTTGGTCCAATGGTATTAGGATTGGTCCCAATAAAGAACTTGTCTGATTGTGCTGCAATCTTCCAAGATTCTTTATGGCCTTTATGTGGTGGGTTGTATCTACCAAAACAAATTCCTACGGTGTCCATTTATGCCTCGGTACTAGTTTAATATGACCAAATTGTTTAGTTTCATCTGCATATCTCACCCAACCTTCTGGATTAAATGCTTTAACATCATACTCGGTTGCGTGTAAATCCATACGATGAATCATAGAATTTTTAACTGATTTGATATAACCTAACAAATCAAATAAAGCATGATATCCATCATTTTCTGTAAATATTCGGTTTTGTATTTTTAATATCTGTGAGGGACTAATATTACTAATACTAGTAATCCAAGTAAGAAAACTTACTGATGCGTCTTGTTTCATACGATAGTTATTATACTTGTAAATATAATCTTTAAATGCACTAACTCCATCTATTGGTCTTAAAAACCTATCAATATTAACTGTTCTTGAATTAATATATTCCAAGTCAGAAGTATTAAATCTATGCAACGTGTTTGCATTTGAGTAATATGGATCTAAAATTATTAATTCATCAGTGCTATTAAATATATGAAAATCATCTAATGGTTTTTGGAACTCATCATTCAGTCCAAATGTATCAAAATATGCGTGGCCAGCCATTAAAATTCTTGACTTTTCTATTCTTTTACCTAACGAGGAATCTTTATGAACAGTATACCCGGTGTGATTAGGTTGAAAGTTATATTCATCATTGCATAACAGTGGTTTATCCCAAAATAATAAATCAGTATAAACAAACCCAACAAAATCATTAGGAGTAGCTGAATCTATCAATGGAAACAAACGACCAAATTTTCTAGCAAATTCTTTACGCTGACCAGAAACATTTTCACGGTCTTTGCCAGAATGATTTATTATAAAATCATATAATTCTTCTGATGTAGTTGATTTGCAACCACGTGCCCAGCCATTATGTCCAGTCATAATTAATGGCCCGTTGACATACTCACGCCCCCAATAAACCTGTAATCCGCCATCCCATTTCATTCTAACTAAACTCGGATCATTAGAAATTTCGGTAATATGTTGAACAGCTTCTTTCACACCCGCTGACCCATAAAAGAAAATTAAATCTTCTAAGTGGTTAAATGCTCTACCAAATTTTTTCATTGGAAATATGTTTGTTTTATATGTTGATATTTAATTGGATTATATTTTACTGCTTCTAAGAGTCGTGATGGTGAACGCATATCGTATTCAGTCGCATCTGATCCGATAATAATTTTAGCAATTTCAGTAGGATCGTGTGATATAAATTGTTTGTTAGTACGCTTGAATAATCCAGAAAATGGACTAATCATGAGGTCATCTGACGTGAGGTTAGCCAAATCACACCATATACTAACTACATCTTTTCCTTTCATTGTTTCGCTTTCATATACATGATCGTGAAGATACATCATTGCAGTTGCGTCATTGACCGTAGTTAAATCAACTTGCACTATATTATCATATACTGGAATACCGACAAATACTGCTACCCCAGCTCTGGTTGACTCCAGACCTTGGTTTATGAAATATTCTTGTAATAGTTTTCTGCTTTCTAGGAGATTTCCATCACGATGTGATGGAAATATTGATAACAAATCAGCGGCATTAATGAAAAAATCTGCATCACCGCTGATTTGTTTTTTACCGATACTGCCATATGGATATACTGACAACCCAGGTGGAAGTATTGATTGTAAGTTGGTTAATAATTGTTGATAATCTTGTTTTTTTATTGGTTTAGCATTTTTAATTGCATTTCCACTCATTTATATCGACCATCATTGATATGTTGACAGACCTCTTCTTGTAATTTATCACATGTTTCTTTAATTATTTTTTCATCAAGATCAGGTGGTAATTCACGAATTGGATATTCTTTCGTGTACATTTTATAACATTCACGAATTGCTTTTTCAAACATAGAAGACTTAGGACGTTTTTTAGTTTCGATAATGTCAATACATTTTGATATAATAGGATAAAGATGACGGCGGTATGCTTCATCATCATTATTCATGAAAAACATAAGATCTTCAGTTAAATCATAATTCAACTCACGTTTTCCATCATCACCGACTTCTTTAACAAAGTCTAAATCTTTAAAGTTTTTTCCTTCTAATAATTCTATAATACGCATAATTAAGCCCAGTTAATAATAAGTATTTATCGATTAACTGGGCTTATCTGATTAATCAACCATAACAGGTTCTTCTGTAACGATTGCCGCTTGTTTAACTTGTTTTGATTTAGCAGTTAACGCAATGGAATCATTATCAATGGTAATATTTAAAGTCCCGCCATTTTTCAACTCACCGAATAACATCAATTTAGCTAAATCACGTTTGATTTCTTTATCGATTACTCGCTGCAATGGTCTCGCCCCCATTTTAGGATCGAACCCTTTTTCAATTAACCAATTGATAGCATCTTTCGTGATTTTGATTCGGATTCCTTTATCTTTAACTTGAACACGCAATTCATCAATAAATTTATTAACAACCATGGTCATTGCTTCTTTACCAAGTTTATTAAATGTAATAATACCATCTAATCTATTACGGAATTCTGGTGATAAGAATTTTTTCAAATCAGCATCTGAATAATCTTTTTCTTGTTTTCCAAACCCAATTGCATTTTTTTCTGCAGATTGAGCACCAGCATTAGTAGTTAAAATCAATACAACATTTCTGCAATCTGCACGTTTACCATTAGAGCCAGTGATAAAGCCATTATCCATTACTTGCAGTAATACAGTTGCAACATCTGGGTGAGCTTTTTCAATTTCATCCAATAACAATACAGCATTTGGATGTTCTTGAATTTGCGTAATCAACAATCCCGCATTTTCTTCAAATCCAACGTAACCTGGTGGAGAACCAATCAATTTACTAATGCTATGTTTTTCTTGATATTCTGACATATCAAATCTTAACAACGTAGAACCAAGATGTTTAGCCAATGCTTTTGCGGTTTCAGTTTTACCGCAACCAGTTGGTCCCATAAATACAAATGAGCCGATTGGTTTATTTTCAGGCTTCAAGCCAGCTTGTGCCACCATGATTTTATCAACCACTTCTGTTAATGCAGCATCTTGTCCGTATACTTCAGCTTCCAATTTTTCTTGCAATGATGCAATATCATTGCTTTCAGTTTCCATGATCTGTTCCTCTGGAAGGTTGATCATTTTAGCAAGTTCGAATTGGATTTCACGTTCTGCTACGATACGTTCATCAGCTAGTTTCAGATTAAAGCGAGAACATGCAACGTCAATCAAATCGATGGCTTTATCTGGTAGTTTTTTATCAGCTTGATATTTCACTGATAATTTAACAGCCGCTTTTAATGCATCATCCTTAATTTTAACATCATGATGTTTTTCGTAGTATTTTTTCAAACCTTTCAAGATTTTCAATGTCATTTCTTGAGTTGGTTCATCTACCGTAATACGTTGGAATCTACGCATTAATGCACGATCTTTTTCAAAGTGCTTACGATATTCATCCCATGTGGTAGACGCAATTACCTTGATGTTGCCTTTTGACAATGCCGGTTTCATCATGTTTGCCAAATCAGTTGCCCCATTGCTACCCGCACCAGCACCACTGATCATATGTGCTTCATCAATGAAAAGAACGGTTTTACCTTTGTTTTCAAGTGCCTTAATCACCTGTTTAAAACGTTCTTCGAAATCGCCTCGATATTTAGAACCTGCCAACATAGCAGAAATATCAAGATTATAAACAGTGTAATCTTTCAAGAAATCTGGTACGCCACCCTTAATGATGTTATATGCCAACCCTTCAGCAATTGCGGTCTTACCAACACCTGGATCACCTACTAGAATGACATTATTTTTACTACGACGACCTAACGCCAATGCAATATTTTCCAATTCATCAACTCGGCCAATAACTGGGTCGATTTTACCTTTAGTCACTTGATCATTCAAATTGGTTGTATATGATTGCAATGCCTTGGTTGAACGTGGATCAGGGTCTTCAGTTGTAGTCCCCTCTTCTTCAGTATCAATATTCATATTTAAAAAGTCAGAGAATTTATCTTTTTCGATACCAGCTTGTGAGATATAATAAAATGCCCAACTACGTTTTTCATTCATCATCATCAGGAATGCATCGGCAATACCAACTTGCTGACGATATTTGAAAATAACTTGAGTGAACGCCTTATTTAACAGGCGTTCAAATGCAACTGTTTTCTTTGGTTGTGTAACAGGTTCTGATACCGTAATATCTTGACATTTGTTATTTAAATGATCTAAAACTGCGCTTTTGAGTTTCGATGCATTAGAACCAAATGAATTAATGGTATCACTAAATTCTGTATTAGTGAGCATTGCGTACAATACATGTTCGATTGTAATGTATTCATGATGAAGTTTTTTTGCTACATCAGCTGCCGTTGCGAGTGCTTCTTCAAATTCTGAGCTTGGTATTACCATTATATTTTTCCTATATTGTTGTTAAGAATTGTTGATGTCTTTTAAAATTTCTTTTAACTTATTAAGTGTAGCTTGGTTGGATATAATTGGGGTTTTAATTCTAATTACAGAAACAAATCTACCGCGTTGACCAGAACGAATATTCTTGAACCCACTGTTTTGTTTAGCATATTCAACCCCAGATTCTACACCTGGTCTAATATCTAAAAACATTGATTCACCCGTAATAGTTTTAATTTCTTTTCTGCATCCAATCATTGCTTCAATTGGGTTAATTTCAACCGTAGTATACAGATCATTACCAACTCTGTCAAATTTATCGTCTTTATCAACCAATATGGTTACATGTAAATCACCTCTTTGTACATGAGTTAATGAATCATCCCCCAACCCTCTATAATTAATGGTATCACCATGCTCAACACCAGCTGGTACATCAATAATAACAGATTGTGATTTACCACTTGGTAATGTATATTTGGCCTCTAGTTGTTTTCCTGTAAATGAATCAACAAATGAAACTCTGCAATTTAAATTTAAATCGCGATTTCGGTACATTGTTCGACGGCCAAATATATCACCGAATGGATGTCCAAATGTTGAATTAAATAAATCTTCGAATTCGCTATAATTGTGAAAGTCGTGTCGAGTGTTGCCGCCATATGATTGATGTTGATCATATTTTGCTCGCTTTTGTGCATCACCTACGGTATCATATGCAACTGAAATTTCTTTGAATTTTGCTTCATCCCCACCTTTATCTGGATGATGTTTGTTGGCTAGCGTTTTATAAGCTTTTTTGATTTCTTCTTGTGTGGCGTTTTTATCAACGCCCAATGTTGTATAATAATCAGTCATAATAAAAACAAGTTATGTAAAAAATAATACTTATTATACTATTTTAAACATAACTTGTCAAGTATTATTACTTATTTTTTTGCATCTGGAATTTTAGTTCCTTCATATTTTTTGTGTTTTTTCTTAGCTGGTTTTTCAGCAGCTTTTTTCTCTTCAACTTTCTTTTCTTCAACTTTTTTCTCAACTACTGGGGCACAAGCGTGTTCAGCAAATGTTGGAGTTGCGAATGAAAGGGCAATCATTAATGCTAATAATTTCATATTTTCTCCTTATAAAATTGGGTCTTCTGGTTGTGGAACTAATTTACCGAATTTACTTTCTCCAACGGGTGGAGCAAATCCTTGAACCGGTTGTGGAGGGAATCCTGGTGCTGGTGCGCCAAACGCAGGTTGTGTTGGTTGAGCAAATGGTGCAGGTGCTGGTGCAGTTTGTTGTGGCATGAAGTTGCTTAAACTTGGCAATGCCGGTGCTTCAACCCCGTTAATTTTTTCCTGTGTTCTACCATGTGCGGTAATACCTAATACAACACCCATCGCGATATGATATAAACCACCACCTTGTAGTGTTAATGGTTGCCACATATCCAAATGTTGTCCTGGATTATAATATTGTAACATATTATAAAGAATTGGTCCAGCAATGAAATCAAACAAACATGTTAACATGTAAGTCATTGCCATCATTGGTCTCCAATTTTTTGACATAAAGTCTTCGCCAGCTTTTTCCGCTGCTGTCATATCATTATAATTTTCCTTTGACATTATTACTCCTTAAATTTTGTCATAAATATTTTTTTGTGTTTTATACCAGAACTGCCATGCATTTAACTTTTCACGAATCTCATAATAAGTTCCATAATTTTCATTAACATTCTCTAGCAAATCACTAAGTTCTCTCTGGTCTGACGCTAATGGGTTTAATACTGGTGCTGGTTCTAATAACACACTTGGTACTTCTGGAAATTTAACAGTAACAGGAACTGCGGTAGTGCATCCAGAAAGACCTAATAATATAATCAAATACTTATTCATTGGAACCTCCTTTTACAGCAGTGTTATAAATATCAATTGCAATATTAGGAATTTTACATTCAGCATTTATAATCTCTTTTTCTTTCTGAATTTTTACTTGGTTAACTATTACTTTTTCTTTTACTACTTTAATTTTTTCAACTACTTTCTCTTGAATAATAACATTTACTTCTTGAGATTTGGCTTCAGCAATCGCGACCTTGGCCTCGACTTCTTTAACTCTAGCTCTCCAACCCATTTCGGTTGAATAACTGCCTTCAAAATAAATACCGGAAATTAGTAATAAAGTAGATAAAACTTTAAGAGGAATTCTATATTGAATTATCCCAGGTATGTATTGTAAAAAAAATCCTAGTACTGTACCAGAAATTCCTAACAATAGAATTAAGTGAACCGTCATTGCAAGAAAACTATCTGGTAACAGATGTAGGATGATCATGTCAAGCCCCTAAGACTTTCAAAGCATGAGCATAATGTTTTTTACGGTCATCAAGACCAATTGTACCCCCATTGATACGTTTAGTCAATGTTAGTATATCACCTTGGTCAGCCCAACGATTCAAGTTATTTTCCTCCCAGTACCAACATGCTGATTGGATAGCTCCCTCAAATGTAGATAAATATTCTGGAATTTCTTCTACTGGAGTTTCAATTGATTCTGCAAATTTCATATAATTAGATTTACCGGTTAATTGAATTAATCCACGACCACAATAACGAAATCCGTCGCCACTAGATTCTGGACCATTCCCCATTCTACCACCATACACCCGATTGGCGATTGCAGCTTGGTTATGTGCATATTTTGCTGCTAATGAATCCGTTGGAAAGTATTTTGGAAATACTTTTCTTAGTGAAGTTGCGCGATAATTTAGGTTTTCTTTAAGGAATTTATAATTACCACTTTCATGAGCAGTCTGTGCTAAGAACGCAGCTACTCTAGGAATAGTATCGATGTCGTAATCAGGTAAGATCATGGATAATGCATCATACCAATAATCGATATATGGATTTCCAGGAAGTATTTTCGCTAAGTGTTCTTTTTTAAAATCAAATTTAAAAGACATTATTTCTTCTCCAATGCTACAGCCCATCCGCTGTTTTCAAATATAAATGTATTCCCTATTTTATTAATATTATAATTACCGATATATTTGGTAAAGAACATAACTTCGGCAATATCTTTACTTTCTAGTAAAATTGGACCGGTGATATAGTCATATACAGATTGTTTAGAGCCACTTTTAATAATATTGAATGAAATCGGATCACTCCATATTTTCTTGAAAGTGATTGATTCATTTACTACCTCTATTTCATCCGATGTACTATTTGAAAAAAAGTTATCATAATTATCTACACTATTTTTCTTGGTAGAAATCTCGTATGATTCTTTATTGATTGGAATTATTTTTGTTAAGTTTTCAATCGTGGCATCATGACTTTCAAAATTTTTGAAATATCGAAATCTCATATCTGGTATTCCTGTCAACAATTCAATGCCATCTAATAGTTCAATAATTTGTTCTGCCACATGTCTGCTGCGTTCTAGTTCAACAAATACTTTATATGTCCCATCATCAGTTTCACCTGGACTGACATCTGCATCTAATACAAAGTCATACCCCATTTCAACAAAATTTTCTAGATCAGTTGCTGGATCTTCACTTTCAACTGTAAAACTTAATACAACAACATCGTAATCATCACCAATTTTACTTTTATATGAATCAATATCAAAAACTTTTTTTACTAAGTTTTGAAGATCATTTCTACGTAAGCTTTCTGTAATTTGTGTCATTTTATATTCCAGGTTGTGGTGCTGCTGGCATTGCTGCGGCACCTGGTGCTGCACCAGGTGCAACCGGAGCAGGTGCAACCGGCGAGGCAACTGCTGGAGCTGCGGTTTCTTGTTGTTTAGATGAACCATAATTATTTTCATTTTTCATCTTATCCATATAACCCTTGTACATATCAAATGCTACTTTTTTAGGCATCTGAATTTCAACAATCCAGATTGGCTTTCTATCAAGTTTTCCTTTTTTAGTGCCTGGCCTGATGTCTTCTGGGGTTTTTATTTCTCTAGGCTCGATTAAATGAGATTTTTGATACTTTACTTTACACCCAAGATCAACTAATCGTTTCCCGCCAGATGGATCTGGCATATTTTTGTGTGGCCACATGAATCCAGCAGTAATCCAATGCCTATCAATTTTTGGTCCATATGCCAATTCACCATCAATCCAATTATCATAGACATACATGTCCATTTCGTCTAATACACGTTCAAAATCTTTAAGTGCTGCCAAACTTGAGTTGTTTTCATATAAAGAGTGAACGTTCTTTATAATATCTAATACATCATGATGCATATTTAAATCCTATTATTCTATCTTTATTTAGCCTTGATAAAACTATACTTAGGTGTTTAATTCTATTTAAAAAGGTAAATACTAATGTAGGACCTATGTAGTTATCATGGCGGTCACTACAAGTCCTGCTTCTCAATACAAGTAGGAGATTACTGAATGAGTAGAAAACAAATGAAAAAACGTTTTACATCAGAAGTTAACATAATAGATTTTCAACCATATATGCCAGCCAAGCGTAAGCAAGTTACGCTATCCCCAAGAAATAAAAGCCAAAAAGAATACCTAAGAAAATTACAAGATGAAACTAACAGCATAGTATTTGCTATTGGTCCAGCTGGTACAGGTAAAACTATGTTGGCAGTCCAAAATGGAATTAAATTATTTCAAGAAGGCAAAATTGAAAAAATCGTTGTGACAAGACCCGCCGTTTCTGTGGACGAAGATTTAGGATTTTTACCAGGTACATTAGAGGAAAAAATGGCACCTTGGACTAGACCTATTTTTGATGTCTTTTCAGAATACTATCAAAAAAGAGACATTACAAAATACTTAGAGGAAGGTGTTATCGAAATAAGCCCACTAGCGTACATGCGTGGCAGAGCCGAACCGATAACCGCCTTGATACCAACTCCAACTGGTACTCAAAAAATGGGGGATTTAAAAGTAGGTAATCTAGTATTGGGTTCTAATGGCCAACCAACTCCTATAACCGCAGTCTTTCCACAAGGCATGATACCAGTTGCTGATGTGCATTTTTCAGATGGGTCAGTTGTTAGATGCTCTAAGAATCATTTATGGAATACTAGAACGCAATCTCAGCGAACTAAAAATATGGGTTATTCAACAAAAACAACATCTGAAATACAACAAACATTGAAAAATAAACACGGTCACAAAAACCATGAAATTCCACTAGTGTCATCACCTGCGATGATTGAATCTAAAAATATACCATTAAATCCATATATTTTAGGGTGTTTATTGGGAGATGGGTCAATATCATGCGGATCTATCGGGTTTTCTACTGCCGACCCAGAAATGATTCAATTAATTGAACAACGTTTATCACATTCAATGAAAATTGTTAAAAATTTATCCAGTAAAACGGGCTATGATTATACGTTATCAAAAAATGATGGACAGAATAAAAATACAATGAAACGTATATTAATTGATTTAGGATTATGGGGGTTAACAGCAGTTGATAAGCATATTCCAAACGTTTATATGCAGAACGATGAAAATGTTAGATTGGAAATTCTTCAAGGCTTGATGGATACTGATGGCTCTATTTTTTATCACAGATCAGGTAAAACACGAGTTCAATTCTATTCGGTTTCAGAAAAATTGGCAGGAGATGTAAAATGGCTTGTTGAATCTTTGGGTGGTATTGCATACATTAGAGTAAAACACACATTAAAAAATGGTATGCATAAGAGTGGATTCGGGCATAATTATGATGTAAATGTTGTAGATATTGTTTTACCCTCAATTATAAATCCTTTCAAGTTGTCCAGAAAACGCGATCTATTTAATCCATCACCTGCGTTGAGATTTATCACTGATGTAATAGATGTTGGTATGGAAGAATGTCAATGTATTTCTGTTGCTGCTGATGACAGCCTTTATTTAACTAATAATTTTATAGTTACACATAATACATTCAAGAATGCTTATATCGTTGCTGATGAAATTCAAGGAACAACTGTTAATCAAATGAAAATGTTACTCACTAGAATTGGAGATAATTCAAAATTAGTAGTAACTGGAGATCTTAATCAAGCAGATCGGTTAGGTGAAAATGGTTTAGATGATTTCATTCGTAGATTAAAAAATAGTAATGCTACATTAATTGATCTTATGGAGTTTGGTGTTGAGGATATAGAACGCCATCCAGTGATCGTGGAAATTTTATCAATTTACGGTGAATAACAGAAAGGGGGCTAACTGCCCCCTTTTTTTATATCTTACCCCATTTTAATTTTATCCACAATCGTTCATGGATATAATATAAGATAGTGTGTAGTATTACTTGGATACCAGCAATACTCCCAGCAATTACAACATCATCGATTAAAAAATACGATACAAAGAAGGAGGCAATTGTAGCAATTACTCGCCAACTTATTGTTTTCACCAGAGTTATAGTAGCGGTTTCTGTCATATATGTGATAACCTTATTAATGTTGCTGATAAATTAATTTCAGGGTCAACCACCAGTGTATGGTCAACTAACCCCTGTTTGATTATTAAAATAGCTTTCTCCTGGTTTTCTTCTGTCCCAAATATTTCAATATTATCGTATAACCATCTGTAAATTTCTTCCATTTCTTCTGGTCTTGCTTGCTTACATAATAATTTCCGTGCATCAGTGATCTTACCAGTCTTGAATAACTGCACCATTTCAATTTTATAATCAGCAGAACCATTATCATTGGAATGTGGTGTGATTAACATTCCATCTAAACTATTCATCTGAACCATATTGATACACTTTCTTAAATCTGGATAAGATGCTTTAATAAAAGTATCTAATGTATCTAATTCAAATGATACATTTTCAGAAATAAGAATAGTTGCAACTCGGGCAGTGAATTCAGTTTGGTCAACTTTTTCAATATGGAATCCTTGACATCTACTATGAATTGCAGGAATAATTTTATTAGGATAGTTGCATGTCAACACAAATCTAACAAGATCTTGATAATCCTCCATTATACCACGTAATGCTGCTTGTGCATTTGGGGATAAGTAATCAGCCTCATCCAATAAAACAACCTTGAACTCACCAAATGGTAATAATTGGATGTGATTCATAACTTTCTCACGCACATCATCTACTGAGTTATTACGCGATGCGTTGATTTCTAGTATATCATATTGATTAATGTTTAATAAATTAAACAATATTTTTGCCAATGTAGTTTTACCAATACCAGCATTACCACTTAATAATAAGTGCGGGATTGAATTATCTTTAATCCATGATTCTATCTGAGCTTTTTGATGATTATCTCTAAAAACGTATCCATCTAAAGTGTTAGGGCGATATTTTTCCACCCACAATTCCTTTGTAGCCATTTCCAATCCTTTTGTTTATTTAAAAAATATATTATACAAGAAAATACAGGGTCTGTCAAGACCCTGTAATTGATTAAAACATTGGCTTGCTAAAGTCAAATGTCTGGGTTGTTGATTTGTTTGAATGACCAAGGTATACATCTGTTGGTTGTTCGTCAGAAATCATCATTATAGATTTATTTTCTACACGACGAATATCAGCAATGATGCCAGAATCAAGTTCTACTTTTGCGCCACGAGTCCATCTACCATGTTCAATTAAGATCCAATCACCTATTTTAATTTTAGTTTGATCCCTACCAACGGCAAATACTTTAGCCCACCGTGGTTTAATGCCTTCTGATTTACCATTATCACTGCCAATAATTAAACCAGCTTGTGTTACTTGTTCTGCAAAATTCATATCAGAGACAATAATATGATCATGTAATGGAACTACATTTGTACATTTTATATTACTCATTCGTTTCCTTCTGGGTCCATATTCGATACATCTTTAATTTTTGATGCTTTTGCTGGTTGTTCTTTTGGCAACGATTGTTGTACAACTTGTTGCTGTTTATTAATTATTTCATCTTGAATGTGTTGACTTGGCATTACTACCTCTTCAATTTTAGAAATAATTCTACCACCTGGACCTAATTCATCACCTCTGGCATTAACTTTTACATTACCTACTGCAACAGTTAATTCATTTTGATTCATTAGTTTATTCATATCAACTTCTCTTCCTTGCATTGAACGATAAACTACTCGTTGTTGTTCTTTCATTGTTATCTCCTTATCTTAAGAATTCTTTCCAATCTAACTTATATTTAATAGAATTAATCCTATGTATACCAATTAAATATAAAACATAACTAGCCACACTAGAACCACGTCCCACACCCCATACTATATTATTTTCAGTGCAGGTATCAACGAAATATTTACACCATTGAAGTAATTTCATCATGCCTAATCTATTAAATTCTGCAAGTTCATCAAGTACTCGGGTTTTTTCGTCCGACGAGTTGCATTTAGATAGACAATATTCTTGTATATCAATCTTTGTATATTCATCGGGTATAAACCACTGGTGTTGGCATTGATTGTCAAACTCTGCTATTGACGTGAGCTGTTCATATTCTGGTAAATTTTTAAACTGAAGGTCGGCAATATTTTCTAGATTTACTAACTCTCTATTAATATCGACTGTTAAATGAGGTAAAACCGATGTATTTCCTTGGTAAAGGATATTGAAAACATCGGTTTCATTAAAAATTGGGTTGTTAAACTTATCTAATCGCATATATGCATTTTAATTGATATTGATAAGTTTGTCAAGTCCTTTGTCTCTATTTTCCACCATGCGTTGCCATTCATCACGGCGACGGTTGGAAATTTCTTCTTTATACGTTTCTAATACTACTGAAATTTGTTGTTGTACCCCAAAATTTTGAGTCATAAAGTACTTTTTACTTAAGTCAGCGATTTTAGCTTCAATTTCAGCATCTTTCATTTCTGAAAGATTATTAATCAATGGATGCATTAATACTCACCCAAGTATCTGATATAAACATTAGTACCGTGATCATAACTCCATGCTTCAATTACTTTATGTTTACCATTTGTATTAAGAGTAAACGGGTTTGGGAATGATGATTCAAACGCCATAGTCCCTGCATTTACAGTGGTCAGGGTAGGTGTTCTAGTACCATTACCATCACTTTTAAGATGAATTCTAACAATTCCATATTCATTCAATGCAGCCCAGTTGTTAAACCGCAATGTTGCATTTCCTGTCAATGTAAATTTTTGAAATGGCCCATTATTTAAATCAATATCAGTTAATGATGCTACAGTCTCAGTATGAACTGCACCGTAAAATTTATTATATACTGCATTACTAACAGTACTGCCTAACAAATCGTTAATGACTACTGAATTGTCACTTAAATTTGCTTTTAATACTGAATAAGTTTGTAAATCTGAAATTTCAGATTTAGCACTTTCTAATGCTATTTTAATAGCATTGAAGTTATCACGAAATCCTTGTGTATTATTATCTTGTCCTGCTACTGGGAAAGCTTCATCAATTGATGAAAAGTTTATATTACTACTCATATTGTTATCCTATCGTTTCTAAATATTAAATATTTATCGTTTTTACTACCATCAACTGAATCAATTATATATCTGTCAACTGTATAATCTAAAAGTTTGAAATCAAAATTACTATGTTTTATGTTTAACATAATATCATCACCCATTCCTATTTTGCAATAACATAATGGCACTGCTAATGTAAACCCTAACTCCGTTTTTGTTCCAGGTTGTATGCTTCTCATCCATAATGGTAGATAATTGCGTTCTGATGCAAATGAAATAGTCTTAGACGGATCAAATGGATCTATATCACTCCAGTTTTTTAATCTATCTCTCCAATTACTAACACTATTAGGGTAATATATAGTTGGATTAGAGTTAGAAGATTGATACCCAGTACTATCGGCACTGATAATATAATTAGGTCTAGTCGAGTCAGGATCAGTACTATTGAGTTGATCCAATGTCATGTCCCAAAATGATAAACTATTGTCAGTTGTAATATCTGGTGTTTCTTGCCCACCAGATATTTTATTAGGTAATCTTTTATTATTTGGTTCCAATGGGTCTATCATTTCAATATATACAACTTCATAAACTTTATTTTTGGTAACAGTATCGATTGCAGTTGCTTTTTTAATAGTACCAAATTGAAATCTTTTTCTTTTATGGTTAAGACCCATTGCACTTATATATGTTTCAGTATCTTTTGATTCAATTCCTGCATATATCATCATAGAAAGATCAGTTTGAACACCAAAGTTTGTGTCATTTAATCTATATATACTATTAGGTGTAAAAATACTAGTATCATTTATAAATAATTTCCATGAATCACGCTGTGACATTTTTAATAATGGTTTAACTTTTATATTACTATAATTAATCTGATATGGTGTATCAACAAATATAGTAAAGGTTCTACTAATTTCGGAAAACGCATATATATCACGAGCTTTAATAGTGACTGTTGATATTCTATCATATGTTGTAGTTCCACCATCAAATAATGTATCATTTTTAATATAATCAAAAATTGTAAGACCTTTTAAATTAACATTGTTAATCAATGATCTATCAAACGTTGTAGCACCACCATCAAATACTGTATCAAGTTTAGTATGGTCAAAATTTGTAAGACCTTTTAAATTAATATCATTTGTAAATTGTGTCACCGTACCAACAATCTCACCATCTAATGTTAATGATAATCCGTTAGGTAACGATCCATCTTCTATTGTATACAATACAATTGCATTAGTGACATTGCTTGATGCTTCTACTTTTAGTGTTGATATACAGTTGGCATTTATAGACCCTAGATTTGTTGGTGTTATCCATGTTAAAACACTGTCTATTTCACCAATTAGTTTAAGTGTAAATGTTCTAGTAGCTGATGCATCTTCCTCACCTGAATCATCAAATGTTGTTGCGGTGATAGTAAATCTATATGTTTCTGTTATGGCAGGTTGATAAGGAACTCGTCCATATATATCAGCTGTACTGTAATCAAACTTCATACCAGGTGGTAATCCATATGAAGCCCAACTAGTAATATCGATTGTTTCTCCTGATATATGATTTTTTATACAAATAAATTGTTTACCATTGATTAGAATTAAATCATTTACAGTATATACATGTAGTGGTATCCATGATGCATGTGCATCTACAAATGTATAGCTCACTGGCGTACCATTAATTCTATTATAAGTATCTAAAAATATGACTATATAATTATTAGCACGAAATGTTCCTAAATCGCTTTTTGTAACCCAAATAGGAGATCTTAAATAAGTCACATCAGCAGTAAATAAGCCAGTATTGTCTAATAATGTGTTATTATCTGCCCTAAAATAATCGTCTCCTACTACAAAAATCTTAAAAGTACGTTTTGCTATTGAATCACCATCTGTAATAGTGACTGTAAATTCATAATTTCTATTTAATTTTTTTGGAGTACTAGAAGGTAAACTATAATCATAATTTGGTATATCGAAGATATAACTATCATATCCATTTGTTGGCCTATACCCAAAATCATATGCAATTATATCGTAAACACCATTATCATACCAGCCAGTGCCATCTTCTGGTTTTATAGATAAAGTAGGTTCAACAAAACCAACCAATCTACCATCAGTTGTTAAAGTTAGGCCAGGTGGTAATACTCCTTCATTATCTGCTATAAAATAACTTAATTTCTGACCAGTTGCAGTATCATTATCATATGCTTCAATTTGATAATCAACATATGTACTATCTAATACAAAAAGTTGATGATATAGCCCAATATCTAAAAATCCACTTGCCGTTGTAAATGTTGGAGCATCTGCCCCGTCTATTGTAATTGTAAATGTTCTATCAGAAATTACAGAAAATATACTTGCTCTAATACAAAATTTAAATGTAGTAAGTCTTGGAACTTCATATGGTGTTCCAACTAACATTGAATCTTTTAGTCGAATACCTGGTGGTAATTCACCAGCAATAAGAGTATACGTAATCCCTTCGAATTTCACGACAGGCAATTGAAGACTTATCAACTCTCGCTCATAAAATGTACCCAATGAGTAATTTGATTCTACACTCCAAAATTTTATAACATCAGATGCAATGATAATACCGGATTCTGTGTTAAATTGATGTCCAGATGTACCAACGGTTATTCTAGTGTCAAATAGCCCATAATTAGTAATAGATTGTTGACTATCAAGTGATCTGTTAACAGTCATACTAGGTGACATCACTCCATTCCTAGTGATTATTTCTTTACCAGTTAATGGCATTCCTACTATGGTTTCTAATTGGCTACTAGCGGATAATGTGGAAGATATCCCAGTTAAAATTGACGATATTTCAAATGTTATTGTTCCAATAGTACTAGTTAATATTTGACTAGATAATGCAATATCTTCAACCACTTCATTCAATTCAATCGAATTCAAAGTAGCTGTCGTATAAGCACCAGATAATTCTATAGATATATTAGCTGATAATGGTTGTTGAACGGTAGTCAACACTTTACCAATTAACGAGTCAGTTGCAGCATCAGTGAAACTCCACCCGGTGTTGTTACCAGAATTTATAGATGTAGTACTAGCAAACCATGTTGTCATATTGCGTTAGAATCCTTTATGTTTAAGTACGAACAGATAACAATATTGCTACCTAAATATCTCAAGGTAGCTGCGGTGCCAGCTATTGAACTATTAATAGTTACTAAATTCCCATTAGTTCCTGATAACTTAAAATCATTAAAACTATTAGTGGAATTAGATGTAAATGTAACTGTAGTAGGTTGAACAGTGTTTGTAATATTACTAAATGTATTATCACCAGTAATTGTCAATGCACCAGTACCACCTTGGTTTAACGTTGGATATGTTAATCCACCCCCAGAAAATGTTTTAGCAGCTGATGATGTTGTTGAGATTATATAATCACCAGATATTGTCAAATTTGAGCCGGTTCCAGGATCAAATACAGTGCCTGCACCAGTCAATGTTAATGTATTAGTACCAATTATAATATTTCTATTTGTAGTACCAGTCGTAATTAATGACCCAGTTGTTAATGATTTATTATTAGTATCTATTGTTCCAGATGTAACTGTCAATGTTCTTGTTGACCCAATGGTTAATGCATCTAATAATTTAACAGTAGTAGTACCATTAAATAAAACTGGACAATCAAGGGTTACTCCATTCGTTGTTATATTAGATTGCATTACTGTACCACCAATCTGAAGAACAGAAGAACTAGATGGTGGAGTCATAGTTGCTGATAATGTCAACGAACCAAATATTTGTATACTGGTAGTATTCAATGACCCAGAAAACCCAGTAAAATCTAAATTTCTACATCTAGTTCCACCTAAAATTAATACATCACTACCAGAAATAATGTTCCAATCTACCACATTATATTCTGTGGCGGTCGTGGAATTTGGGCCAGAAATAGTTCTGAAACCGGTTAAACCTTCGTAAGAAAAATTAACAGTTCTGGAACCGGACATTGATAAATTTGTCCCAGTTGTAGTGGTCCATACCGTAGTAGCATTTCCGGTTACAATAATAGAACCGGTTCCAAATAATATTGCTCTGGTATTACTATTAGATGATGTAAATATTCCAGTTGTTATTGTGTTATTATTTAAATTTAATGTACCAGACCCAAGTGATGTTGTTCTAGTAGTACCAACAGTTAAAGAATCAATTAAATTAAATGTTGAAGTTCCAACGGTAGTGCCAAAATAAACAGAAGAATCTATTGTTTTTCCAAATGTTGTTATATTGTAAGAGCCAGATGTTGCATTAAATGTTACTGATGCAGTTACAGAACCAATAGTTGTCATTGTTGGTGATAAAGTAAAATCACCATTAATACCTATACTGTTTTGAAAAGTTACAGCCCCAGAAAATCCTGTGAAATTACAATAGCCAAGATATCCACCTGTTGTTGCTATTCCTATTAAATCAGAACCGGTAGTTACATTTAAATTAAGTGATAAAGCGGGGGATGGGGCTAATTTGATTTGTCTTGTACCTTGTGTAGAATTACCTGTTAATTCAAGTAATGGTGTTCCGGTATAGGTAAGATTAGTTGATGTACTTGTATCCCAAACAACAGTTGTTGCTGTACTGGATGCAACAAATGGACAAACAATTTTACCAGTACCAAAATTAATTGCTCTGGTATTACTATTTGAACTATTAAAAGCAACAGTAGTTAAAGTATTATTTGTTAAATTAAGTGAACCAGCTGTGAGAGTTGTTCCTACTGTAGAAGTAGTGATAAAATTATCTAAGATGTTATAAGTCGCATTCCCGCCAACAAATTGAACTTCAGAAGCAATAGAAGAACCACCCAATGATATATTATTAGTTTCAGCATATTTACCGAAATATATAATCCCTGTGGTAGCAGCGGTTGTTACCGCAGAACTTAATCTAAGATCACCATAGATTGTAATACCAGTCCCACCAATACTAAATGTCATTGGTAAAGATCTTGATGACATATCAACGGTGCCCATTTGCCAGCTTGTACCAGAAGATATGGTAGCACCAGAATCCAATCCAGTATTTGCAATAATTGCGGTATCTTGCATCAATGGAAAATTATTTGCATCAGGTGTTCCGGATGGAGTTGTTGCCCATGCGGTTGATTGCCATGATCCACCTGCTGCCAAATTCCAATAAACTGTTTTTGCAGTAGTAAAATTTACACCAGAAGTATGACCACCATCACCTAATCTAGTTCCTGACCATGGTGCAGATGTCCCAAGTATATTAACATCCTGAAAATCTACATCAGATAAAGTTGCAACTGTTGCAACTGTTAAATTAATAGCAGTATTTGTAACGGTGCTTCTAACCCGCATACGTCTAATTGGCGTATTTAATGATCCAAATGTCAACGTGCCATTGATAATTTGGTTATTACCGAATTGAATTGAAGTTCTACTGGTTGCGGATGCCGATGCAAAAGTTAGATTATTATAAGTGTTAACTCCATTAATAACCATTGCTTGACTTGCAGATGTATTAGTCCAAGATACATTATTGTACGTAAACCCACCACCATTAAATGTCTGATTAGACCCTGACATCACAATAGTAGATGTGCCAGCATTAAATGTCATATTTGTCGCAGTGCCTAATCCCCAAGTTCCTGTAGTGTTTGTGAGAATAGCGAATATAGAAGATCCTAAGTTTAGACCTCTTACATTACTATTATTCGAGTTAAAATTAGCACAAGTAACATTATAATTGTTGGTGATTAATGACCCATTAATCAACGACATTGTATTACCAGTAGAAGTGAATGCTGAACCTAATGTCCATTCGCCTCCCACGCCATCATATGTTACTGATGTAGAAGTTATAGAAACTCCATTAGTTGTAATAGTTTTGCCAATACTCGTTGATTTGAATGCTAAAGTTCCACTAGGGGTACCAGTCCAAGCAAAATTAGTAGACGGTAAAGTAAAACTACCATAAACTCCAAGATATGATGTCGATGTAGTAATTACAATCATTGTACCGTCTAAATTACTAGCAGAAAAATCTCCACAAGTCACTGGTGCACCAGATGTTCCAAGAATAGATACTGTAAATGGTGATGTACTACTTAATGCATGTGTAATAGCAGCGGTTGTAGTTGGCACATATCCAGATGCTATATAACCTTGTTCAAGTTGTGCACCCCAGATATAGATACCTGAATAACCATCACCGGTGTAAGATGATGGAGTTTTTAAGCTGTTTTGAGAAATTCTTATTTGAGCTGTTGAAGTGCTTGAAGTTGAAATAGGAGTTGTAAAGATACATCTATACCAACCATTTCCCATTGCTTGCATTGACGAAGAAGTACCAGCGCTTGGTGTTCCAACAACACCATTAACTAAATCAAAACCTGCTACTAAATTTATAGTACCTGGCCCAACACCTGTTTGAATTAATTGTAAAAATGTACGTTCACCTGCTTTTGCATAAACACTGTATGTGACTGTTTGACCGGCAGTTAAACTTATACTACCTGTAGGGCTTATATAATGCCACCCTGTCGAAGTATTCTCAATTAATTTTTCGGAAGTTGCTAATCCAGACGGACTTGTGACTTTTATTGGCAGGGATGTAGTCGTAGTTGCAGTATATGTTTCTGCAGTTATTCCTACATTAACTTGCGCTCCCCATATATAATAAGATTCTTCATTTCCAATTGCTACAGTATATGATTCAGCACGAACTGATGTTCCACTTGATATAAAAGCTACCTGCCATCCACTTGCAACAGCTGCAGTTGCAGGGGCAGTAATTGTTAATCGATACCAACCACTTCCAACCGAAGTAATAGTAGGTGTTCGTGATAACCCTGCTCCTTGAAATGTTACCGTTCCTAATAACATGTCAAAGTTGGCATATGATGTTAAGCCAAATCCACCAGACCAGAACACCATTTGTACATAACGGTCAGGTGCCGTTTCTGTCTGTTTTAAATAACAAGACATTGTGTATGATTGTCCGACTACTGGTGTGTATGAACCAGCAGTATCATGAATGTGATGAGACCCAGTTCCGGCGGTTTCAGTCCACTTTGTAGCAGTACTTGTTCCATCTGGTGCGGTGGTAAAATTATCAATAACAGAAACCAATCCACCCGCTTTATCCCAGTATGAATTTGAGAATTGTTGAGAATATAACGTCAAATTATAACTGATACTAACACTTGTTTTATTCCATGCTGCGTTATCAAATTGTTGACTATAAGTTAATAAGTTATTTTCAGTATTAACCGCAATTCCTGATGTTGGTACATATCCAGTGGCAGTAAATCCTTTTTCAAACTGTGCGCCCCACAAATACATCCCTGCAGTTGTTTCGCCAGTATATATTGATAAATTATCACTTGCCCTAACAAATTGCGCTCTTGCTACGATATTACCAGTAGAAGCAGCAACGAATGTTACCCAACATCTAACCCACCCATTGGCTAATAATTGTGAACCAGATGATATGTAATTAGTACCAGAACCAGAACCAATTCCTGTTGTTAAATCAACACTAAAAGATGCTGTTGCGGCAGTTGCTATACGAACATATGCTTTCCTTGCTGTACCCGTATATGCTTTAGCATAAAATGACCAAGTATAAACAGTGCCAGCAGTAACAGCAATACTTCTATCCAATGCATAATGCTCGCCAGCAACAGCAGTTTCAGCAATACAGTTGACAGTTGTAATACCATCAGGGGAAATAGCAGAGGTTAGTATCTGAGAGGTATTAGTACCAGCATTAAATGTAGCACTATTCAATGCAAAGTTACTACCTGTAGAATTGGAATTGCCATCAAAAACAACATCATCTACAGATGTTGGGATAGAAGCACCACCTGCGCCACCACTTGTAGCCGACCAGTTAGTTGTAGAAGTTGTATCCCATGTACCGGTACCTCTAACCCAATATCTTGTTGCCATTCATTACTCCAATTTAAACTTATTCTTCAGGTATTGCTGTTATAATTGCATACCAATTATCGAATCTTGCTTGTTTTAATGTAGAAATTTCTTCTTCAGTTAGTGAATCATGTTCAGATTTTAACATAACTAATGCGTCTGAAAATTTATAACCATTTTTTTCAATTTCAAAACTATCACTTATATATCCATTATCTAGTTCAGTAATCATATATACCTCACGCTATACGGATTAACCCTGTGGTATTACTATTAGTTGGCATAGTTAATGTAAAGGTACCAGCTGTTATAGATTGTGGATTGAAAGAAAATATACCTACTGCATTTTTTCCAGTGACTGTGTTATTATAGATCAATAAAGAATCAAAATTAGATGCAGTAAATGATGTAATTATAATATTAGCCGATGGAGTCCAATAAGCAGTACCTGATGATGCATTTGGAGCCGTTGAATTTGTTAGTTCTACTCCACCCGCAACATAAGAACCAGATGCACTGACCTCGCCTTGTGTTGTATATGCAGTTGTAGAAGTTGGTGATAAATTAGCTGTTGCAGAATACAATGCACCGTAAAAAGCATCAGCTGAAACCTTCCCGCCAGATGCTACTGAAAAGGCATGAACGCCGTTTAATAAATCTTTTTTAAATGATTGGCATAAGCCAGGTGAATTTGACATGAGTTTTCCTTAAATTTAAAATGTGCCATTGTCAGATGAAAGCTGACCGAGTGGATTTGCTCCATACGCATGAGAATTTGACTTAACTAATTCATCTTCTAGATACCATGATTCAGTAAACATAATATACTCACTCGAAACAGTCCAATTAGTCTCATATCGTAATGAATCCACCGGAATGTTTCCTTTAGATGTGTAAATTAATGGTGTTTCTGTTTCTAGGTTAGTAGATGGTTCCTGATTTTCAATCATATTATCTCCAGTATTTTTATTATTTATCTTTAAAATGAACCAAAATCCATATTAGTTATTTTTGGGATTAAAAACGAACCCATATCAATGTCAGTGCCTCTAGGCAATAAAGTGGTATAACCGAATGGTGTTTCAAATGTACCTAAATCAATATTTGATGGTCCAGAAGCTATTAATAATTCTACAATTGAATTCAGCAATTGGATATCAATCCCCCATATATTAGATTCAATACCGCCCCCATTAATTGCTTTAATAATATGCCCATTTAATCCAAGATCACCACCTAACATAGGTGAAGTATCAGTTTCTAAACTAGTAACTGCATGTAAATCTACAGTATTTGTTGATTGAGTTATTGTTATACTATTATCATTACTAGTTAATGATTTAAATTCAAGATTAACATCGTTTTTTCTAGCATATAAACCAATTCCGTTACCCATGTTAGTAGCACCAGTAACTTCATATCTAAGAATATCGAAATTAGCATTTACCTTTTGAAAAGCGGTACGGAGATCATCCCCCGTACCATCATTTGCATAATTACCTAAATTGATTGATTGTAATATTGTCATTTTTTGCTCTCTTTTACATATTTATCGTTATAATTGATAATGATGAAATGGAGATCTTACGATCTCCCAACAGCAATTTCAATTACACCAGCTTCACCGGTATTTTTATCTTCTAATGCTTTACCAATAATAGAACCTAATTTTGGGTCTAATGCTTTAATTGCATATCCTGGAGTATTTGAGGTTGTTAATAAATCTCCTTTTTTAACTTTACCAATAACCTTACAAGGTGTTCTACCTACTAATGCTATACAAACTTTAATACCTTTTTGATCTAGGTTCATAGTATATGCAGGATTTGTTGTTACTACACCAGCCATTCTTGTATCATTAACAATGGTTGATTTAGTAACTTCTTTTTCACCACCAAATACTAATACTGTACCTGGTTCATAATCAAAATCACCTTCATAATATTCAGCCAAGTCAGCATATGTTGCTTGTAATCTACTAGCACCTGTCAATGTCCAAGAACCTTGTATAGTACCTGAACCAGAATCAGTCCCATTTGTTGTAATATTATATGCTTTCAAGTTAACCGAATTAGTATTTAAATCTAACTCACCAGATGATGCAATAGTCCATCTACCAGATATAATACCAGATGAGGTATTATCAGTTCCCGCATTAATTCTATTAGATCTTAATATAGTCTGAGCAGTACCGCCGCCTGGTATAGCATATGTAGTTGTTAAATCAAGTAGACCTTTAATCTTGGTGGTACTAGTTGTAAACCCATCACCAGTTGCAGTTAAGAAGTCAAAACTACCAGGAGTAGTTAACACAACTTCTGTACTAGAAATATCAATAACTTTTTTATTATCAATTTTAAGTTGATTTACATCTATTTCACCGCTATCTCCAGTTTTTACTAATTTATTTGCAGCACCATTTGTAGTTACACCAATAACGCCATATGAATTATTAGCTGTATTAGCATTGTCATATTTTACTATCATTACGACTGCGTCTGTATCAGATGTTACTGTATTCTCAGTATTAAATGATTCATTTTTAATACCATCACCTTTTGTAACAATAGTCCCAGCAGAAACTTCTTGTACACTTCCAGATGAATTAGTACCAAATCTTCCTAATACACTATTATCACTGATATTGACAATTTGGGCTTTAGTTATACTATTATCTTTAATATTAATCCAACCGTTGGTTGATGTGAAGTTAGCACTATCAAAACTTGCTAACCCTCGTTCTGCTTGTGTTATATCCGTTGCGTTAGCACGTGTACTGGCAGCATTCATTGACAATTTACTTTGAACTATCGCAGCCGAATCACTAACATCACCATTAACGATTACATTAGAATTAATACTAGTGGTCATTATACCAGTGCTAGCATTATATGAGAGTTGAATATCATTGTCAGTTGCTGACGACGTAGGCAATGATACATTCCTCCATTTATTTAATGTTGTATCATATGTTAATAAATCACCATTTAAAATACCGTCGTTTTTGTATAAAACAACAATATCACCAGCAATTAATTCAATTGATGGTGCAGAACTAAGTGTTATTGTTGTACGCTTTGACAAAGCGTCATATGAAAATGATTGTACAGATTGAGTACCATTAAATCCGGTTCCACTAACCTTGTAACCATATTCCAATCCCCCAGCATATGAAGTTAATATAAGTATATTGTTTTCATAACCATATACTTTTCCGCTTCCTTTGAAATTAGATACATCAGCTAATTTATATAATGAATTACCAATAAAATTATTATTATCAACGTAAATCTTTGTTGCGGCATCTTGGTTAGAAGTTGGATCAGCCATATTGGAAACTTTATATACACTGGCCATATTAATATCGCCTTTCATATTAGTTTTTCCATTTAATGGTAGGAAACCAGGGCCAATCAAATCAAGAGGAGGGACAATATTACCACCATAATCTAAACCTAGTCTTCTATCCACAAACCCACGTATAGCAGATTGTACAGGAACAATTTCCGGTGCATTATTGGTCATACTTGAATCGGTTGAAAATTCATTTACAACAACACCACGTTTGAATCCAAGTCCACTTAAATTACTCAATGATATTGATGCACTAAATGTAACAGTCCCAGTTCCTTGATCAACAGAGAAGAATCTACCAACTCTAAATATACCATCTTGGTTAGTTGATACATAAAAACACCTACCAACACCTTCTTCTAATATCTCCTGTGTAGGTTGGCGACTTTTGGATGGTTCTCCATAGATTGCGTATGGAATATTAGTGGTACTATAACCGCCAGTTCCAATATCACAGAAATCATGACCAGTTGCGCGGCATGTACTGATACGTACAGTTACTTGACCGCCAACCCCAGCCGGATATCCAGATCTAAATGTATATGATTCAATAGCACTTAACGGCTTTCCTATTCCTAACCATGTACTAGTTGCATTTGTGGATGCGGGTTTTATGATGGTTGACCCACCCCATCCAGTTCCTGGTTCTAATACAGAGAAGAATGTAACTGATGTAGTTGAACTACTAATTACTTGGAAGAATCCATTATATAATGCATTAGTATTTCCATCTATTTGATACCATGAATCAACAGTAGGTGCAGTTGTATTAGAGAATGTTAATGTAAATTTATACCCAGCTACTCCATTATAGGTTTCGGTTGATGGAGCTAGATGCCCAGTTATGGTTATATTAGATTCAACTCCAAAGATACCAGGATTAGATGGATACCACACTTGCATTTGATTTACGGATACCCCAGGGTTAACGATGACATCTTCATGGAATATTGCTGTTAATTTAGCAGTTAATATAGCATCATCACCAGATGTATTATCAGTTCTAATAATACTTACATTCGGTGCAACTGTATATCCATAACCATGACTTATTACTCGTACTTCTGAAATTGACCCATTTTTAACAATTGCTACTGCGATTGCAGGTTCAACTGGTAATTCGTTTGGATTATTGGTTAATACTATACGAGGGACACTAGTATATCCAGTTCCACCATGACCTGGTGCTACTATAATAGAATCTACGGTTGTTACAGCAGTTGCTCTAATAGTACAACCTGCTGGAATCCAACAAGCTGGTGATACTGTTACCGTATTATTAACAGTATCAATCGATTGGATCATAGTTCCAGTTGGTACATATGGGTGGAATGCTGTTTCAACGCCTGAAACAACCATGCCAATTTCAAGAGATGATACATCAGGCACAGCAACTGTGGTATAACTAGTTACACCTACAACTTGATAATTCCCATTGTATAAGTAATTTGAATTTGAAGAAATATTAACATAACTATCGACTGCTGGTAAGATTGCATCTTTATCATATGGTATATCGAATGTAACCAGTTTAGATGATAAACTATCTAGTTGATCTTCAACACCATTAAACATGATTGCTTTCACTGAAGTACCATCAGCTCCATTATTAGTTGCAACCGGTGCAGAATCTATTTCAATATAGCTATTTCTATATACACCAAATGAAATAATACCCGTTGGGGATGTAACTCCAACTGTAGTATTAACATAAACTGTATATTGCTTAGTATTAGAATCATAAACTGGGTTATTAGTAACTCCATTATCTACTAATTGTTCACCAGTAAATCCAGAACCATAGATAGCTTCACCTTTTGAAATTGTACCGGTGACATTTGATAATACCAACGCTTTTGTTGATGAATTCCAACTAATAACGGTACCAGTTGCTGGAATATCAGGTTCAACATATCTAGTAATAGTATGAACTCGTCCGTTAAATGTTATTAAATATATTCCTTTATTAAGTTGATTAATTTCAGGCATATTTCCAATTGGAATAACAGCAATTTTAGTATCCCCAAGTTTTGAACCCTGTGTTCTACTAGAAAATAATATAGTTCCACTTGGTGATACATCAGGTGGGTTATTTAATATAACGGTAGTATTTGGTGATCCTGGTGTAACACTAACAACATATTGAGCCTGGTTGAAACCATTTCCATATAAAACTTGGCCTATTTCAATTGAACCATTTGTAACGGATGAAACCGTAATTGTTTTACTAACAATACTACCACTAACCATTGTTGCTGATACGGGAGTGATCAATGGATCTGGCATTGCTATATAACTAGTATCAGTAGTTAGTGTATAATAATTGAACGTACTATCCGATTGTAATATTGCAGTATTTGATGGTAGTAATTCACCAGTTGAATCGGTTAAATTATAAGCAATAATACGATATACATCTGATAAATTTTCATTATATTGCAATGCAGTAGATGGTCTAGTTGGTCTTACATTTTCAATATTATTATACTTTGCATTTTGTAAATTTCTAAGTTGCACTAACTGACCATGATATAAACTTGTTTTAAGCCCTGATGAGGAGGTATCACTGTTACTATACGATGCTAGGTTTAGTTTAAGTACATTTTGCCCGTTATAACGGATTGCAGTATGCTCTACCGAGGTAATTTCATATCTAGAAATGGATTCATTATATAGTCCATGATCAATTTCTATTTCAGAAGTGTTCATTGGTGCATAATCATAACCAGAAATCCACACCGATAACGCACGTTTAGTATCGGTAACTGTCATTTCATTTGCAACAGACCCTTGTTTATAAACATGAGCAGTCTGAACCATATTATTAGCTAATACGACTGCATCTGGTAACTCTGTGATATCATATCCTGATGCACGTAATCCATAATCACCGAACGTATTAGAACCGGCAACTGAACGAACCGTGCCACCATTTGATGCCCAAAACCCTGTGTGAGCATAGTATGTAAATGACGATACTTGTTCAGTAAATGCACCATTTGTTGAAATAACACCGTATCCTAAATCGTTAAGCATAGCAAAGTCATTAGCTAACATTGCACGATTACCGGCAGTTTCAAGATTAATAACTAAACCAGCACCGTTATTGATGAAAATTGCCACTTCTCCTTGAATTGTAGTTTTAGCAGCGATAATTGTATCACGAGCAGTTTTTAATGAACCACTTGGTAATGTTGGATATACAGTAGCAACCACAGTATCATAATCGCCATCTTCAATATAATCAATCAATATATCACTCAATGATGCTAGTTTTGTTACAAAACTAGATGGTGATGCTGGTGGATTACTGGTTACTTGTATTTCAGTATTACCATTTGATTCAGAAACATCTGAACCAGCAACTATTAATTGAATTATTGTTTTTAATCTACCATATGCAGCCGCCCGAACTGCTTCTTGTCCTGTAATAGAATTAATATTATTTCTATAATAAGACTCAGCAAGCTCTTTAAGCTGACTATTACCACCATAAGCAATATCATATACCATTGCATCAACTATCAATTCAACATCACGACGGAATGTTACTGCACTATAATTTGGTATGGTTTTTACAACATAATTGTTAGCAATCCAAGTAGTTATTTCAAATTTTATAAATTCTATATTTGCTAATAAAATTGAAACTGCTTTAGTAGTATCACCAGATATATTAGGAAATGAATAATCATATGAATTAAATCCACTGCTTATTATATCAGTTATTATTTTTATTTTATCTGTTAATGCATTTATTGCGGCAGATTGGCCGGTAATTCTTGATATAGCACGGTCTCTGGCGTAATTAATTCCTGCAATTGTTTGTTGTTTTTGATTACTAACTAGTACACTGTTATATGATAATCCGGTTTTAATTGCTTGATAATTTGAACCCAATACCATATCATAAGTGGCTGATTCCAACATTAATCCAATAGAAATTTCATTTGCTTCTTGATCGTAAACCAATGTACCATCTGTTTTATATAGGTATGGAGTTCCGGTATCTAATCGTAATACAACGGTAGCAGTATTAGAATTATATTCAATAATATCATTGACTTGGTATCGAAACCCTTGTACATAGAAAGAGAACGGAACTTGTGGAGGTCTAACATCTAGACCGCTATTTGTTTGGCCTTGAACTGTGACTTTGGTACCGGATTCTTCAATTGCAATAATTGTTCCATATAATCTACCAACAAATCCATCAATAAATTGCCCACCAGCAAAACGTTTTTGATTATTACTTTGAGCAAAACTAGCACAAACTTGGATATATGGTGATTTTGTTTTAATATTACCTTCAGGATCAAGAACCATAGCAAATCCACCATGTCCTTGGAAAGTTATATCAACAACACGATTGCCTTCATTACATAAAAATACATCAATATCTTTATTATTTTTAGCAACACTATTAATGTCTAATGGATTTTTTAAATAGTGACGACCGTAATTTAACGTATTAAACAAATACCATTGTCCAGTAGCAAACGATGTTCCATGTTTGAATGGATATATAACTGTACAGTTGATAGTATTTCCACTTACACTATTAATTACAGCTTTGCCACGAAATGCGTTGCCATCAGTAGTATAATTATCTGCTAGTACTTTTCCAATCCAACTTAAGGGTGCTTGGTAATTATCAGACAGTGTTATTGTAATTTCATTAGTTGTTCCACCTAACTCAATTGATATAGAATCTGGTGCTAAATTAGTACCATCATAATCTACTAATCCAATCTCCATTGCATCAATGATTGCATCTCTGTAAAAAAATACTTTCCTCCAATGGCTTAAACTTGGTCTATCTAGTGGTCGTATCAATACTCTGCGGAATTCATCTCCACGAATAGATACGTTTTCAGGTAATCTAATTGGGTAATCTTCATAATATATACCACTTTCAACATGCATAGTTATGTTAAGATCACGTACTGTTTCACCAAATTCTAGTTGTTCATTTAATTTATATAATGCAGGTTTTACCAATCTAACTTGAATAGTGTCAACACCAGAACTTGAATGGGGTATATATTTTACTATACTACCGTATCCATTGGATGCTGCTAAACCATTGTTAATATCTCCTACCCCAACTAACACTTTACCTGTGATAATATCTGTATTATTCACATCACCTTGATCAACATTAGCATTCCCACCGTTAGAAAAACTGATATTCCAAATACCAGTACCGAATGTCGGGGTTACTGCAGAACCATATCCATTAGCAATGATACCAATAATTATATTCATATCAGCCGAAAAGGTAGTTTTGGAAGCAGAAATTGGTGTTGGGTTTGTTCTACCAGTATTGATTCCAATTAAAGCAGTTGGTAATGTACCACTTAATGTAAAAACTGGTTCATATAATGATTGGTATATATTTCTAGCTGTTTTATTTAATACATTGGAACCTAACGATTTGGCAAATTGTATAGCATCAACTGTTTCAGTATATTGTGCACCGATTGCTATTGCTTTTGCACTTGCATTTTTGTAATAACTTTTACCACTATTAACTGATTGATATGTTCCAGCGGTAATTAAATCAATTGATACTGCGTCTATAATGAAACCTAAGTCGCGGTAACATAATGCTTGGTCATAACTAAATCCGCCCTTAAATGTGTTATCAATAAACTGCAGTGTGTTAGATGTGATTTGAATTTTGTTATTAGTTATAATAGTATTATATTCAAATTTATCTTCATCATACCCAGCTTTTGATGGGTATATTAGAGTATGTGTTAAATTATCGGTAGCATATGCAGTATTATTAGTTACAATATCAATAATAGTATCAAATAACCCATTAATAATGCTAATAGTTGGATCATCCACTGCGCTCCATGCATTATTAAACTGTTGTGTATTAATATCATAATTAGGTGATACTGATAGGTTTCTAGCTATATAACTGACTATACGTTTTAATTCACCCATTGCCTCAATACAATATGCGTTTTCATTTGTGTTTGATAATACAGTTAATCCTTTATACCAGTATTGTTTTGCAACATAAACACTAGCAGAATTACCACCATACGTCAAATCATAACAAATTGCTTCGATAATATAACCGATATCTTGTTTAGATTTAACCGTATCATACGAGAATGCTGAATGAGTAAATGCAATAAATGCTGTAATTTCATCTTTAATAAATTGTCTATTTGATATGATCGCTTGTCTAGCAAGTGTTTTTTTAGTGGATAATCCTGTAGGACTTTGGTATGTTGGTAACTCTATATCAGAATAACCATTCAATATTCCATCAATAATTGTTTGAAATGAATTTGTTAATGCCGCTATTATTACTGGATCATTAATTACTGGGAAGTGTCCTGCTATATAAGTTGGAGATGTTTGTCCACTTACATATACAACTGCATCAGAAGCATATTCAGTTTTTTTGCCGGTAATTGCAGTTTTAGTAGATTGTAATAATGTACTGATACCAGTTAATGATGGATTAACGATTGTTGGTGTTGTAAATCCTGGTGCATCTTTATTGATTATATTTTTAATTATAGTGATATTATCAGAAATATAAGTACTTGCTTCTAACCCATTTATAAATGTATCATTTTTATACTGTTTAACACTTTGTTGATATACGGTTGTTGGTGTTTGATTTCTGATTACCTTTTGAGCAATTATATTAAGTTGTGTTAATGCTGAAGTAAATGCAGCTACATCAGAGGTTGATGGATTTGTAAAAAATGGTATTGATCTGGTTGAACCTGCAACATCCCAATAACGATATCCTGCGTACATACTTTGAGTATTACCACCATACATCGCATCATATACTAAGCTTTCTACAATATATTTTACCTCACGTCTGAACAATACTTTATTATATTCTAAATATGAATATTCAGTAGTAAGGTATGCAATTAATTCCGCTTGCATAAATGGAATATTTGCTATTAATAAATCCCTAGCACTTTCTAAACCAGTGGTAGTTCTATTGGTTATACTTGGGTATTTTATACTAGGTATATTACCATTAAGTATAACAATACTGATATTATCAATTATAGAAGTGACTAATCCTGCTAATTGTGCAGATGAACTAATGGGTTGAAATGCTGGTCCACCAAAGTTAACTGGGAGTGTAACAATTTTAGTTTTAATGTCATTTAATATCTCAACCATTTGCGCTGGACTTAGGTTAGTACCCATTGATGCAAATTGCATCCCAGCTTTTATAGATTGATAATTAGAACCAAATACTAAATCATAAGCAATAGCATCCATGATATTAATAACATGTATATTAATATCAACATTACCAATATATGTAGAAAGTTTAGCACTATCATATGAAAAATCAAGTAATTGATCTCTACTATATTTAATTGCTTCCACTAATTGAAGAGTTTCTTCTGATAGTGTATTAAATAATTTTGTGTCATAAAATCCAACGGTTGCATTATATGTATTATAAGTAGTGTCAAATAATAAATCATCACCAACTGCTTGTAAAATTTGTAAAAATTTATCATTATAAATAGTTTTATCATATGTAAACGAGTTTACATATCGTCTATCTATATACGCAATTGTTTCAGCTTGAATGAACGATTTATTAGCTTGTAATAGATTATATGCATCTCGATAATCTTCACTATCAACATTACCATTAATTAATTCAATTGAATTGATTGTTGAAAAGTATTTGTCAGCACCAGTTGTATATGTTATACGTTGTTTATATGGCCCGGGTTCTTGACTTGCTAGGTTAATTAGTGTTTCAGCTTGTAACGCTGCTGCACCAATAGTTTTATAAGCATATTGCCAATATCTTCCTTCCTTACCAACTGGTGAACGTTGTTGTAAATCATCACCTGATGAAGTAGAAACATATAAGTTAATATTACTTGAAAATGTATTATTATCTACATATAACTTGGTTGCAGCTTGTAAGTCGGATGAACCATTTGGTGTACCTAGTCCATTTAATGGAGCTGGATGATCACTTAAATACAATTCACCAGTCATTTTATCACCACCACGATATACAACATCTTTACGCTGCATGACTTCATTTGACAGGTAATTACTTGTCAATGTAGGGTCATATCCATCTGCAGTTGTTTCAGGTAATACTGGTTGATTACGTGGAATTAATGGTGCTTCTAGTGTACCATTGTCAGTTTTTTTAATGTAATATGAGTCAGCGTATCCAACTGTAACAGGTAATTCTGCTAATGTTGTAGATACTTGCCAATAGGAATTAAATGCATCAACTGCAGCTTGGCTAGGAGCTACCATTCTTCCAATCGGTAGGTGAGCAGCATTTAATGGTCTTCCTAGCTGTGGGAATAAATCACCAATTATACCAGCCGAAGTAGCATTGATAGTAATGTTTGAATTATCATTCTTATCAATAGTTATACCTGTACCGCCAGTAATTGTACGAGCAGTAAGTCTATCACCAGTTGTACTAGCCATGATAATTTGATTAGCATTATAAACTGGTTCAGAAATTTTTCCTTTAATGGTGATTGGATTAGTAGTGGTATTTGCATAGGTAACACTAGTAGAGGTTGCACCAGTAACAGTAACGGTTCCATTATATCCAGCAGGGGTAACTCCACTGACTACAATTCTCTGCCCAATATTAAACGGAATCCCTAATCCAGCATTAGGATTTGTAAAGTTCAACGTTACATGAGTATTGTCACCGACACCTCCTGAAATAGTAAACGATTTACTACCTGGAGCATCTGCTAAATTTCCAAAACTTATGATGCCGTCTGCACCAAAAATAGCATATACTTCATTAAAGTTTTCATTAACTTTTCTAAATGACTCACGGATACTATCACCTGTTCCATCATTACCTTGTACACCAATATCAATTACTTGTTTTGCCATTAAAATTACCTCAAATCTGATTATTATTGTATTTATCAATACATTTCTATAATCTTAATGTAAATACTAGATGATTATCAAAACAGATTATATTTTAACTGAGTATCAACGTATTAGTAAATTAGGAAATACTCATACATATTCCAGAAAGAAGTCAATAATTACGTTTAGATGTGATTGTTGTAGTGAATTATTTCAACGGGAACGAGGAAGTATGGATCCTAATAGATTAAATAACAATCATTATCACGTATGTAATAATTGTGATGTAAAAAGATTTGCTCAACAGAAAGGTGTTGAAAATAAACATATTTGGGATATGCCAGTTTCTTCACTCAAGACATTAGACCAATTATAAATAAAGAACAAGGAGAATTTATGTTTGAATTTATTAAAAAATTATTTGGATTAGGAAAAGTTGAAGCAGATGTTGCTGTCGTTGAAGAACAAGCAAAGAAAGTTGTTAGACGAGTTAAGAAAGTTGTAGATATTAATAACGACAACGTTATCAATTTAGATGATGTTAAAGAAGTTAAGCAACGTGTAACTAAAAAAGTAAAAGAAGCTGCTGATATCAATAAAGATGGAAGAGTTGATGTAGAAGACCTTATAGAAGTTCTTAAAAAAGCTACTAAAAAACCAACTCCAGCATCTTCAGTAATTAAACAAGAAATTGTAGAACCTATTAAACCACAACCAAAAGTTTCCACTAAAAAACGTGGAAGAAAACCAAAACCTAAATCAAAATAACTAAAAGGGGCTATAACAGCCCCTTTTTTATATCGTGCCTTTTATTTTACCGAAAATAAATTCTCGTTTAGTAAGCCATCGTGATTCCTTCAACTCTAGTTTATTCATTCCCATATCTACTAGTTGATTCCATATAAAAACTCCTTTATATCCAGTTTCTAACCAAATTAATTTTTTAGAAATTGCACATCGTTTAGGAATCCACGCAAATTCAAGTTTCCATTTAGCGTTCTTATAAAAAAACATTTTATCAATATCTATAATCATTTTTTTGCGTACTCATACAACATGAAACTAGCTAAATTTTTTCCTTTTGACTCGCACATTATATCTGCCCATACTGAATGGCTTAATGCCCAATCGTTAACAGCGTCATTCCAATAAAAGTCCGAATGGGCGCGTAATTTTTGTTTATTTAGACCAGACTCCAATAATAATTCAAGGTCTGGTTTATCATCAGCCCGGTGGCCGGAAAGAATATCTTCACGACTAATAGAATAATGAATAACAGGAAGGACAGATCGCCAACTATTAACAACTGCCTCGATCCTTGGGTCATCGGGTGTGATATATTCTCCTGTTTTGATATAATGATAGTATATATCCAATACGATAGGGCACATGTCAGCAAGCCCAATACATTCATCCAATCCATACTATTTCCCTCATTCATAGTTATACCAGTCTGGCACTTGACGGCTATTAATTTTTCCACACCAACTTGCGATATGTTTCTTTTTGATTATGTAATAATTTCTGTATGATAACATTGAGTCATTATGTAATATGCAGTCAGTTGGCATTGCCGGGGTAGGTTGGGTAAAACTGTGATGTGGTATGTTATTAGGGATAGTGGTTGCAAGAATATTGACCAATCCAGATTGTTCACATTTATGAACTTTTCCATATCTATATGTATATTCATTACATAATTGAACCAACAATTCTGCTAACCACATATAATTTTCAGTTGATTGTCTTACCCAGATTGATGAAGGATGGTTGAGATGGGTAGCACGATAAAGAATATTGTCACGACTATCAGCAAGTACATAACTTGTTTGTTTTCTACCATTGTTGTTAATACCAGTAGTCATCGTACCGTCAAGAACCCGGTGTGCAGTAGATAACAATTGTGAATATTCAAGTATCATTTTGACACAGTGTTTGTCATTATGATACTGAGCGCATAAGTGTTGGTTTTCTGATAGATAAAAAATGTTCATTTAGTGTGTAAAGAATAGTTTAGATACTTTATTATATAAAAATACTGTGCAAAAGTCAATAGGTTTTTGTCAGATGATAAATAAAGATGTAGTTCGCGGATTGCCGTCCCAACTACTCTAAACATATCTTATCACAATTCGGAGGAACTGTTATGTCCAGTAACAATATTTATTACGTTTACCAATACATTCGCAAAAATCAAACACCATATTATATCGGCAAAGGTTCAAAGCGTCGAGCGTGGGCAACACATCGTAGAAAAAACGGATGTGATTTGCGCCCAAGAAATCCACAACGAATTCAAATTATACAAGAGAATTTAACCGAAAATGAAGCTTGGGAATTGGAAATTCATCTTATTGCCCACTATGGTAGAATAATTGACGGAGGAATTTTAGTTAATACCACATTCGGCGGTAATGGTGGCGCAACCGTGTCATCAGAATCCCGGACTGGTGTTAATAATCCAATGTTTAATAAACCAAACCCTTGTTCATCCGAAAAACGAATGACAATAATTCGAACAAAAAATTTAAAAAATTATTATTTATATAAAGAAGTTATTACCAAAATGAATAATGGTCAATCATATTCTAGTATCAGTTTAGAATATGGTATTAGCAGAAATGTATGTTATTTATTATACAGCAGAAAACATTGCTTTTTTGAAGTGTTCCCTGAACTAAAATAATTTACATGCAAAGCCTATTTTATTCATTGGTTGGGTTGTTTAAGTTGAAAAAAATGTATAATATCGTGATTATTGCTTGTTGTCAATAGAAAGTTGTTTGATATGTTCTTTTAGTTCTTTTATTTCATTCAATAATTCAGCTATCATGTCATATTCAGAACACTGGTGAACTAATAAATGAGATATTACTTTCATAGTCCAATACCACCAATTCATACAAATTATCAGCATTAGTGAAATAATCACCCACCATAATGATTTATGATTAAATTCAGATATCCAATCCCAGCCAAAAATTAAAAAAATAACACCGGAAAACACCATAGAACTTGCAAATAACCACCAACGACGTTGTTCGTTAATTTTATGCATATCATTATTATGCTGTTCAATTAAAATAGAAAATCGTATCATATAGTATTTACATTATATGATACGATTATTTTACAAAACCTTTAATAGAATTATATCTTCATTAATTCTACCATTCATTTTGGTATCGGTAGAATTGATATCATCTAAAAATTTCCTGAGAGCTATTTTCCCAGCTGATTTGAATTCCTTGAGTTTTTCATCTGGTTTTCTAATGGTTTTTTGAATACTTTTATGTTCATCATAACCAATAATAGTAGTTCCTTTAATTCCAAGAGGACCAGTCATATCATCAGCAATGTATTTACCAAGCTTTCTGGTCTTAGTGTTGTATATCCATAGTTCTTTTGAACCCAAAATATCGGTTGGGTTGACTGATACTAGTTTTAATGGTTCAAAAGTCTTCAAAAACTTGAGTTTTTCCACTATTTTGTCTTTTGGAACAGCTTTTTTAGCCCGTGGTTTACGTAAAACCTTGGCTTCTTCCATTAACATAGTACAAGCTGAGTCAATTTCCTTGTAAAATGCTAATAAATTATTTATTTGCTTTTTAGTTCGATGTTTGTAACCCTCTTTAAGGTCGTCATCTTTACCTTCAATGACATCTGACAATTCTTTCAATCCAACTGAGTAATACTCTTTAATAACCCGTGCATGAGCGGCTTTTACTTCTTTACCTTTGAGTAGATTAAGTATTTTAAATTGTTTTGGATCGAATTTTTCTGGTGTTTCCATCCAAACTTCAATTGCATCTTCGATTTCTTCGGTCATCTTGAATGTTGCTTCACGAACCCGTTCTTGGATGCTAACAACCGGTGCGGTTGGTTTAGTTTCTGTTTCTTCATCAACTTCAACATCGTTTTTGCTATCTTCAATTACTTTATTAATAGCTTTTACTAACCATTCTTTGGTATTGGTCCCACTATTGAAATCATCACGTTGTTCTGGCATACCACGGGATAAACAACTTGCTATTGCACCCATCGTTGTACTTACACGCCAGTCTTTTGATTTCTTAAACTCGGTGATGACATCTTTTTCATAGCCATTCTCATTCATCCATGTCAATACTGCCGGTTTTAGATCTTTACCACTAAATTGGATGTTATAATAATGCATTGCACTATGATAATGCTTTAAGAACTCAGTAGAAGATAATGAGTCGGTATCATCCCAACGTGGGCTCCAATCTTTATTACGATTTTCACGTATAGTGACACTAGTAATTTTAGTTTTCTTTGTTTTTTTAGCTACTTTTGCCATTATAATTCCATGTTATGTTGTTTGATTATATATTATTTGACTAGGTTTCTCAGGTCTATCTGGACAGAACCAACAATCTGGGTCATCACATGTTGGTTCTAACCATTTATTACATAGTTCGCAGTAGTAAGCGTCATGTCGTTGACAGTATTTACGCTCACTACCACAAGTACAAAAATTTTTAGATTGTTTTACGTCCATAAACTTTTTCTAACTTTAACCAATCTAACAAGCATATCTTCTTCTTCTTGTTCATATTGAGCTTCAATTTCACTCAATCGTACATGAGTAGCAGATCGTACAGCTCGTTCTTCCGGTGTTTCATCATCGTAATCAAATAGCGACATAATATCATCACTTCCTTGACGTTTTCTATTACAAATTTCAGACCATCCACTTACATCATATGGATCTGGTCTATTTGGATATACTTCTTTCCACCATGTATATAATTCTTTAATTTCCATAGCAGCTAATGCTTGATTGGTTGGTTGTCCATATTCTGGATCGGTTTTATCACACCATTCTTCATTAGTTAACTTTGAAGCCCAATCTAAATAATCCAATCCAGCTTCTGGACAGCGCCATGTTCTCCATCTGAAAAAAGAAGTTCTCCACCAAGGAACACAATATTTTTTTCGGGCATCATTATCCCAAACTACATGCATCCACGCAGTTTCTACTTCAACAAAGTCAACTAATTCATTGAACAAGCATGGCAAGAAACGGTACCCAACATCTTGCCAGTTTCCTGGTTTAATATCTTTTGGATGTGCGGTTAAAGCATGGCTTTTAACCACCCAACGATTATTGATGTAATAACGGAAAGAATGAAATGTGTTATAAGGCCAATAAACTATATCTTGAAGTTTACCTAACCCTTCTTCCGCCAACCAGTATCTCACAGGATGTTTCGCTTTTGCTTCTTTTTTCCATTCACGCCATTGACGTGCAGTAGCAAATTCCGGTTTTTCACTACCAGACAACCATTTTGCTATCTTTGAATTTGACCAATATGTTGAGTGTTGTGCCATATATTCCTCTTTATTTTAACTAATTATTGTTGGCTTGGTAAATTAACATTAACATGGCTTGGATATTCCCAGGCCGCGCCAGATGCAAAATCAACAATAGTTCCAATAATTAAAAAATATCCAGTTAAAATATTAATTAAGGTTGTTGAATTGAAGGTAGAATTCACTGGAACCGATGACGGAATATAACCAGGTTTTTCGCAATTTACATTTAAATTCGCACTACTCTTAGGAATAACAACATTTCCGGGAGTATGAACTCCATGTCCAGCTAGTTCACAATCCGCACCGGATGGTGTACTAGTAATATTAACATTTGATGTAGTTCCAGTGAACATAGTTGAGCATCCTGTAATAAAAGTACATAATGCAATAGTTATAAATATTTTTTTCATTTATTCCCCCACGATATGTGATACAAATGGTGCAAGATTTGGTGGAGAGAACGATGCTGGTTTCAACACTTTGCCGTCTTCCCGTTTTTTAACTTTACCTGTTTCTGGGTCGATTTTACTCATATTAGAACGAATAACTTCATTCCATGCACCTTCAGCATCGACCCCAGCTGATAACAATGCTCCGACACCTACTACAATCATATCTAAAATTGCATCAGTAACTTCTACCAAGTTATTATCATCAATTGCAACTTGTAGTTCGTTGAATTCTTCTCTGATAAGATTCAAGTATAGATTATATTGTGATTCATTGAAGGTGTCTACATCTTGTTCACATGCTAACATGAATTTACGTTGATCTTCGATTATTGTTTGTGTCATTTGATTCCCTTTATAGATTAATTTTGATAAATAAGTGTGGTTCACGGAACTACCAATTCCCAACCACTTTAACGCTTTGAAGGAGCATCAACAATGTTATTTAGTAATTATATTTTAGCACAGTTTAATAATAATGTCAACCAATCGCCAAATTTTTTTGTTGAAGACATTAAAAAATTACCAAAGGATGTAAAAGATTATTTTAATCCTGTTCCTATCAATAGTTTACAGCAAATTAACGGGTGTTGTGTATACGGATACTTACGTGAATTTGATGATGAATTTGGTCCAGCGGGTAGTTTATATTATATCGGTGAAGGCCGTGCTTGTAGACCTACTGAAAAACATAATAACGTAAACACACCTAATTCAAATTTAATTATAATTTTCACTGATAATATTTCAAAAGATACCGCTACTGAGTACGAGATTATTTTAATAAAACATTATGGTAGAATTGATATACATACAGGAATACTATTAAATAAAACCAGTGGAGTAAATAATTGGGGACCATTTGGAAAAATATATGAAACAATACCGTGTAAATTTTGTGGTGATAAATTCGCTATAAATAGTGCAATAAAACTACATGAACTCAGTTGTAATAAAAATCCAAATAAAAAAGTTCATGAGTTAACTGGAAAAACTTTTACAAAGGTTCAATGTAAATATTGCAATATGGTGTTTAGTAAGGGAAGTGGTGTTTTATTTCATGAAACATATTATTGCAAAAACAATCCAAATAAGAAGACTAAACCAGTAAAAGCAGATTACAAATTAGATATTTGTATTTTTTGCTCCAAAGAACTTGGGTCAAACGTTATTAAATCCCATGAATCCATGTGTGATAAAAATCCATCAAAAATTGATTCTTCATTAAAAGGTAAAACTATTCCTAAAGAAACATGTCAGTTCTGTCAACAGCAGTTTGGATACGGTCCAGGAATTACTAGACATATAAAATCATGCAAAGATAACCCCTCTAGAATTACCAGAAAATACAAAAAATAAGATGTCATTGTTAATTTTCTTTTAAAGTTCAGGTTGGTCATCATTCCAGAAGTCGGAATCGTGATCAATGTTTATATATTCCCCGGTCAAAATATGGGTACCATATTTGCTTTCAGCAATATAACCTGTATCTGAATTTACATTAGAATTTCTATTGGTACAACTAATAATATCAATTGGTTTTTGAAAAAAACCAATTACTCCATCCTCATCCCCATATAATTGTACTAAATCTTCTTCAAATTTTTGAGCATATTCTAATTTAGAAAATACTTCACACTCGATAAGATCATTGTGGGTGTCTATATAATATATTACATATACTGATTTCATATTAATTCCTTTTAATTAAGTATTAGTTTTTTATTTTTCTTGTTCTTGTTCAAACCACCGTAGTGTAAACCAGGTGGCATCTTCTGGTAATTCAAAAATCCACGTCTCTCGATATCCGTCAACAGAACCTTTTAAATTTTCTGAACACCATTTATTAATTATGTTTTTAGTTATTCCATATATTGGATATGGAAGTGTTACTTCTTGCCACCCCGTTGTTTTACGAACACCCCATAAAATTTGACGGTCTATTTCCTCTTGTACCTGTTTTACAAGATCTATTTCCTCTTGTACCTGTTTAGTCCAACTGGCTTTTAATTTTCTTGGTTTAGCGGTAATTGTTTGCTGTGTTATTTGTATGTTTGACATCCTTGTCCTTTTAATTACACTATTTTAGCTCCGATGTTCGCTAACTCTCTCATAAATTCTATACGTTGGCGATAATCACTAATCGTAATGGTACTCATTACATGTTCAGAGTCATAAACCAAATCTTTTGATTCTTTAAGTCTAAAACCGGTATATTGGTGAACTATTTTGACCGCAGTGACCAGATTCCCCCAATTTTTAATATTACCTAATCTAAATTTCACTTGACTGTCTGAACTTCCTTCAATCATTTTGAAGAATACCCGACCTTTTACTTCTTCACCAAGTGCTACATTCATAGCTTCCCAAACCTCCATTGCCTTGTCAGCACCATAATGTTTGGTTAAGCTTCTAACGAATATAACGCCATCATTTATTACATCTTCTAGTGTTTCTTCTGTCATATTGGCGTACTCTTCAATACTATTAATGTAAATTCAACTGGATCAACAATTGCTAGTTTTGGGTCAATATAATGATTTTTTAAAAACCTCACCTCACTCCCATCTTGCCTCCAAATTCTAATCGAGTCCATAACTAATTTATAATTAAAATCGATTACGATATTATTGTCTGGTGTGGTTAAACAGTTATATCTAGAAAAGTATTTCCCACCATAACTGTCAACAAATATATCAGAGATTTCGTAATAAACATTAGCCATATTAACCAGCCCACCGTTTCATAAACTTATCGTATGGATACATATTGGTTTGCCAATAATTTGTGTCATACACTAAAAATTCTTCCCCGGTTGACATAACAATAGTATATTGCTTATCTTGATCATCTAGATTTATAATTCTAGGCGATTTAACATAAACAATTTGATCCAAATTGATAATTATATTAGCATTAGTACCTGGAAGTTGAAATAGTCGGGCCATATCTATCGTTGATGTTGAATTAATGGTTTCTGGTTTTCTTTTAGATGCCAGTCAAATTCAGTTCTACAATCAGAACAACATTTCTTATTCATTGATCTAAAATGAAGCAATGCCCCATTGCATTTAGGGCATCTTTCTAATGGTTCTGAATGATTCATTGTGCTGCAACTTTGGTAATTTCTACTTCTGTTGTTTCAGCAGTTGGTGCATTTTCAACCGGACCAATTTTTGCATATGCAAGAACAATTACTAAGGCAGTTATTGCAACCATAAAAAATAGTGATACCAAAACATTTCTAATTAGTTCCATAATTAATCCTCGTCATCGTTGATTTCGTTTGCATCTTCAACTATTGCTTCTATCACACGCATAGCTCGTAAAAAGCCTTCCGCTTCAATGGTATTGGCTGTTAAACCACCATCTTTAATCTCATCATAAAATAGTTGAGCCTGTGCAGCTTCATACTTAATTGTGCTAGTTAAATAGTCATATCGCTCTTCAAAAACCCTGTTTGGTGTAGAACGGCTATATGCTTCTCGTTCAATTAAATTTTTAAGTGAGTCAACAATTGATTGTTCGATTTCAATAGCCATAAGTTTATCTCAGTGTGTTAAAATTGTATTATAACAGGTTATTTGTTAAATGTCAAGCAGGTTTGATCGCTAATACACAGGATTTAACATCAAGGTGCGATGAACACCATGTTTTTCCTGAATCATATGATTTATTAAGATCAGCATTGATGATTTTAAATTGAATATAGTTGTATTCGTCAGTTCTTACAACAGTTTCACCTGCAATCAATGCTTGGTATACTTCTAAATCGTTTTTAAATGGCATAGTGTACCTAATTATTCTAAAAATGTATTATAGCAGTTTTTATAGAAATGTCAATAGTTTAGATAAACATAAACTAAACCAAGTATGCTTTCCATTAATAAAATAGATGCCAGCCAAGCTTTGAATGTGTTGTTGAATATACTTTCCATCCAAAAAAATACCCAGCCTGATATTACAAGAATTAGTCCAAATACAACTAATACAACTAATACAAATACAAATACCAATATTGTTTCCATAATGTTCTCTGAGTTAAATTAGATGATAGTATACATTACTAAAAGGGTGTTGTCAATATTATTTAAAAAATTGTTTGAATACACCTTCCAATGCATCATGTAATTCATCTTCAAGTTTCTTAACTTGGGTTTCGGTTAGTTCTAAATTAAATGGCAATGTTACAGTAGAAATTACTTTCTTACCGTGTGTTTCAAATTTATAATTGGCACCAGGTGTCTGGCATTTTGATTTTGCTTCTAGTAAATCGAGTAAATCTCGCATTGTAGTTCCTTAATAACTACAATATTTATATTTTACATTCAATTCAATTTATGATATAATATAGGTAAGGATAAATAAGGGTGTAGTTCGCGGATTGCCGTCCCAACTACTCTAATGTCATTGGAGGACATCAGCATGAATATTTATATTTCAGAAACAGCTCGACAAAAATTTAAACCAACATTTTTAATGATTAAACAGCATAGCATTACCGGTATGAAATATCTATGCAAAACATCAAGAAAAGATCCTATTAAATATAAAGGTTCTGGTAAAAAATGGTGTAATCACATAGCAAAATATGGTAAAAAGCATGTCGATACCATTTGGTATAAATTATATACTGATATAAATGAGTTAGTCAATACTGCGATTGCATTATCTGATTTATTTGATGTAGAATTTTCAGATTTTTGGGCCAATCTTAAACCTGAAAATGGGTTAGATGGTGGTTCAGGGGCAACATTCAGTGTTGAAGAACGTTTAAACCGAAGGTTGCGGGTAGCAGGATCAAAAAATCCAATGCACGGTTCATCGCGTGTAGGAGATGAAAATCCTTTTTATAACAAAACCCACACATCAGAATCAAAAGCCAGGATGGGACCTCGGGGTCAACTTATGCCAGACTCACAGAGACTTGCTACTAAAAAAAGAATGTTGCATAATAATCCGATGACTAACGTTGAATCAATTCAAAAAATTAAAAATACAATGGCTTCCGCTTGTTGTATTCTATGTAAAGAAATTAGAGTTGGTGAACAAAATATTCACCAACATTATGATAGTAAAACTTGTAAGGCAGCTAGAAGGAAACTTTAAAGTTTTTCACCTGGTGTGAAACCTCTAAAACCTTTAAATCTAGGGAATCTTAAACTATAAATACCATCGCTATTTTGAGATTGAGTTATAGCATCAGCACGGATTTCAACCAGTTCACCAAGTATTCTGCTACTAGATTCCCATATATCAAATCGAAGCTGATCACTAAAGCCACTACCAACGTTAACCAAGATTTCTCTCGAATCGTCGATGCCTTTACATACCAGCGCACCGGTTGTACCTTCATACTTTCCTGTTCCTTCTTCGACCTTAACAATCTCTAATGTCACTTCAATAAATGGTTTAAGTTTCAACCAAAAAGTCGAACGTTTATTTTCATATGGTGCATAAGGATCCTTTATCATTATGCCTTCATATCCACCATCAATTGCTGATTGGTTGATTGTCAAGTATCTTTTATACCCGTCAACTGTATCCAAGTCAACCAATTCTTGTTTTACTACTTTTACATTGAGTAATTGTAGGAAAAGCTTATCTGCAAACCAGTTTTTTAACTCAGAAGAACGTTGTTGTTGTGGAACATTATATTTTCCCTTTTCAAAGTCTTCTAATGGGATCATATCAAATAAGTAAAGAACTGCATCATTGGTTGAGACATTTTCTTTACGATTTACCTGTGTCATCAAGTCTTGAAATGATGAACTCATGATTTCACCATCAAACACCATTGGGGTGTTGAGTGTATGAGCTATAAATGAAAACTGTTGCCTGACTTGATCAAAATTATATAATGGTTTTCCATTACGACTAAATTGGTCAACTCTACCGTTAGGATAAACAATCGTGAGAATTCTAACACCATCTAGTTTAACTTCAATAAGTTTTTTTCCTATCACCTTAGCTTCATGGTTTGCACTATCGTGAGCAAGTTGGCAACTGAAAATAGGAATAGTATACTTATCATGTTTTTTTACTGCTTTATTAATAGTTTTTTCACTGACACCGCATCTAAGATCTTTAATCAATATCCTACGATACCAATTATTCCACTGTTCCACGGTGGATTGATTCATTAGTTCTTTTACGGTGTCTCTAGCCAATTTGCCAGTACATGAACGATCAATAAAAGTAGAAACAGTGCTAAAAAAATCGTCCCAAGCAAGTCCAGGTCCGTTTTCATCGGTCTTCTCCTCGATTTGTTTAATACCAAATGTAGTCATTGGGTCTAACGCCAACTTACACCCATGAAAGAAAATATCATTTGCAGATTTAACTTCTTCTGCAATGATAGATTCTTTCACTAACCGGCTGTTATCAGATTCTAATAGTGTAATAACCTTCCATGGTTCTCTCATCATTAATCCTTTACTTCACCTAATACAATTAAAAATACTGCTGCAAGTGGTGGTGATACAAATAGACTGATTAAAAACCACCAGAAAAAACTTCTGTTTCTGTTTGAAGCACCATATGCAACAACAAAACAGAAAATAAGCCAAATTAATCCTACAAACATATTTACACCCTCTTTTTAATAATTTCGTCTGCCAATCCATATTCAACTGCTTCTTCAGCAGATAAAAATGTATCAAATTTCATAGTTTCGAATAATTCTTCGTAAGTTTTACCTTTTGAATTATGGTGAACATATAATTCAGTCAATCGTTGATTAAGATACTTTGATTCATTGAAGTGTCTAGTCGCATCTTCAAATTGTAAGTCTTGAACATGCACAGAACCCCTAGTTCCTGGTGTACCAGAACTAACACGATGAATCATTGTACGCGACTGTGGCAGTACAAATCGCTTTCCAGGTGTACCAGCTTGTGCTAAAAAGCTTCCCATCGAACATGCTTGTCCAACTACAATAGTAGATACGTCTGGTTTAATGAATTCTAACGTATCGTAGATAGCTAGTCCAGCCGTCACACTGCCACCTGGACTATTGATGTAAAACTGGATATCATCATTTCCCTGGCTTTCCAAGAATAATAACTGTGCTACCAAGATACTGGCCGAATGTTCATTTACATCAGTATCAAGCATAATGATACGATCTTTAAGTAATCGACTGTAAATGTCATAAGAACGTTCACCACGTGCTTCTTGTTCTACAACCATAGGGATTAATGACGGCATTTTATTTCCTCGTGTGTTAAAATTGTGTATTATAATGCATAAATCTAATAATGTCAACTGTTATTTGTGATCATCATCTTCTTTTTCTTTTAATTCTTGGTATTCTGCTATTTTATCTTCAAGAATTGTAATTTTACTTTCTAAATTATCGATATGGTTGGCGATTTGATGATAAAAATCTGTTGCGTTATCAACAGTCATTCTTAACATATCACTTATTTTCTGTGGGGCTTCTTGTGTCATGTTATATCTCCAATAAAAGGTTCGGATTCCAGCCTGTATTTTCACTATATGATTCACCTTCATAACCACGTGGATTACATACAATTCTAGTTTCACCGAGTTTATAATCCAATACTTCATGTGTATGTCCGTGACACCACAGTGAAATATTTGGATTATCTATAATGAATTTAGATAAATCACTATGGTATCCACCATTCATTTCATAATCATCTTTATATTTGTCTACGATACTCAAATAACTAGGAGAATGATGCGTGGCTATAACTATTTTCGTATCAGAGGGTGCATTCTCAACCATCATTTCAATATAATCCATTGATTTATGATGTCTTTCGATAGTATCTTCAATTTGTAATCTTCTAAACCCCTTATGATCATTTTTAATTAATTTATAATCATTCATCATATATGGTAGTTGATATTTTGTCAACGGATCACCTTTATTTGCATCGGTCCACAATGTTGCACCAATAAACAAAACATCATCGATTTTAATAGAGGAATTTTCTAAAAAATGGATATTTGGATATCTTGAACATTCTTCTTTAAGGTAATCTAACCCTGCATGAAATTTTCCCTGATAAAATTCATGGTTTCCTGCGATCATCACTATATTTCTAAATTGATCTGAACATTCTTGTAAAAATTGTCTAAATTGAAGTGCTTTTAAATGGCGGCTGTTATTATGAACAGTATCAGTAGAATCTATCTGGTAATCATGTAATATTTCAGACATTAAAATATCACCAGACAATATTAACACGTCTGCGTTCTGAGAATTATTCAATGAAATTGGACTAAATTCTGTATGTAAATCACTAACAACTGTTATTTTCATATTATAACCTATAAATTTTATATTTTATTTTATCATTTTGAATATTGATTGTCAACAAGAAAAGATAAATAAAAGTGTAGTTCGCGGAACGCCAATTCCCAACTACTCTAAACATATCTAATACAATTCATGGAGAATTTAAACAGATCCCACGTGTTCACTTACATTCTAAATATGGATGTAAACAATGTAGTCATAATCGGTAGGTAACCCTACCACGTGATAAATCATAAGGACTTGCTTCGACTTTTACCTTATCACCTTGAATGACTCGAATTTTATGTTGTTTAAGCTTACCACCCAAATAACAAAGCATTATATGTTCTGTATTTTCAATTTGCACTTTGAACATATTACCTGGTAATACGTCATTGACTTTACCAGTCATTTCTATCATGTCTTCTTTACTCATTTTTTCGGATTATTAGTCCCTCGTTCTCCACTTTAATTGTTAGGTGATCACCAGGCTCCCACCCCATTTCTTTGATAATTTCTTGCGGGATATTCATTATAATGTTTTCATTATCACCTGGTATGTCTTCAAATATTTCGTCTACGTTATAAGTAGTCATCATTATCTTTATTAGGTATTACTACCCATCCTAATTGTTTTAAATCTTGTTTAATTTCGCTGGTGACATATCCTTCACCATGGTATCTTGGATTACCAGGTCCATCGCCCTTAAGACCGGCACAATACCAATCAATGTAATCACCTTCTTCTTTAATATCTGCAATTATACCACCAGCATACCGCCAACTACAAGACCAATATTCTTCTTTCAGGATATCCCAAGTATTTTCCAGCTGTATAAACTCATTATTGCATAATGCAGCATATAAATTCTGAGCGTATGTATCAGACGATTTTACTTTTTCGATAAGCCAATCAGTTGAACGCAAGTCATATTCTAAGTTATGTTTCTGCCATTCAGGGTCTTGTTCTTTTTCCATTTTTTGTTGGTCCCATCTAAGTAAGGAATCGAAATAAGCATCAGTTGATACATCTTTTCCTTCTTCTAGTAGTTTTTTTATTCTACTTTCTTTACGAAATGATCCACGGTCTGGGCTGCTATTTAATTTATCAGTCATAGTGTTGTACTTATCATTTATGATATGCTCCTTGAAAACAATGACGAACTTCATGTCCAATTGTCCACATGGTAGTGTTTTTACTTGTAATTATAACACATTCATCTGAAAAAATCAAGTTTTCCTTCCATTCAGAACATGCCATAACTTTATATGCATATGGCTTCCCATTTATTCTTTTTTGTATTTTATTGCATTCTTCTTGCACGTTATCAACTGGTTTCCAAGTAATTTTAGAAGAATTCGTAAAATTATTCTTTGTGGAAAACTTGGCATATGGGTCATCGATGAACTCTGCATTTGCAGTTGAAGATAGTAGTAATAAAAAAAGTAATAATGGTTTCATTTATTCTCTGAAGTGTGTGTAAAAATGATCTAGACGAGAGGATTTGAACCTCCAAAGGCACCACTATCCTATTTCCATCACGTCTATATGTTCAATTATATACCATTATTAGTTGGTTGTCTAGTTTTTAATAGAAATCCCCATACAATTGTATGGGGATTATTTTTAGATTACGGGCCTGTAAATGCTACCCATGATGTTCCATTATATCCATAGAAATGATTAGATATATTATCAAATATTATCCATCCTTTTTCTGGGTTTACTGGATATGACCCGGTTGAATAAGACGTTGCTTTAATCACAGGTGCATTAAATACTCCTTTACTGTTAAATGTAAATTCATTAAAGTTGTCAGTATTATTACCTGTCATTAAAATTATAGTAGTTGATGGATACGTGGTACCCAAATCAGTATCAGAATCTAATTGAGCAATAAGTCCGGATGTGGTAACATATATGGAGTCTTCACTTTCTTTATATGCGTTAAAGAATAAAGAACCTACAGTATCGTTTGCGGTCAATTCCATTGGATTTTCAATAGATCCATTCGATGATAGTATTGATATGTTAGGTGAGTCAACTACACTAGTTCCTCTAGTTAGCCCAGCTATTGTTAACATGTCACTTGATTGTGATTTTATCTGTAATCCGTTTGAAGTTATTGTAGAATCATTAATATTAAAAAAACTGTTGCCAATATTTGTGGCATTTATGCTACCAGTTATGTTTATATTACCAGTTCCGATTATATCATTTGAATTCAGTGGTAGATTGGCACCTAATTTAGTATTAATAGTAGTTGAATTAATAACGCCATTAATAATTATATTTCCAGTTCCTGATATATTTCTTGTATTTAGATCTAAATTTGAACCCAATTTACCATTTAATGTATTTGCAGTGATGTTCCCATTTATGCTTATATTACCATCACCAGCGATGTTATGTGTGTTTAATGATAAATCACCACCAAGTGATGGACTTGAATCATCTGATACCGATGTGATTCCAGTACCATCAACAGACACACTTGCAAGTATTTTATTAAGTGTATCATCATATGTAAATGATATATTATTATGACCAACATTATGGGTAAATAAGGATGCTGCAGCATCCTGTGCTCGATCAGTTGTAAAATATAGGTTAGTTCCCTCAATAATATTAGAGGTTGATAAATTAGTTCCACTAATTTCAAGCTGTTGGGATGAATCATTCCATGATAGCCCAGCTCCAACCGATGTTTTTAATACATTTACACCACCAACTGTTACACCATCACCTACAAATAATTTTTTACCATCAGTTGTATAGACAATTTCACCAAGATCAAATGTAGTTGCTTGGCGTTGTGATTCTGTTCCTCTTCTAATTCGTAGCGACATTTGCTATCTCCGTTATTCCGTGATCATTTTAGATCTTTATTGTGTATTTATATAATTTAGGAGATATATACAGACAAAAAATAGGACCCGAAGGTCCTATTGTTAATTTTCTAAGAAATTTCTAACCCATTGTAGTCTATTCTGTTCATCTAACGCAGTAAATTCATCAATATTTGATTGGATATGATCAATTAGTGGATAATATTCTTCATCAACTTTTTCTTTCACATTAGATGCCAACAACTTAGTGGTATTTGGATTACGTGCTACGAATTTCTTCACCAAATAGTATGGTGATTTTATTTTAGCACTTACACCATCATTGGTATAGAACACAAACCCTTCATGTTTAACACATTTCACTATTTTCAATAATGTTCCAACAGTTAAATGATGGTGTCCAACCTCATGGCATCCAAATTGTTTCGTTAAACAGTATAATTCATCAGGTTCCGCCATTACTTTACTGTTCCAGAAGTTTTCACGATATCCTAACAGGTGCATACCAACTTCTTCTGGGATGATATGCGGATCATTCGGATGAACACACTCAAACATAAAGGTAAAACCTTTCCAGTTTTTACAAACTTCACGATATGCGTTAATATCAATCAATTCTAATGCCATTTTTACATAGTCAGAATCAATTGACCCAGTAGTTGATACTAAGATATCATCATTGTACCAAGTTATAGCAACCATAAAGCCGTTTACTTTACGAAATGCCGATACTATAACAGAATCATCTAATAATGGCGCACGTTTTTCAATCCCATAGTTATAGATTTTAGTAAATGGACGTGAAATGACGTTGTAGTCACCATCAACCAATGTTCCACGGCATTCTTCCAAGTATTCGTTCCATAAATTGTCATAAAATACTTTTTTCTTGTATTTTAGAACATAAACACCTGGATATGAAGTATCTTTGCGAGAAACTAAGGTTGGATTATTTTCTACAAAGTGTTTTATATCTTGATTTACCAAAAAAGTCATTATCTCCACCCATGTAATCTAATTTTACCAGTTAAAGCATCATTTACGATGTCATCAAGTAATGTCACGATGTTTCCAGTTGCATCAAATCCAACATCTCGAATTCTATATTCAGTTAAGCCGCTTGGATTACCATGTAAGTGACCATGAAGCATAACAGAACCATGATGACAATCACGCCATTCAGAGATTGGAAAGTGAAACATACAGATCCGATGGCCATTATGTTTCATTTCGTGATATTGATAAATTGCCTCAAAGCAATCACGGAATTCTGCATTTTCAACTAATCGTTCATCATGATTACCTTCAATGAGGATTTTACGACCATTTAAGGAATGCATGAACATTGCTGCTTTTGATGGTTTGCAGAATGCTACATCACCTAAAATGTAAGTTAGGTCTTCCGGTGATACATTTTCATTCCATATACGAATTATCTCAGCATTCATATGGTCAACATCGCCATATGGACGTGTAGTTGGTTGGAATTTTAGTATATTTTTGTGATCAAAATGTAGTCAAAGGTCTGACGTTATAAATATTTTCATCAGACTACCTCCTTACTCGATATGAGTGATAAACAAAGTTGGTGTTCCACCCAGCTTGCATCAAACTGGGTAATCTTATTGTATAAAGTATGAATTATACTTCTTTTTTCATCCGTTGTCAATCTGATATCTTTAAAGCCTTTTGATATGTTTTCTGAATGTGATATAAATTGTAAATTTACTGGGTGTCGCAATAGTTGGTATGGGATATTAAATTCATATCCAATTTTTCTTGATACTATGTGGTCCCTAACCCATCCTTTTGTATTTTTGGAATTAAAGATTCCATACAATTTTAAATTTAATAAAGCATCTACATTAAAGAAATCTACCATTGAAGTAATCCAGTTAGCGTTTTTATAATATACTTTATATGGGTTTACAGTATGTAATGGTTGCCAATACCCTAATGTTTCCATTGTTGTTCTATGATTATTTTTGTATTCATCTGTCCATTTTTCTTTTGATTTAATTCCAATTAATTTTTTGGTTTGTTCAGTGCATTTATGACCATAACTGTCAGCTGTCCTATGTCCATGCATTGCGTTAATTCGTTCTTCTGAAAACTTTTTTCCTCGATTAGTTTTTCCACACGCATATGCATAGTCTGGATCATCTTTAAATTGTTGTATTTTTTTGATTGATTGCTTCAATCGCTGCTCATCAGTCCATTTATTACCAAAATTGGGATTATTTTGTCCTTTCATTTTTTCAGCATATTGTTTTCTGCGTTCATCAGTCCATTCTGATATACTTGATGTTTTATCTGAACGTTTACATTCAACTGAACAATAATGTTTTTTAGTTATTGGTTTTATTCTTTTTGTAAAGAGTTTTTCACAATGTGAACATTGAACTTCTCCTACGTATGATTTATTTTTCATGTTATTTTACCTTGATGTATTTATCAAAGTTAAGTAATGTGATCAAAATGTAGATCTGATGATACCCAAGTTTTCATTGTTTTAATTCTCGTAATCGGTCCATTGCGAAGATGTAAACGTGTTTGAATTCATCACCGGTAGGACATGTTGTTGTTAAATCTGCTAGATTATTACATATATCTGAGCATTCGTCAATAGTTTTATTACGTAGTTCATTCATCAAAGCGGTCAATTCTTGTTTATTGAAAACATATCCATGTTCACGTTCAAAGAATGAATCTAAATTATCCAATATGTTCATATTCACTCCATTTTGCTATAAATTGGTCATGTTGTTCTCTGGTCATGAAGTGTAATGTATCCACACCTGACCGGTATGCATAGTATGGGTTGAGCATACCGCGATAACGTTGCAATTCACTATATGTCAGTGAAACTCTTGTATTATAATCACCATTTGACACATTGTCAATGTATCTTTGAAAATTTGACCAATAGTCAGGTTTGGTGTTATCTGTAAATTCTACTTTGATACCTTGCATAATATTACTTCCATCTATATATTAAAATTGAATTATATACCATCAAGTCAGGATTGTCAATAAATAATTTTATGTATAGACCAGAATATAAAGAAATTATTAGAAGATTAAAGCAATCTGCAAAAAAACGTGGGATTGAATTTAATTTAACGACTACGGACTTGGATGAAATATCTTTCCCGATTTCATGTCCGGTATTAGGGATACCATTAAAATGGCATAGAGGAGAGCCTAAAGATGATAGTTACAGCTTTGACCGTAAAGATTCATCGTTAGGCTACTGTAAAGATAATATTGAAATAATGTCAGTTAAAGCGAATAGGGCTAAGAATAACTTAACCCTCGAAGAGTTGAAAAAGTTTAGTCAGTATTTTGGATAACTACTTACTATCTTTGATATTATTAAAAATTTCACGCTGTTCATCTTTATACTTTCCATACTGATATTGTAGTGTTTTATATACAACCAAATATAAGAACAGTCCAATTGCGTATATAATAACAAATACTGCTACTGGCAAAGCATACTGATCCGGTAAAGCCCATATAGACCAAGATGCAAACAGCACAATTAAGGACATAACATTCACCAATTTGATGTCTTTAATCAACCAGTGAACAAAGTACCAAGCCTCTTTGATTTTTTGTTTCATACAACAGACCAAGATAAAATTAAATTATCAACAATGGTGGAAGCAACTTTACCGTCATACTGTCCTGCGTAATTTTCTTTTAATGCTCTCATAGCAGCTGGTTTACCACCATCACGCACATGGTCAATGACAAATGCTTCGATTTCAACTGGTGTAAGTTGTTTTGGCAAGTAAACTTCAAGAATTGCTTTTTCAGTTTCATATAATGAAATATCAATACCTTTTTTAGTACCAGCTTCAATACATTCATTCAAGTTCTTAACGAATTTTTTGATAACTGCTGATACCTCAGCATCAGTTGATTCACGCTTACCATCATTCAAACCTACATTCGCAGATTCACTATATAACGTAGTTAAAAGACTGATTGCAGTTTTTGCAGTGCCTTCTTTTCGTAATGCAAAAAGATCAGATTTGATTTTAGATAATAGGGTCATTTTTTACCACCTTCTCGGTATGTGTTAATCCAATCAACAGCTTCACCAGCTAATGAAGAATCTAGGTTTGCTGCTATAATAGCATCTGAAATAATATTACCAATTTCTACTAAATCTGGTTGATATAAACCACATCCATTTTCTAATAGTATTTCGTTGATTTTGTCAAGTGTTGTTTCTATGTAAGTCATATTCTTTAATAATTAAAAAGGGGGCCGAAGCCCACAGTTGGTTAAACAGCGTATCGGTCAACCATTACAGTTTTTAACATGATGCCTTCAGGGGTGAAGTCGCTCATATCAGCTGATAATAATGCTTTAACAATAGCTGGACTGAATCCAGAAACCATCGCCGCACCTGACTTGTCAGATTTAACTGGTACGTTGTCAGCAGCATTGATGTTCCAGAACACAATTTGTGGAATTGTATACCCAGCTGCTTCATATTTACGTGTTATCATTTCCATTGCTGTTTCATCAATTCCTCTGATAGTTGATGGACTGAACTGCATATCGGAAAGTATAAGGAGCATTTCTGGTATTTCAGCTTGTGGTACATCAAACTTGGTTGCTACATCTAAAATTAAATCAAATGCAGCGTGTAAGTTAGTACTCATACCCCATGCAGATTTAACCATTTGAGTTGCTTTTTCTACCACGTTACCGCGTAGAGTTAACAACTCTGGACGTTCACTGAAGGTAATAAAGGTATCTTTAAACTTACCAGTGTTTTTATCAGCCAAGTATAAACCTAGTGATACTGCAACATCCATACAGGTTAAATCAGTTTTAGAGTTATGACCACCTGCTTTACAACTCATAGAACCACTAACATCGACCAATGGTAAGATATTAGCATCGCCAACAAAATTTGGTAACGCATCCCATTGGGCGATGATGTGATTTTTTTCAGTTCTATCAAAACCGTAACTACCAACACCTTTTAGTACATCATAAGGGAAAACTGCACCAGCTGCAACACTAACAGACTTATCACCGGCGATTAGTTTTGCAACATATTCTGCAAACTTTGGAGTATGGCGGTTGAATGCTTTTTTGTATCGAGCACTTGCCAATGATGGCACATGGTTAAAGTTGATGTTATCCCAATCATTTGCACACATTTGCGTTTCAACAACGTTAGTCAAAGAAACCAATGTTTTGCGGTATTGCTTTGGGCTCCAACCTAAAAACTTACGGAATTCAACTGCTACATCACCTTTACGTGGTGTCCATTTAGCTGCTAAACCATTACCATCAGTCAATGCATTTTTCAACATTGTGAAAGCTTCGGTTTTCATTTCTTGAGTTTTGAAAACGAAAATATCGTCCCAACGACCCAATTCTGGGACCTTTGATAACAATGCTTTTGCAGCATCGATGTCAACTGTTTCTAAATGAGCTAAAATATCTCGGAACAATTTACGTTCACCGGAACCACCACGAGCATCTCGTGCCCATAATGCAATACGCATTGCTAGATCTTTATCTTCAACATATGCTGATGTAAAAGCAGGAATAATGTCTTTACCACGGCTTGCGCCGACATTGTAGAAAAAGTCTACTGCTTTATTAGTGGTTGATTTAAGTGCTTTCATACCATTAGCGGTATGAGATTCTTGATTTTCTACTGCTTCTACGAATGTAGTCATTGTGTATCTCCTATGTCAGGTTAGTGTGTTTTTGTTTGCTGTTTACTAAACTATAAGTGTGTATTATAGCAGATTTATTTTGTTTGTCAAATGATTTTTATATTTTTAATAAAAACCAAGTAAAGTGTGCTTCTGATGGGAATTCTATATATTCTATACAATCACCATCTTCATCTAATTGAATTGTTCCACCATTTGCAGTAATATATGAACGAATTGCATTGTCAGTTGCGACATCAGATTTCAAATGATTATAATGTGAGCATAATTGCTTCCACCATTGTGGACAATAATCATACTCAGGATGTAATTCTACTTTAAATGTCATAAATTTAATAAAAACCAGGTTGCATCAACATCATTTTGAAAGATTATTTCATACTCACCGTCTGGTGTAATGTGCTTTTTGCCTTTAAAAACACTATCTATGTATGCATATGAACTTGTATACCCAAGTGCATGGGAATTGCTTATTAAGGTATAATTTTGATCTATTGTTAGCTTAATGGGTTTCATTTAGTACCAATTAAAAGTTTAAAACAGGATGTTCGGAAGGATGTATTTTATTTTCTTCTGGTTATCATCTACCCACTTGGGGGAGTTAATCCATAACCCTATCTAATAATTCTTATTAGCAATATCTAACTTTCGCGTTAGAAGCTACTCTGGTTAATTATTCCAGTAATAGCCACTCAATACAAGATTAGTGGCAGCAGTTATAGGTTTATTATGCGGTAAACATCCTAAAAAGGTAACAGGCTAGTGTTTGTTGAAGGTTTATACTGGCTCTTTCCTTCCAGTTCGACCAGCAGTATGTTCGCCAGTCCATCCATTATAATATTTGGATTGCTGTATCTAGCCTAAAATAGTTCGGAATAGGGATTGCCATTTGTTTTTCTTCTAATAGCAAAAGAAGTCTTTCCGGAGCGGGTATTAACCGCGAACTTTTTGCTGTAGCTATTCCATTTTTTTACTAATACACCGAGTTGACAATGTATTTTACAGCTGGAGCTCCAAGACGGATTCGAACCGCCGATTTTTACTGATTTGCAATCAGTCCCATTAAGCCACTTTGGTATTGGAGCATAATTAAATCTTTACTCTAAGATACCGAATATTTCAGTTTCACGTAAAACTACACATTCAATATCTTCAATTTTTACTTCAACCCCAGCACCTTTTGGAAATAGTACTGTGTCACCAACTTTAACAGTCATCTCTCGAATGACACCATTATCAAGTTGCTTACCTTCACCAACTGCAATTACTTCACCTTCTGAAGTTTTTACAGTTTTGTCTTCTGGGATAACTATACCAAATGAATTGGTTTTAGCAACGTCTTTCTTTTTAACTACAACTCGATCATCTAAAACTTGTGTCTTCATAAACTTATGCAGTTCTGTTGATTAAATGATAGCCAAATTGTGTTTGAACTGGTTCGCTAAATCCACCAACATCCAGTCCAAATGATACATCCTCAAATGGTTTAACCATTTGTCCACGACCAAATGGACCTAAATTACCACCATTCTTTCCACTTGGGCATTTTGAATGCTGTTGTGCCAATGCACCAAAATCTGCACCTTCATTGATTTGTGTTGCCAATGATTGTGCTTCTTCCAAAGTTCCTACTAAAATATGTCTTGCTGTTACTTGTGTCATATATTCCTTTTGAATTAAAACAGGATACGTGTTTTTAGCCAGGCGCTCTCCCAACTGAGCTAATCCTCTTAAGAGAATGTAGGACTCGAACCTACGACCTCCAGGGTGTATCAACTTGCTGAATGTATCCTAAAATTATTAAAACAGGGTCATCATTTGTTATTGCTGGCATACAACCGGTATACTTCTAGACGGAATCGAACCGTTCCTCCAGCTTGGCTTAAACATTGATTGCTGTAGTGACCCTAAAACATTTTGGAATACTGATTTATTCAGTATTCCGAAGGGAAGCGGAGGGTTGGAATCGAACCAACGACCTCTGGGTTATGAGCCCAGCTATCTACCACTGATATACCCCGCAATTATTCGTTTATAACTGGTACTATCTATGTAACTCGGATCTATGATCGATATAGTAATTATTAGTTGTAATAGCACCAGTTATTTGTTGTATTATACTTTATAGTATTGTAGTTGTCAATCATTAAAACAGGCTCATCTTGGTTTCTTTATAATGGTAAGATGATGTATGCTGAATTGAGCCTAAAACTTTTAATTTATGTAATTATAACAAAAAATTAAAATTGTGTCAATAACTTTTTGATAAATAGTTATGGTAATTGAAATATTACGAGTATTTCAAAACCCAGTCTGGAGAACTAGGCTGTCCCATACTTTTATTTATATCTGGAGAAATTAAATGTCTAAATTTCATTTGTACTGTTCTTGCATTTCTTGTAAAGAACCATTAACTACTCAAAACATAAAAAGTCATTATAAAAAATATCATTCTGTAAAAGATCCAAAATCATATTGTTTAGAATGTCAAGAACCAATTTATTCAAATAACAAATTTTGTAATCAATCATGTTCTGCAAAATATAACAATAAAAAACGCATTGCTGATGGATGGAAACCGACTGTGAAACAAGTAGAGGCTGCCAAAATATCTATTGCTAAATTAAATTATAAACAATACGGACCAGCATTTACAAAAATTAAACAATGTAAAATTTGCAATAAATTTCATCCTAAAAATAGTAATACATGTTCTGATGCTTGTAATCGTAAATACCTTTCAATTAGAATTAAAAATAGTATTGCAAATAATACCTTTAATCCAAAATCAAATCGAGGTAGGAATAAAAGGTCATATATGGAACTTTCATTTGAAAAGTGGCTTAATGAAAATTATCCAAGTATAAATTACATAACTGAACAACCTTTTAGACGCTATGATATAGTAAAAACGTATTTTGGTGATTTTTATTTCCCCGATCTAGCACTAATTATAGAATTAGATGGTACCCAACACTTGAAAACTATCGATTATGATATCGACCGTGATGCTTACATTATGTCTCACTACAATGTTGAAATATTACGTATTTCGCATAAAGAATACCAAAATAAATCAAAATTAGATCTAGTGAAAGAACTGTTATCAAAATAACAAAGCACTTTGAGCGGGTGACAGGATTTGAACCTGCGTAAAACTATTCGCCTCGGACTTGGAAGGACCGCGCTCTAACCATACTGAGCTACACCCGCTCAAAGTGCTTTATAAAATTTAACAGGATACGTTTTGTTTTCACCAATTGAAAGTTTTTTACTTGCTGAATGTATCCTAAAAATCTTATTATACTAAAAATATCTTATGATGTCAAGGATTTTCGTAATTTTCATTACTAGATTCTGGACCAAACCATAATCCATCAAAATGTCTGTTATTTTTGATAGTATAACTATCTCTAATTTCAGAAAGGTGTTTCATACTTTCAGTAAAGTGTGAATTTGTAACTAACATAACATAAACACTAGTATCATCCCATACTATTTGTTGTTCTACATCTTCAATATCACCAGTTTTAGTATTATACATCTTAAATTGTAATCGTTCACTTGGATATTGTATCAAAGATTTCCAAGCATGTTCAGATTCTTTCGTTTGATGTTCATCACTTAATATTGTAGTATGTTTTTCCACTGCTTTAAGCAATAAATATCTAAAACAACCTTGACGACGATAAGTTGAAACTGTTTCAGTGTATGAAATTTGCCAATATGGGGTATCACGTTCATCTAATTCCAAAATACTAACCAATTGAGTGTTTTCATCAAATAATCCATAGTATTCGGTACCGTGGCTATTAACCAATGCATAATTTAAATTAGAAAATGCTGGCACTAACTTTACACCATTAAAATGATGTTGAAATTTCCAAACATTACCATCTCTACTTGGATATGAGACTATTTCATCTACTTTCATTATGTTTTCCTATTAACAGGATACGTTTTGTTTTCACCAATTGAAAGTTTTTTACTTGCTGAATGTATCCTAAATTGTTTATATTACATCAATTAACTTGGAAAACTATTCTTAAATTAATTGGGTAAGCTGAGTGTGGGACTCGAACCCACGGTGGGTATTAACCAACGGCTTACAAGACCGCTCTAATCGCCGCTATAGGAACTCAGCATTTAGTAGTCCTTCCATTAGAAGGACTTATTCTTTAAACTTTGTGTTTAGTACCACATACTGTACAAGTGGCATTAGTTTTCTTAAAATCGAGATTCATAACTCGCATACCTTTACCGTATGTTTTGTCTTGAAATTCGTGATTACAATTGCATTTCTTTACTTCTACGGCCATTAGGCACCTCTTTTAATAAGAATGTTAATACGATTTTGATATTTACGTTTATCACGTGGTCTACTAGTTTTTTCAACTAGTTCTTGCAATTTAGCTAAACTAAAATTACCAATTCTAACCTTACCATTTTTAGTTTGATTAGGGTTAGCTTTTCTGTTTGCTTTACTAATAGTTGCCATTTGATGTCCTTATTATACTATTATTTATTATCGTTGTCAAGTGTTTTTTTATATTCTTTGATAATTTCAACTGCTTCTTCAGTTGTTGTATCACTTACTTCTTCTTTAACTTCTGGTTTCTTTCCAAAGATCGCATCCCAATTATCAGCAAATTTCTGTCTGTTTACTGGTCTTGATTTAGATCCTTTACCACCATGCCATCCTGCCATCGTATAATCCTTTACATTTTTGTTGCCAATATAGTTTTGGCTAATTCTTTTGTTGCAATTAAATCATTTTGACTAAATGATTCTTTAATCTTGTTCGAAAATTCCGTTCTTTCTTCTAATGTCATCAATCGATATATGATTTTAATCAATTCATAATCAAATTCAGTTGGTTCTTCTAAATTCTCAAACATAGTACCGTCTAGTCAGTGTGTTAAAATTTTGGTGGAGAATAGCGAAATCGAATCGCTCCTTCAAGAATGCAAATCTTGTGTGCCACCTACAACACTTATTCCCCAAAATTGATTGCCACAGTCAATAATTCTCATTATCGTAATTCGCTGTGGCCCGAAAAAATACAATTATATCATTAGTTATTTGAATTGTCAATACAGCACTAAATGCTATATGCTCCACCCGCGCTACTCGAACACGCATACGGTTTCCCGATTACAACTGATTAACAGTCAGTCCTCTTACCATTAGAGTAGGGTGGAGCATATAACACTTAATTAATAGATAGTTTAGTATCAAGAGTGAGTTGTACCAAGATACCGATCATTCAAAACATTGATATACAATGTCTAAATCTCGCACCGCATTTTATTGTAAACTATGTGTTTATTTATATTTCTATTCTAACAGGATGCGTTTTTTTCAAATTTCAAGTTTGTTTTTTAAAATTGCTGAATGCATCCTAAAACTTTACAGGATCTTGGTTTTTGGTGGATTTGAACCACCTAACAATTTTGTGTTGTTATAATCCAAAAAGTGTTGCTGTAAAGATCCTAAATTTATTTTTTTAGTAATATGAAGTGTAGCAATATCATTTTCAATTATTACTGTTGATTGAAGTTGTTCCAATTCCAATTCAATTCCACGTTTAAATTCATCAATGGCATTAATACCGTGAAATTTAAGCAGATCATCACAAGCTTCTTCTGTAATGGTATACTTAATACCTTTATGTTCACCACTAATCATTTAATTACCCTTAAATTTGGCGAAGATGACTGGATTCGAACCAGTGATACCTTGCGGTATGCTTTCTTAGCAGGAAAGTGCCATAGTCCTATCTCGGCCACATCTTCATATTTTATTTGGTACGACTGGCCAGATTCGAACTGGCAACTCCGAAGAGTATGGGTTTTAAGCCCACTGTGTAAACCGTTCCACCACAGTCGCATTAATTCTTTATCAGAATGCATTTTATTTTTTTACCATCGCGTTTACCAGTTTCGCCACTTAAAACCTGGTTTTAAGGTAGGACTTGAACCTACAAATCAAAGATAACGGTTTCTTATTAATAAAATATAGTTGCTGTAAGCATTCTAAATTTTGGAGGCAGAGGAGTGATTCGAACACTCGTCCTTTGGGTTATGAGCCCAACAATCTACCACTGATATACTCTGCGTTAATTCTTTATTTAGTGTATAATACACTAGTTTAATTATTTGTCAATAATTAATTTAACAGGATCCTTTTTTACGTTGCTCTACCAGACTGAGCTAATCCCCGTTAGTTTATCGGGGATGTTGGATTTGAACCAACGACCAACGGCTCCACATGCAATTATTGTATGCTGTACGGATCCTAAAAACTTTTAAAATTGTTAAAGAGCTTGTTAATTAGTATACATTATACACTAATAATTTTGTTTGTCAAGTATAAATTGCTTCCCATCCATTGCTTTCAGTAAAAAATCTTATTGCAGCTACATTTGGATGTTCACCGGCATCAAACCAGTGTTTAACATTAGCTGGAACACTGATTAAATCATTTGTCCCAACTTTTAGTTCATATATTGTACCAGAAAAATTAAAAAAGAATCTAGCATTACCCTGAGTGAATAACCGCATTTCATAATCGGTATGATAATGCTCTTTATTGAATTTCTCACGTAATTCTTGATAATTTTCAGTTAAACTGTTCAATACAATGGTATCATTGTACGGAACATCATAATCGTGTTTAATCTGTTCAATGATGTTCTCATCGGTTGGAACTTGGACATATAATACACTAATTGTATCTAGTTGTCTAGTTATTTCTTCATAATCCATATAAGTAGTAAAATCAGTGTCGTTATAAACTTTTAGCATATAACTACTTATCGTTTGCACTAATATAGTGCTTAAATTTGGCAGCGCGGGAGGTATTTGAGCCCCCAAGAGCGGGTTTGGAGACCGTCATGATACCATTTCATCACCGGGCTAAAAAATTGCCAGGGCAGTTTAATCTCTATGAAACCTCTGCCTTCCTGTTGAAAGTTATCTGGTCAACTAACTCACTCTTGTTTATTTTAATAGGTTAAGAGCTTGTCCGCCACGAAGGGCTCCTATATTTGGCGGAAATGGTGAGATTCGATCTCACGATCCCGTTACGGATTACTGGTTTTCAAGACCAGCGGTTTATAGCCACTCACCCACACTTCCATTATTTGGTACCCTGGGGGAGACTTGAACTCCCAAAACCTGGTTTCTAAGACCAGTACGTATGCCATTCCGTCACCAGGGCAATATTCTATTTTGTTAGATCTACTTTCAACAATAGGAAAGTCATTAATTTTTCATCTGTCAATCCGATCCAATATGGTCTATTCTTTCCTGATCGAAATGTATGCCATTTAGTATAATCGATACCATAAGATTCACATAGAACTGATTTACAAGCTTGTGCACCAGGAGAATATGGTGAACTAAATCTTAATGCAACTGTATATCCGTATTGAAATAAGTGATGTGATTTTTTTAGTTTAACAACTTTCATATTTTTAAAATATTGGAGCTAATAATCGGACTCGAACCGATGACCTCCCACTTTGCGTGGTGCTCTACCTACTGAGCTATATCAGATAATTAAATTGGCACCCTCGGAGGTATTCGAAACCCCATCATCTGGTTCGTAGCCAGGTATTCTATCCTTTAAACTACAAGGGCAATGTTTATAACAATTTTAAATGACCACTAATTGGGTCAATGTTTTCTGGATAATCTGGACCTAATGCTAAACAAGTATAAGTTGGAACCCCATCAAATTCAGTTAATCCTGAATCTTTTATTAATTTAACATTTACACCATTATCCAATGCTTGTTGATAAATGTCAAGTAATTCTTGTTCACTATCGACCGATACACAAATCTTTGTAAATCTGCCATTTAGCCATTCTCTTACTGCTTGATTTTCGACATTAAGAGTTAAACTATCTTCATAAATTTCACCACTATAATTAAGAATTGCACCAATTGATGCATGTGCTGATTGTGCGGCGATTTTTCCTTTACGCATATTTAAGTCTTTTCTAACTACAATTACTTGTTTTGGTTCATTATTTGCCATAATATTCTCTTATTTAGCAGGATCTGCTTTTTCAGTGTCCTAGACCACTAGACGAACTCTTTATGAAAGAGTACAGGATTCGAACCTGTGTTTCCGGCTTGGAATGCAAAATTGTATGCTGCAAGGATCCTAAAATTGTTTATTTCAACTGTGATTTTTTGAAAACACGATCTAATTTAGATTCAAGTGTTTTGCAATGTTCTACGCATTTCAAGTGTTGCTCTTTTGCAGTTTTTTGCATCTGATCACAAGCACGTTTTAATACTTGAATTTCTTCATTGGTGACCTTTTCATTAGCTTCCACAGTGTCAAGACGTTGTTGTAGTTGTTCAACTGATGATGTTGAAGCACAGCCAGTTGCCAATAAAGCTAATAGTCCAATTAATACTAATTGTTTCATTTTATCTCCTAAGTTAAAAAATACAGGATGATATAGATTTGGCGGAGCCCAGGGATTCGAACCCAGTTAAGATTCCAACTAATCGGCTTCGGGGTTACATTGCTGTAATCATCCTAAATTAAACGATTATGATAATCGTGCTTTTTCAGATTCCATAAAACGTGTTCGTTTCACCAATGATAAAACGAATTCTGACTCAGCGATTGATTTGGAATCAAGATCAACTCGCAAGTTCAAGAAGTAATGAACATCGTTATGTACCAATTTAATGGAATTGAAATCAGTTACTTCCGCAGTGAATGAATTTGGAATTTGTATTGCCACATCCAATACTCGTTCAAAGTGTTTATCAGCATCATTGAAATATTGCTCAACAAATGATTTCAAGTGATGAGGAGTATTTCTTAATGTATCAGCTTTATAGTTTCTATAAGAGCTAACTGAAACTTTTACCGCTTCAATAAGGTCAGTACCATTGTATCTAGGATACTCAGCGATTAAGTTGTAAGGTTTTACTTCTTTTTCAATTACTTGCATTATCTTTTCCGATAAAAGTTAAAAATTGGCAGGGATACACGGATTCGAACCATGGATGACTGGATCAAAACCAGTTGTGTTACCACTACACCATATCCCAATTGTTCATTTTACAGGTTAGCATTTTGTTTTCCCAATTAAACTACACTAAAACGACCAACTTTAGTGCTAGGATTCGAACCTAGAACTTTCTTTTTCTGAAGAATAAAATACTTGCTGAAACTAACCTAATGGTCTATTCGCTGGTGACTAGCCTCGAATATTCTTTATTTTATTTCTATATGATCTTCAATCATATCTTTTGCTTTATGATATGATTTTTCACTCCATAATATGGAGTCTAAATTTGGAACGTGTACACCAGGAGGTGTACCTAAATTACTAATACTTATTAAGTATTCACCGGCATCAGGATAAAAGTAATTTAAAAAAGCTTGTCCATATCTATATGTTGGAATTTTTATAAGTGTAAAAGTAAAGTGAGCTTGAAACTTTTCATACTCATGTTTTGTTATTGAAAATTCTTCCATATTAATTTAATTTAATTTAGTTAAGTTAAAACAGGATACGTTTTACGGTTTTGATTAGCAGTCAAATGTATTAAGTTGCTGAATGTATCCTAAAAACTGTTTATGCTGTCTATTATACAGCGTTTTAAAACTATGTCAAGTTTTTATTTATAAACAATCGCCAATGTAAACCTATGCTGTGGACCAATAATTGATTGTGGTCTAATTGCATGTGGGATGTTAGCATCAAATACTATTAATCGCCCAGGTGTATATGGTGATGTGTATTGAACTTCTTTATTATCCTCGGTGTAAAACTGTGTTTCACCGTGCCAACCATCTTGCCAATCTAAATTTACATAATATAACAATACTTTGTTTTGTTGATGAATATGTGTGAAATTCACGTCGCTCGGTGTTGAACAATTAACTATGCATTGATGTATAGTTAACCCCTCTATCATATCAGCAACTGGACTGTCCATAATATATTTCATAATACCAAGATTATCCAAATCTTTTTGAGAGAATACAGAATGAAAAAAGTAATCATTTGCTTTTTTATCAGGTTGATTTGTATCGGACCACCCTATTCTGAATAGGGAGTTTCTACAAAAATCATACGCACTTGTTCTGAAATCCATCGGAAATATATTATCAAGAACTTCTATTTTTTTATTATTTTCTAAAATTAATGATTTATGTTTCATTTTTTCCTTAATTAATGATATATATCATTGTTATAAAACTATGTCAAGTTTTTTTAATTTGGAGTCAAGGTCGGATTTTCACCGAATTTTTAGGCTATGTGCCTAACGTGTTCATTACTATGTAATTGTTACACTACCCGGACATAAAATTGTGCTTATGTTCCATTTGCAATTAGAACTCTAGTTGTAGTTTGAGAGGCATCGTATCAGAGTCGAGAGGCACTTACCTACCATAGCATAAAGCGATGCTATGCATTTTGGCGGTCTGTACGGAATTCGAATCCGTGATGCCACCGTGACAGGGTGGAGTGATTACCGCTTCACTAACAGACCATAAATAATTAAGTGTCCAACAATTCACAACACTTTGGAGACCCCTACCAGCCTCGTTTTTATCCGGTGAGCCGTAAAACCCCGAACTTCAGGTCGGGGATGTAAGGCGAATTATACTAATAAAAATTGCAGTTGTCAACCAATTCGTAATAAATACCTAATGCAAAACCTGAAATACAAATACCGGTTATATCCCAATAACTCACAAATCGAATCACTGAAACAAGTGATCGGTTCTAATCGGTATGTCTGGAATTATTTCTTGCAAAAAGAAACTGAACAATACCAGATAAATCAAACATTTAGGTTTTTCAATAAAAATAGCAAGGATCTTACTAGTTTGAAAAAAGCTACCGAATGGTTGAAAACTCCACCATCTACCAGCTTACAACAAACTATCAGATACCTAGACACAGCACTGAAAGCTAGTTTTAAAAAGAATGCAAAAGCTAGAAAAGGATTCCCAAAG